CGAGCACTGGAACGGTGTAGATGCCCGCTGGTTGTCCAGATCCGGGACTGACAGTCGTCACGTATAGCACTGTGCCGTTATTGCCGAGCGCGATGATGTTGTACAGGCTGTAGTAGGGAACGCGGATCTGCTTCTGTGTCAGCAGAGGCGGATACGGCACTGTTGCCGTCCATGCCGCCGTCGCCGCCGCGTCGCCAGTGATCGTGTTCTGCCCCGGGGTTACGGTGATCGCCCCCGGGCTCAGAAATCCGTTTGCGGTTCCCCCAAGAAGACCGGTAGCAAGCCAGCCGCCCGTCTGAAGCTGAAAGCTCCATACACGCTCGTCCTGAATTAATTGCAGCGCTTCGTTTATTTTTGTGCGAACAAGTCCGAAGTTCGTCCCGGGGACGCCAAGTAATTCTTGGGTCATGTTGACGAGGGCCATTAGAGCACCCCCGCAAATGTAAAATAGGAAGGTGCGGCTACCCGCTGCATAATCTCTGTTGCGGAGAGACTATGAAACGCCACATGCCGAGGCATGCGGTCGAGCAGCCGCTTGACCCATCCTATCGCATCATTGCTCTTTCTCAAGGCAAGGACGCGCTGGTTAGTACGCGCCATTACGAGAAACTCATACAGTGGAACTGGTCCGCCGAGATCGATAGAAAAGGCCGAACCTTTTATGCCGTCCGAAGGCAGATTATTAACGGGAAATCTACTCGGATTCTGATGCATCGCTTTATTCTTAACGACTACACGTCTCCACATATTGACCATCAGAATGGCAACGGTCTTGATAACCGAGACGGAAATATACGCGCGGCCACTATCTCTCAGAACGGTGCAAATTGCCCTAAGCGATCCCACAATACGACTGGATATAAGGGCGTAGTGCGGCACGGCAAGAAGTTCATTTCCTCGATTACTGTGATGGGGCGGAAGATACGATCTTCTCCATTTCTGACAGCCGAAGAAGCCGCGCAAGACTACGACAAGCAGGCGCTTCGATATTTCGAAGAATTTGCGCAACTAAATTTCCCTTCCGTTTAGCTAAAAACGCCTCTTGCGGAGTTACCCCCGCAAGAGGCGTCGCTAGTTGTCCTTCCGGGAGAAAAGACGGCTCTTTGTCGAATATGCCGACAAATCTTGTTTAGAACTGTCCGACGAACGCCGATACGACAAAAGTCTTGGCCGATAAATCTGTGCCGTTGATCGGTGCCGCCGTGCCCACCGTGAAATAGAACGCTTTCCATGTTGCGCGCGGCCCAGCCGACAGGTAAGGAAACGCGACCATGAACGTTGTTCCATCTGTAGATGAACCAGACAACACGCAGTCGATGTAGTAGTTCGACAGCGCAAGCGTAATGACATCCGCCGTTGCTGCCGAGTTGGTCGGAGCAGTTGGCCCTGCTCCGGTACCGACGAAAATGGCGCGTTTGCCGACAAAGTCGGGATACAACTGGGCCGCAGCCGCGCCAAATCCGAGTGACGTGAGGTTCATGATCGCTCTCCTTAGCCTTGGAACGCCGGACCAGTAAGTTCCGTACGGCAGAGGCTGGCAGCAACAGGGGCCTGTGACGCAATGCCCACAGTTGCGGTGGTTGGCGCTGCCGCCGTCGTCGTCAGACCTGTACTGAGGATCTGAACTGCCGCACCGACCGTTGTAACTGCCGCCGCATCGAGGTAGACGCTCGCATCACCCTCTTCCTGTACGAAAGCAAACACGCCGGACGTCAGCGATTGGCCTGCGGTGACCGGGCAAAGGAATACGACTTTGCGCGGCTGCTGGAGACCGAGGTAGTTGTTCGCCTGATCGCCTGTGGTGACGTAGTTGACTGCGCTTGAATAGCTGCCACCGGCAAGGCTGCGGATCAGGCCGATGGAGCCGGTCTTGATATTCGCAAGCGTTGCGCCGGAGTCAATCTGCACGAAGCGATACCGGCCCTCGTGTAGCGTGCTGACGCTCGTCTTCGACAGACTGAGGGCTTCGCCTTCGGTCAGATCGAAATAATCTCCGACGTTCAGGCCACCGGCCATAAACGGCAGGCCAGTGCGCGAATCGGTCAGCCCGCTTGGAGAAGTGAGCGTGCCCCCGTTGAGGGCTATCCATGTGGGTAGAATTTGCTGATTTGGCATCGATTCTTCTCCTTATGCCGTGAAGCCGAATGCGTACGCGTTGTGACGCGGCTGGACGTTGTACAGATTGATGCCGAGGCGCATGAACAGCGCGTCGATAGACACGTTGTTCGGCATTGGCGCGCGGCGCAGACCGAAGTTCCAGCCCTTCTTATTGGTCGGGCGGATTTTGAAGCTCTCTGGCTCCAAGAAGTACAGAACTTCGGAGGCTTGAATTGTGGTGTTCGACGGCAGGCCGGAACCGGTCGGCGATACGGTGACGTTCGCGCCAGCGCTGTTGACAAATTGCGGTGTCGTGAAAGAGGCCGTCTGCGTGCTGCCGCCAACGCCGTCTGCGAGGTTCGTGTTGCTGCCGCTGCCGCTGCTGTTCGGCGCAAGCTCCAGATAATTGCCAGCGCTTGCGGACGGAGCCAGCGGGTCGGCGTAGATGTCCACGCCGTTGAAGTTGAGTCCGTCCCACTTGATGTCGTGGCGCGTATTCGACACATCACGGCGCTGCGCGTCAAGCGCGATGGCGATTGCCGTAAAGCCGATCACATTGGTGATTCCGAGTGATGGGTTACCACCCGTGATCTTGCACTGCTGCCACAGCTTCATGAGAACAGCGAAGTCAATCTGCCCCGGCGCGCCCGCAGAGGTACCGCAGTAGAGAGGCGTAGAATTCAGCGCGGTACCGATATTGCCGTTGCGCGCCTGCCCGCCGTACTGAATGTACCGGTTGCCGAACACTGAAGGGTCGATGCCGTTATTGAGCGCCTCGTCAAGACCGTTGATGGTCTTGTAACGGTTGTCTGTCACGAAGGGCGCGTTGGCTGGCTGGCCGTGACGGAAGGAGTCCATTTCCTGCATGGTGTTCATGGTCATAACCATGGTCTCCATGTAGAGCTGGTACTCATCTACGATCCGAGAAGGACCGGAGTTGATCACGCCGCCGTTGCCGGAGCCGTCATCCATTTCCCAGTCGTCCAGCGGATACCATGTGGCATATGCCTTCGGCAGGAACTTGATGCCGGTGTTGATCTGCTGACGCGTAACGGTGACGGTCTGGCCCGGATTCACCGCAGCACCCTGCGTGCGTCCGTAGAGAATGCCTTCCATCATGCCCGCGCCGCCGAGGAACTCGTCCCAGACGCCTGCTCTGCGGAGCTTCGCCTGAAACGGAGTATCGACGAAGAGGTTATTGAAAACCACGTTGCGCCGAACACTCTCTAGGTTACTGGCTTCTATCTCGTTGTACAGAGGATCTGTCGGAGGCATGTCTCATGTCCTTTCAGCCGAAGCTGTCTTTCTATCAACCAGCAGCGGACTACTGGCTTGTTACACAGGTTCCGCGACTTCACTGTGAATTGCCGTCCGCGTCGCCATCCTGCGTTGTTCTGTATTCAGGTTCAGCGGATCAGGTCTCTCATTTGAGCGAACCGCGCGGGTCAGCTCACTAAATCTGCTCGCCTGCGGAATCCGAACATCCGGATTGCTCGACGATCTTTCAGCAAACTCGCGGCTCTGCGCAGCGAGTTTTTCGTTGAACTCTTTTTCCTTCGCGGCAAGCTGCTCTTCGAACGGCTTGGTGGCTTCTGCGGCAATGCGTGCATGCTCTTCCGCTTTTACCTTGTCGGCGATTTCCTGCCGCTTTTCTGCAAACCTGAACTGCCTCTCCGCGAATGTCTTCGGATCAAGGCGAAGCTTTTCAGCTTCAGCTACTAGCTGCGACGGCATGATTGGCATCGGCGCGCCATACAGCTTCTGGTACTCGTACTGCACGTCGTTCAGAACCGCCAAACGATCACCTGCCTGCGCGGCCATTTGCTCGGGAGTCATGAATGTCGGACTCCCCGGCGTGCCGTTCCCCGCACCACCCGGAACGAAGCGCCCGTTTGCATCGCGCTGCGGATCAGGAGGCGTTGGATTGTTCGGGAGTACAAAAGCTGGCGTGTCCGCTGGCAGGAAACCTGCTTCCCTTGCTCCCGCAATCTGCGTCTCAAGGAATGCGGCCTTGGCTTCTGCATTCGCCTTTTTGATCTCCAGATCTTTCTTCGCTTGCTCCCATCCGGTCAGCGCCGGAGTGATTTTTTCTTCGTAGAAGCGAACGTTCCCGAGTCTCTCGGCTTCCGCCTGCTCCTTAGCGGCCTTGGCCGCTTCGAACGCTGCCTGCGCCTTTGTAAGTTCGGCGGCGGCATTCTGTTTTTCTGTTTCTGCCTTGGCGAGCGCATCGACACCGATCTTCTTCTCGTTTTCGGCTGAGTCGAGTACGCTCTTCAAACCCGTAGTGACCTTGGCATCGAGCGACGCGATTTGGTCGTCCGTCATTCCCGATGCTTTAAGGACTTCGTGAACAGTTGGCATATCGTTTCTATCTCCCGGAGTTGATGGTTAGTACGACGGCTGCTGACCTAGCGAAGTCGGCTGCTGTGGACTTACGAGGGCTGTCTGCGCTTCTTGAATTCCTGCTGCGACCTTTTCCATACCGGAAGCGAGCCGAGGATCGGCTGCTGACATCTGCTTGGCGGTCTGGTACCAGCGCGCAAGCAACATCTGCAAATCACTGGCTTGGTCTTGGGATGGAGCGCTCGACTGAGACTGAGAGGGATCGCCGCCCCCCTGAGGAGCGGCGTTCGGATCTTGCTGAGGCGTCGGTGTCGGAGAAGTTGCCATTTATATGCCAGCTCTCCTACGCCTTGATCATCGATGACTTGCCGCCGCCGATTGCCTTGCCACCGGCCTTCTTGATATGGGCCTTACCGCCGCCCTTCTTCGCGGAAGCCTTCTTTTCCTTCTTTTCCTTTGCCATACCGGAGATCTCCTTTTTGAGACAAATGAAAAGGCTCAAGCCTTTTCAGACTTGAGCCGTCACTTATTCCCATTAGGAGGGCACGCGCTCGTGGATTCAAATGAGAAAGTAAGCGTAAATAGTTTTGATGTCAAGCATTTTTAATATTTTTCTTAATAAATGCGCTGATACTGCGCGATTATGCCCTATAAAGCAATCGATTTTAGTCCAAGAATGCCACGAATGCTGTCGCGCTGGTCTCCATTTACTTTCGTGTGCATCTCGATGTTAATTGCTTGAACGGAGCCTCCGTTGTACAAGATGATCAACTTACAGTTGGTCTTCAGCGCTCTCAGGAGATCGCTTACTTCGGCTATGTCGCACTTCGGATCGACGGTAGCCTCTGTTTCAAAGTAGTCTTTCTGCGTGCTGATTTTTATAGCCAATCGCTTTTTCCTTTCTCCCGGTTATGACTTGCGGACAAATCGTCCAGATTTTGGATCATTCGCAACGTGATTTCCACGTCGCCTTATGGTTTCTGTGAATTCCTGTTTATGCTCTGCATGCCATTTACGGAGGCTTTCCGCAGTTTTTGCTTTGGTTTCTTTAGTTTGGATATAGGCGCGTTTCCCTTGTCTGGATATGCTCATACGTGCACGCACCTCAGGAGTCATCGCACGTTTTACGGCGGCAGATAGAACAGCTTTATGCTCATCAGACAAGGGGATTCCGGATCGAGACTTATTGAAAACCGCGAGCCGAGCGGACACGTATGGTCGCTTCTTCCCACGGTTTCCAGCGGCAATCGCCGCTCGATGGGCAGCAGACATTGGACCCCTCTTTTTACCTGTCAGCGCGAGGCTAAGCGCCCTTCTGTATTCCTCGGTGCATCGATATCCACGTTCGCCGCCATCGGTAAAATTTATCAATCTAGCCCCGTTGGCTTTGTAATGCGCTATCCATCTCCTTTCTGCTTCTCCAGACAACTCCTCATCTACATCCTCAACGATCTCCATCTGCGGTCGAAGTTTTGACCGTTTCAGACTTTCTACCCAATTTCGGAGATGAACTGTGTGGGGATAGTTGATTTCGTTGTGAAGGCGCTTAACCGGAAAGCGAGTGAGCCCGACGTACCGGACGTCCCCGGTAGTAGGGTCTTTTAAGATGTATATTTTCACTACGCTCATTAGCTTTCCGTTATTACAGTTCTTGGTGTACCGCCTGCTGCTCCTTTGGATTTAATTTCGGGGGGTTTTTGGCCTGAAGGAGGACGACCGCCCGGATGAGGCTTGTTCTCGCTTCCTATTCCGCCAGCAGGAGGTGCACCGCCTCCACCGCCTCCACCGCCACCGCCTCCGGGAGCGCCTCCTCCGCCCGGGGCTCCGCCTCCGCCGCCATCGGGCGGCGCTCCGGGAGGTTGCAGCCCGAGCTGTTGCATAAGCTGTTGTGCTTGAGCGGCAGCGACAAGCTTCATTTTTTGGAGTTCAATCTCCTCGTTGTACCATTTCTCGCGCTCAGTGTCGCCCGGGACTTCTCCGTAGTTCGGGATGTCTAGGTTCTTCATTACAGTGCTCCACGAGATCGGAGCGCCTGTGCGCTTAAGCTGCAACATCATAAGTTGGCGTTGCATCTGTGTGATCCTCAGCAACGTACTCGGAACCGATGTCAGCCGGATCTGCCGAGCGAACCAGCGCGCACGCGTTAAAGCGTCATAACGTGAAGGTTCTTTAGGAAATTGTCCCTGAGAAAACTCGTCCGGCATATGACTCGGGACCATATCGTCTGGTTTGTAGTCAAATACCTCGCGCGCCACGCCGTCAGGTCCGACATATTCCATGATCCGGCTCGCGTTGAACCATTGCAGGATTAGGAACTTCATCCGCTGGCCGACAGCCTTATTGCCTTTCTCGATTCTCGCCGCGATGCCCTTAGCGATTGGACCAATCGATTCGAGCATTTTGTCGGCAGTGTCGTTAGCGATGTTCATCTTCATCGCCTGTAAATTGCCGAGGTCAATGAGACCAAGCTGCGCCTGTTTTGCTTCCTTCAGGTAGTCGAGAAATTTGAAATGAGCTGCGTCTACTCGAACTTCTGGAGGTAGAATCGACTGAATAACGCCGCGCGGCTCGCCGTCCACACCATACCGCACATCTTGCTCGAAGATGTCGAAGTGCTCGATCTTCGGACCACCTGTTGAGGTGTGATCGTATCCGATTGGAGGGTTGAGCGTGATCGTAATGACATCGTCGATCTTGCGCTCGATCTTACGGGTGGTCGTTTCAATGCTTGCGACGTCGCCGACGAGAGATCTGCCGAGCGGCTCCCACGCCCAATCGTCAACCGTGTACTGGACGACCGGGATCTTGCTGTCCCAGTCGTAGGCGGGGCCGTCATATATGGGCGTATCGAGCCCGGAAGACGTTATGATCAGTCGTAATGTCGGATACACGCGGCAGTCTTCCACTTCCGCAGCCCGCATGAGAGGTTGGTCATTGCGGTATCCGCCGAAGATCTGCTGACGTAGATACGGGATCTTGTAAAACCACGTCGTCCCCGGATCACCCATTGGCAACTCGTAGCCTGTGGTGTTGACCCGGAGATCGCGAACGAAAGTGTAACGGATCTCGGTGTACAGATTGCCGAATGTGCGTCCCTGATCGCCGCCGAAACGATACTTTTCAGCGTAATCAAGGCGACGTGCCTGCACCGTTGTCTTCCAATTCCGAGGTCCGACTGTCTGGAGCTTGCTTTGGAACAGCGGGAAGCGACCGTGGGCCTCAGCAATCGGCATGTAGTCATACACGGTGACCGCATACGCATCCTGCACGTCATTGCTCTTCGGGATCTGCACGGGAACTACGTCAAGTAGACCGAGTGCATCGAAAACGAGCTTGCGTTCACCCCAACCGTACTCATCGGCACGCACTTTTGGCCAGAGGTAGCCAACTCCCATGACGGAGGCGTACTGGAGGACTTTGAGAATCTGAAATGGAAAGTCTGATTCGAGGTAGATCGCTTTCGAGACCTTTGTCAGCATCTCGGCGTAGCTTTTGTACGTTGGAACGTCAGATCCGTATCCCGCGATCTCGCGAACCTCAGCGAGGGTCTCGCAAAACTTACGAATGTCGTATTTCAGCTCATTGGTGATCAGTTTTGAGCGAGATTTATCTCTAAATACCCCATTGAAGACGCGCAGATTTGCAGCGTAGTCCTTGTAACAGGACTGAGACTCAAGAAAACCCTCACCTTCCTGAATTTGCTCTTCTACCCATCCAATTCGCACGCTCGGGGGTGCTTCGAACGGCGGTACTTGCCACGAAGTAGTCGAAGGCATGTTGGCATAGTGAGGACTATCTGTAAGTACAGGCATCTTCTGCTCATTTCCGTTCTCCCCCGGATTTCTAGCAAAGCATACAACCAAAAAGAATTGACGTCTATTAATCCAGATTCTGGACTACCGACGAGTCGTCTCGTATGCCTCTGAATGAAGGAAGCTTTCACGCTTCATTTTTCTTTTATCGACCCGCTTCTCTTGGGTTTCCAAAAAATAACGCAGAAAATCACGATTCATCGCATTACTAGCGTTGGCAATTTGATTATGCATGTGACCGCGTAGATTGCGAAGAAAGCGACCCTCGATTTCCTCTCTTTCCTCGTCTTTGCGAGACTCAAGAGAGGCTTCCTGTTGCCGTATGATCGCCGAGATTAGTTCAGCCTCACGAGCGGTCCCACAAACTACCTTTTCGTGGTACGGAGGCGCTGGGAACTGCTCCGGTAAGCCCATCTTGTATAATCCCGTGATCGTGTCTAGCCAAAACACGATTTTCACTGCAAGTGCCATCGCTATCCTCCTACCAGTCGCCTACGCCTATGCGATTTGTGACACAAATTCCCTTGCTTACTTCTGTGTTTTTCTTCGGCGCAGCGTATTTTTTCTGTGCGCGCTCCGCCAGAATGTCCATATCGTGAACTGTGAAGTACGACATCGCTGCTGCGCGCACGCGATCATCATGTTGTCCGGATCTGTGCTCCATCTTAGAGCGCCCGGACGCATTGTGACGCTCTAAAGTGCGAATTTCCTCAAGTAGCCATTTCGATTGAGGCCGGTACCATCCACCATTGACGGCCTCAATGAAGCGCCCCATCAACATTGAGACGCTCCACGCGGTCGAGAAGAATCCTTGTCTGTAATTGTTCTTCTCGATGATCTTTTTCGTGTCGTATCGACGGGGATCGTGGTGATTATTGAACCCCATCATCTTCAACTGATGCTGACAAGTGTCGCCCGGGCCTTTGATCTGCTCGATGGCATACTTCATTCCGCGTGAATCAGGGCATGCAGGGCTGTAGTATGCGCCGATTGCCGCCGCAAAGGCCGTAATTTGCGCAGAGTTGAGCCGATTCGTCGTGAATTCTGCTACCTGAATATCAAACTGGTCGGCGTACTTGTTTTTTGTCACCGAAATGACCGAGCGATCTTCGTCTTCTTTACCAAGGCCGTCAGCAGTATCGATTCCGCATGAGTAGTTGTTGCCTCTAAATGGATCTTCATAGATCAGAAGCTTGTCCATCGTGGCGCGTTCATCGTTTTCATCGATTTCCATAAGCGGGACAAGCTCCCACTCGTATGTTTGCCCGCGATAGGAGTTCCATGTGAGCTGCAACACTGGTTTATCCCAGTCGAACATGCTCTCATCGTAGAAATTATCGACGATATCGTGGCCGAGAATCGCGTACGCTTGCATCGGCTTGGCGCGCTCGTTCTCTCCTGTCTTTGTATTTATGTTGTAGATATTTCCTTCAAGCTCTTTGAGGATCTCTTCTTCAAATACACTGTCGTGCTCGCCGATTAGAGACTCAAAATCATCAGCAGGCATCTGCGATGTCCACGTTTTCTGCGTGTGATTCTTGCAGGCCATGTTGTAGTTGAATTGCCAGAACCACTGCTGCTCGACCGGCATCTTATAATTCCTGCCACCCGGTACAACTCGTGAAAGATAGCCGGTATTACGTATGTAGGCTTCGCAACGCGCTACGTGGCGCTTCGTTGGCTCGTGATGGGGATCAAAGTTGTTGATCGGATGCTGATTTATCCATCCCTCTGGCGGATAGATCTCTGGGCATAACGGCCACGAGATGAAGACTGGGCGGAGACGGTGCTCGCCTTTATGCCAGTCGGCTTTCGCAGCGCGCCATGTCTCAGCAAGCCACCCTGTGCTGCCGCCTCCAGTGCCTTCCAAAACCATGAACAGGTTCGGCGTCGAGTGCATAGCGCGAAACAAGCCCTCTTCGATGGTTTTCTTTGGATCTTGAATGTCGGCCAGCTCAGAAACATGGGCAAGAGTCGGTGTCCATCCCTGCCCGAGGCCGGTGGCCTGCATGCCTGATTGGATCGACAAGATTGATCCGTTTGCAAATTGCTGCTTTGGAAGGCGCTGTGGCTTCAGCCACCATGGACATTCATCGTATGCCGTATCAAGGATTCTTTTGATGAGTTCAGAGGATTTTGTTTTGACCGACGCCATGATCGCCTGAGTGTGTGGGACGAAAAGAAGTCGATGAATAAATTTGAGAGCTGTTTGTGTTGTGATTCCAAGCTGCCGACCCTTCAGGATCAGCAACTCGATGGGGAAGCCTTGCTCATCGAATTCTTCGATGACCGAGCAATAAACTTTCTGCGATAAGCGAGGCTGGAACTTCTTAATCTGTCCGGACTCATTACAGTTTTTGCTCGCATATCCCCATATCACATAATTCCCGGTTTCTGTCTGCATGGAATATACAGGCTCTTCTCCGTCTGGCTCAATGGAGATAATCTTGTCTCTGTACGCGCGCATCGTTTGAAGAATCTTCTTCTCTAGTGTCTCGATTCTTATAGGCTTACACCATGCGGCAAATTTTGCCTTCCCCGTGATCTCGCCATTTATATGTACTGCTTTATCGGAAAATCCAACATAATCCTCGCCTTTCCCCCTTTTCCCGCTCTGGAATTTTTGCTTAAATTCAAATATCTGCATCGCCTCAATTAGGCGAGCATGCACTTTGGGATTATGCTCCCTGAATTGCGCTATCTGTGATCCGCATCCCTCTCCGTCATACATACCTCCAAGCCACGCCGCCGTTCTTATATCTGGCGGTTCATTAGGATAGAGATCGACCACCTTACGAAGATGTTTGCCGACTTTTGCTTCAATCCACGGATATCTACCTCTATCGTTTTCCCCGCTAGACCAAAGATGATTTGCAGTGCAGCGAATTACCTGTCCTGATTCCATCGTAATTTTTACGACCGGCGCGATTCGCTTGTTTACTGAAATAACTTTTGTCTTCGCAAGGCGCTCTCTATTTTGCTGCATTTTCCTGCCAGAAATACTATGAGTACGGATGCCAAGCTTTTTGTTTGACAAGAGTGGCGTCAGCTTCCAGCCGATTATTTCGTCCCCCGGTTGGATCTCTCCAATAGGCTTGAACGTGTAGTCGGCCATCCATACTGGCGCTTCGTATGGGCAGCAAACATAGGCATAATTTGATTCCCAGTACGCTGAGTCGAGACAGCAAAGTACCTGCTCATTCTCGATGAAGCGGCGAATATCATTCTTCAGCTTTTCGGTGATGTTGCCACGGAGATCGATGCGGGAGGTTTTGCTATTACTCTCAATGACCGTGATTCTGCGGATCAATGCACTGAATTCTTGCACCTCATCGAAACTGTGGCGGCGCGGAATCCATCCGTACTCTGCCTCGAACGCTTCGAGATTCCGGATAATGGTCTTCTCTGAGTACACTAGGTACCCTCCAAAGTCCCCCCGGATCGAGTTGTCGCGTTACTTCTTGTTTGAGGCAGTCAGTTGTTTTTGTCTGAGTGGAATCAGTTTCTCTTGAATCACCTCTGACGACGGGAATAGCTGTTCGAGATCATCGTCCTTGCCGAATATTTGTACGGTCTCGACCGGCTTCGCTTTGCTGACTCCATCTTCATCATCGGAATCTCTGCGGTCGTTTCCAAATATCGCCTTACCTATAAACGTTGGGCCTTTAGGCGAAGGAAGGAAACCTAAGCCCTGAAACAACATGGAGCGATCTCTTTCACCGCTTGGCAGTTGAGCATACTCAACCGTCTTCTTCATAACTTTCGCATGACCAGATAAAGCAATCACTCGCACCGCGCTAACCGAATGGGCTTGAAGTGCAACGAGAATTGATCCAACAAGGTGCCTTGGATTGACCCCAGCAGAAACCGCAATAGCCTCCCATGGCAGTCGCTCCCTATCACCTTCTCGAACGGCATCAAACTTAGACAGAAAACGTGAGATCTCGTCGTCGTTATAGAATCTCATCGCCTCAAGAACTGCGCGCAGGCCGCCTTCAGCGTTCTTGAACATTGGTGTTATCTGGGGCGTTCCCACCATCTCTTGTTCCGTCACTCCCAGCCTCTTCAGGGCTTCCAGTGTCCGATCTACTTTCTTTCTCAGCTTGGGCACGTCGCTGCTGTTCGCGGATTTGCTTTTCGCGAGGGCCGATTTCTTCTTCTTCGTCGTCGTCGTCAAGATTGAACCATTCTCCGATTGGTTTGTCGCTGGCTCCCTGAGCTTCTTTTGCCTTATCATCTTCGGTTGGTACCCTGCTCACGACAGCTTCGCGCGCATCCTCTTGTCGTCTCGGCTCCGGCGCGTATTTGCGCGCGAGTTTCTGCACGGACACATTGAGTCCGGCGAGAGAATGTGCGACCGACTCAAAAGCCGTAATTCCGCGTTCAGCCACATTGATGATCCGCTCGAATTGATCCTCAGTCAAATTCATTCAACAATTATCTCAACCGCCTCGAACGGCAAATTATCTCCGGGCGGCGCGGATGGTCGTTTTGGATCTGCGGTTGGATTGTCGCAATTCCAGCGTTCACAGGTATACCACGGAGCGAACCACCCTACTCGCACCTGATGCCAGCGGTGTCGCTTCCTGATTTGCTTGCGACACTTCCGGCAAATACGGTGTTCGCTTCGCCGTAAGAAGCGCGCAAAGATATCTCTCAGTTTTCTCACTTCTTTGCAGGCTCCGCCGCCTTTGGCTTGACGATGCACTCAGGGTCACCTTGCGCGCTCAGGTTCGGCTGGTACTTCTCGCCGCACACCTTCGTCATTTCGAGTACGACTTGCTGCACAAGCTGGGTTTTTGTTTCGAAGTCTTTTTGCGCGCGGTCGAGAATGACTTGTGATTGAGCCTGCTGGGCTGCTGCCTTGAAATAGCGGGCTACCACATCTTTCGGAACTTCTGGAGCCTTTGATGTTCCCTTATTGTCTTGCCCGAACGACAACGTAGCGACAAATAAAACAAGAGTAATTGCCTTCATGTATTCTCCCTAGTTCGCGATGGCTATTCCGCCGTTTGAGAAGGTCGGTATTACGCAGTTGAGCATTGAATTTCCGTTATATGGACGAGCTGGGACAGGAACGACAAATCGAAAGTCTTCACTGTATTCGAAACCACTACCCCACTCCGAGTCGTAACATCCATCCGTGCCGCAAATTCCGCCATTATTCTTGTCGTGTGCGGCGACGATATACTTCGCCTTAATCTTGCTCTCCAGCGCCTTCTGTTTATCTAAAATCTCTTGGAGTTTACGGTGAAGAGATTTAGCTTCTGCGGCATCTGCGTCGCTCAAGACGATTACTTTTGCTGACTGAGCAGCGCCTGCAACTGGCACCAGTAGCGCCAGCGCGATTAAGAATTTGCCAACCATTTGTTCCATACCTCCACGGTCTGGTGAAGATACCGCTCAAGATGCTCTCGGTTCATCCAGACAATAACGCGGTTCTCTCGTTCCATGGCATCAACGATACTCTGCGCGTTCGCCGGATCTGCTTGCGAAAATTTTGGGAGCCACGGAATCGTTTCCGATCCCACCATTGGCACGCCCATGCTGACGGCGTCGGCAGCGGTGATGCAGAATGTTTCACTCAAAGAGACCTGAAGAACGATATCCATACTGCCGATCAGTTCAAGAAATTCGGCGTGCTCTAGCCATTCATGCATCACAAGCTCAAAATTAGCCGCCTTAGATAGCGCAATGATGTTCTTGAGAACATTGCCGCCGCCTTGTTCCTGTCTCGTGCTGTTCATATGAAAGCGCAGCTTCCTCCCGTGAATGCGCGCATAACGTACAGCAGCAAATGCCTGCATGAGCTGATTCTTGAGAGGACGAATCGCGCCGAAGCAACCCACGTCGATTACGTGATCGTCGGGACGGCATGGACGCGGCTTGCGGAGCGGGTAGTAGTTCGGAAGGTAAGCAGCCTGTGCCAAAACATTGAAGTCATGTATGATCTGGGCTGAGTTGAAAGCAATCTCGATGTTCTGAGTGACGTACTGGTAAATCCAGTCGATTGCGTTGCCTTCATGCGCAAGAAATGGGATCTCGGAATGGATTCGAATCGTCCAGCGAACTTTCGGCCAAAGCTTTTGCAGTTCGGCTATTTTGGCTGGCGTAACCCAAACTGCCTCGATCACCACGCGATCTGGCTTATTCTCGTTTACCAGACGGTCGATGCAGTTTCCGTCGATAGCCTCGACCAGCTTCGCTCGCTTCCCTTCGGCAAGCAGCATATCGACAATGATCTGCGCTGAGGTACGGAGCCCGTTAGACGTGGGGTGGCAGGCAATATTGTTGTAGGTATGGAAGCGCTTGATGATGAATAGCGTTAGCGGAGTGTGATGCGTAATCATAGCGACGGGATCTCCTGATCCCAGTATGCACAGATTTTAATTGTGCAAAATATAAAAATTGCGGCATGCGATCCCATAAGTCGCATGCCGCCTGTCACTTTCTCCCGTCAATCCAGATTCTGGACTATTCCTGCTCCAACTGGTCACCGGTCGCCCCGCCTTCGCCGCGCTCAGGAGTGACTGCATTGACTGCGTGCGGAACAGCTTGCTGGTAGCGGCGCTGTTTCACGACTGGCTTGCCATCCCCATCCTTTGTCATCGTTGGAATTGGCTGCTCAGAGCGTTTGCGAACTTGATCAAGGCGCTCGTCGCGATCTACCTTGACTGACTCTTCCACGACCGTGCCGGGACGTTCGTCGTGCACGCCGACCGAAACCGTGGTGTCCACTTTCTCGACATCGATTCCATGAAGCTTCAGCTTTACCTGCACCTCGGCCTCGTATCCGCCTTCGTAGCAGCACATTGGCGTGAGGTTGCAATCCCGCTGGAGCTGTTTTTCGACTTGGTATAGAAGATCAGTGATGATCTCGTGACCGCTGAGTCCCTGTACTGCATTCTCGATGTTTGTCGCCACGCGGTGAATCTCCTTTAGCGATTCCTGTTCGCTTCATGCCGTCTGAAGATGGTATTTAACTTTCTGAGCGTGTCCGGATGAGGTGTCACCCCACCGGCCTTAATCATTTGGATTGTACGCCGGGAAATGTCAGCGACTTCTGCAAGCCTCTGCTCACTGAACATTTTATCCTTCATGAACTTCTTTAGCCGCACGGCGAGTTCTTCCCGCTCCTTGATGTCGGCTGCGGTAGGCTTTGGTCTAGCCATCTAGCTTCAGGACCTCTGTGTAATTGATTCAGACATATCCTACGCTAATTATGCGCTTCGTCAAATCGTTTTTAGATCTGCTACTTTTTTGCAGCACGACTTCGCCGGTCGCCGAGGCACTCTTTACATAAGGTCTTCCCGGTCTCAGGCGGGTTCTTACCACAATCCTGACAGAGATTCCGGATCTTTAGGCGCGCTTTGCGTTTGCGCAAGCAGTCCCTTATCTGGGTCTGCCGTTCTGCTGGAGTTTTCATCGATCATCCCCAGATAAATCGCCACATCTTATACAGAACTACGATCACGAATGAACCGACAGAAAACAAGAATATCGCAGCTGCTAGGTATAACAAACCGGCGAATACGTACCGGGTCACGAGCACGGCGGCACTTGTTTTCTCTTGCGGGAATGACATCACAATTGCCAAAATCGCAGTTTTCCTGATTTTTTAGGTACGTTAAACCATTGAATCCTCCCACTTTAGAATATACGAGTCAATGCTTTTATAGGCATCTGTGGAAAACAGGTATACAATTAGGCAACTCGGCTGTGGAAAGCACCATCCGAGAGGGCAAAACCCCTATTTTGGGGCCGGGAGAAAAACATAATGGCAAGTCGCGCCTATGGTCTATTGCCATCCGCAGATCTCGAAACTCTGCGCGGGTGGGAGAAGCTTGAACCTCAGGAACAAACCTCTTTACGAGTTGAATATCGGGCCATCGCTGACGCGCTCCACGCTGAAGGTAAATCTCGCCTTGCGATTGGACAGCATCTTCTGCGGGCGCAGGAGATCTTGGCACCAAAAAGACTCTTCGTGCGTTTTCTGAAGCGATCCTTCCACATGAGCCGCTCGACCGCTTTCAACTACATCAATCTCTATAAGGCGGCTACCGAGTACGCCCCAAAAAAGGTGATCGACATCGCCCTCAGTAGAAACTACCGGGCTGTCAATAAGCCCAACATCTTCAAGACGTATCGTCCCCCGAAAACAAACGACACCGCGAAGATTATCCAGTATCTGGATGGTCTCGAAAAGAAGAAACAGAAGGTCATCAGCGTGCACCACACGCCGGAGGTCCTCATGAAGCGCGCTCTTCACGCGGTCGAGATCAGCTTGAATAGAGTTCCGAAACAGGAACGTCGCAACTGGGTGCGATCTCTGATTGGAATGGAGATGACGAAATTCGGGGTAGGAGCCGATATCGATCCCATTCCTGTTCCGGACAGTTTTGAAGTTAAGCGAGGCAGGCCGTCAACGAAGAAAGCGGCTTAGCTGCCTGACGAGTGCCCGGGCGCGGACCTCGTTTCCGGGCACTCATGATTTTGATCCTCTCATAAAGTTCAGCGGGCGACAGCGACGGCTTGTGCAAAAGCGCGTCTGCGCCATGGACAAAGCCGTTCATCTTGCGTGCGTCTCCGATCAAAATCATTGGCACAGACGATTTGAGGTTCTTCAGTCTCAAGATTAAGTCGCTGCCGTTCATCTTCGGCATGAACATGTCGCAGAGAACAAGATCCACAGCATTGTCCGCAAAAAGAGAGATGGCATCATCTGGGATAGGCGTTGAAAATACGTAATAGCCGTGCGTTCGTAATGTAAATGCTAACGTAGAAAGTTCCTGCTCATCATCATCGATACAGAGAATACGCTTTTTTGCTCTCATCTGAACCTCGCGAATTCGCCGTGAAGTGCGGCGGCAGCACATTTGTAGGCTTCATGCGCGCCTTCTGGAGTCTCAAAGCTTCCAAGATGGGTTTGTTTACGATCAAGCCAGATGACCGCTTGCCATTTGTTGATCTTGCGATTAAATCTTACACCTTTATATCCGCACGCATTATTCCGATGAATCTGTCGGTTGCACATGTTCTCCGCGTGTGTTGCTACGCGCAAATTAGATCGGCTATTATTGAGCGTCTCGTTGGAACGAATATGATCAACCTCGCGCGGATCGCCAAACTTTAGACCTAGAATCTCTCGATGCATGTAAATTGCGGTCCTGCGACCATCCTTAAGGGAACTATTTCTTAAAGCATAAAATGTATTCGTTGACTTAACGAGTTTAGCGCGCCAGTTCCATTGAGACAGCCACATATAATCGGAGTCATTGACGATGGTTAACATTCCTCTTGTTAAAGAAATAAGCCTGCAATAAACACCATCAACCTTAAATGGCTTGGCTCCATCAAAATCGATTCTCGGTCTTGCTTTGGCCATCTAAGTTTTTTGCACCTTTGTCGATCTCCTGATCCATCCACTCATCAAGACGAGACTTTTTAAAGCGCCAGCGGTTACCCATCTTAAATGCAGGCACCGCACGTTCAGTTGCGTATTTGTAGAGTGTGTCAGGACTGATGCCAAGATACTCTGCGGCAGCGCGAATGTCCATCACTTCTCGGGTCGTCATTTTCTTGCCTCGAACTCAATACGTTTTGTGTCGTATCCGATCATCAGCGGATGCCGGGGATGTCCATCTTTCCGGTAGCCGAGACACGACATTGGAACTTCAGGCATACGCTCTTCGATCAACTTCATCACTTCGGCGATCCGAATGTCGATCTCTGGCGCATGCTGTGCGCAACCCCACGCGCACACCAGCTCACGCGCCTCACCGAGGCTCTTGAGTATCCAGTAGTCGTTCATGGGACCGACAGCACTGGCCCCCATGCGCGTTACCGCACGAGGGTCAGTGTTCCGTACTGCATAGAGATTGAGAATGATCAGCCTGCCGAATCCCCATCGTTTCGAGAACCCGATAGCCTTTCTTATCGTTGGGTCATTGAGTTCAGCGGTAGCGGTACTCGGGTTGAATAGCAGCCATGCGATGCATTGACCATCAGCCCAATTGCGTGTCAACGTGTATCGATAGACGTCGCAAGGTGAAAACTCTGCCTTGTCTTCAACAATTCCATCGATTCTGTCGAACGGTCCGTTCACCTAGTACCACCAGTAGTCCAGTTTCGAGATTTTTACGTTCCACGCTTGAGCTGATGGCAATGATCCCAATTGAATTTGTGGGAGAGCGCCAATCGACCAGTTTGTATCAGTCGCAGGCATATTTTGCAGTGCCAGCGGGATCTCGTACCTCACACTGTTAAGCTCATAGGTCACGACCGAACAGATATTCTTCACTGCGTTCCACGAGTAGTCGATTCGAACGTTATAGTTTGTTTCGCGCTGAATCGGCCCGGTCATGATCTTTGTATTTGTCCAGTTACCGATATCGATCTGGCCGGTAGTTGCATGCCGCTGGAGTGACAGATTAAACTTGCGCCGTTTTCCGTCTGCGCACTGCGAGATAAGAATCGTGTCGGTTTCGAAAACATTCATACCTCTCAAGTCGCCGCCGAAAATCGCCGAGTACGACAGTGAGAATTTCCCGCTGGTAGACTTGATCGGTCGAGGATGAGCCCCCCACAGCCAAGCTGGATACTTTCCTTGCTGAGTAGTACCAGCAGTGTTCAAGAGAAGTCCCTGATTCACTGTATCGGGTACGATCTGGTAGCTGTAGTGGGCCGGATCTACGCCGCCGATATTGGAACCATCAGATTGGACGTGAATGATCGGTGGCTCGATTAGGTGAATGTTCGGATCGATGAACATGATGACCCTCGCTTAACTTTTAGTTGAGCGTTCGTTTGACTCTTGAGCCACACCTGCGCATTCAGCGCCGTGAGAATGACCCTCAGGAGATATTCGGCATTAGTCTCTTTTTGGCACATTCCGTACTCCGATTAGTCTCATAATAAAAAAGATTAAGAGATATCCGGAGATGCACGCAAGACCCATGAGCGTGACGAAGATCAGAGCGACGATCATAATCAGAGCCAGTACGTTAAGCATGATGTCGCATTCTCTTTTTACCTTCTGGAATATGGACTTGGAGCGACCGAAGGAATCGGCTTATGGTATTTCGATGCACGCCGATCTCTTCAGCAAGAGCGCATTGATTGTTTCCGTTCCGTTTGAGATCCTCGTAGAGCCATGCGCGCCGGAACTCGTTACATGCTTCTTGATACGGCACATGATTCTCTACGCACGCTACGACGAATTGAGAGAGAGGGGATTGGTTCATTTATTTCTTCCTTTCCCGCGCGGACCTCGACGACGATCTGTGATATCTACTCCGGGCAATTTTGCTGTGATAAGCGCTGGTTCTAGCGCTTGACCCGTTGCGGTTCCCTGTCTTTCGAGATCTTGCTGCACGATGAGTCTATGCAGATTGGTTTTGATGCGCTCCATCGCTTCGCATGCAGCAGCGTGGTCTGCCAGCAGGATCGGCACCGCAGCTTCAAGCATGACGTGGCCTGTACGTACATGACCGTCATTAGTGTGTATCAAAAAAGCTTCCGTGAATTTTACTTCTGACATACCCTCCACCTTCCTCTACATCCTCGAAACGTGCCTGTTTTAGTTGCGCTCTCCCCTAGAGGGTCACTGCTTGGCTTGCAAGGCTTTCATCTGCGCACGAAGATCAGAAATACACTCAAGCAATTTCTCTTCAACTTCCATGCTTTTCTGCCTGTCGTATAGTAACTCCTGCCATTCCTTCTCTGTGACTACGTGGAGGTCGGGAGCGCAGTGATCAGGCGGAGGCATAGTGCAAACCCAGAAGCATCCACTGGCATCACAGGGAGCAGGGCCGCAATTCCCCGGCCAGTGCTCAACATGCTCATACTTCTGGCACTTCAGGGGTGCCACTTTTGGGACTGGCAGTTGACCAGCATACACGCTTCCGCTGGAACCATAGTTCTTGTTTAACTCGGTATGCGGTTGCTGCCCCGCACACGCTATCCCAATCCCAAGAACTATCCATGCCAACATCTTCACGGTTTGCACCATTGCTCAACGAACCTTTCTGCATCAGAAAATGAATTCCATTCCGACTCTGGAGTGACGATGGTCGCGTTTCTATCGAAGTGCCAGTTATTGACGTCCGCATGATAGACCCAACCATTGTTCGAACGCTCGATATGGCCGCACCCATAATCGCGCCCCTGATACGTGAACAGGTAGTAGAGAGTATCCTCACTCATCCAGACTTTGCGGGTGTGCTGCACGACGTCGGGGCTAACGACTGGCTTGCTGCACCCCACCAGCAAGGCAATCCCCAGAACTGCGGCGAGAAGTTTCATGGCTTGCACCAACTTTCTACGTAATCATTTGCTGCCTCTCGCGTGTGATAGAGAAGAGGCCCCTTGCCGCCATATCCATACACCGCAGCTATCCATGAATTCTCTAATCCTTCATCGATATTATTTTTGAAGACGTAGCCGCACATATTGGAAGAGGTTTGGGTCCCCTCATCATCGCCATCTTTGAAGACCCTCTGATCGCGAGGGGCGTGAAGATACCAATCGGTTCGATTAGCGCTAACCTCTACCCGAACGGTTCCAGTATGAGCATGAGGGCCTGCTCTGCACCCACTCATCATCACCGCCATCCCCAGAACTGCCAGAGCGAGTTTCATGGCCTCACCATCCAAACCAAAATCTCAAAACTCCTAGGAGCCTGCTGCAAATTCATCACACGCCAGCCATCGACCTCAAGCGCCTGAACCTGCTTCCCCCAGTCCTTCGCGAAGCTGAATCCCTGCTGCTCAATCTTCTCGACTTTATATTCTCTTGCCGCCATCAATCCCCCTTCCCAAGTCGTCTGCCCCGGAACATCTTCTGGATAATCCAAGGAGCGAGAGACTTGCTCGTCCATGTGCGCAGAAAATCTTCGATCATTATTCCTATCGCGGCTCCGAGGCATATTCCACAAGCGAATACCAGCATGAAGGCGATGATGTCTAAATCGTGCTTGATTGGGCTCATTTCTCCCTCACTCGTCTGCCCCTGTTGAAGGCTTCGAGAACTGCGGCATTGAACTTCTCAAGCCCCACCGAGTAGCGTTTCGGGTCGAGCATCAAATCCTCAATCTGAGGCGGTATCTCCGGCTCTGGGGCGGCGAACATGCGGCGTTGCCATTCAACGATAATGGTGGCCGTGGAAGCGTCGGTGATTGCGTTGGTGCCGTACTGAATGCTTACCGATCTAGCCAGCTCCGACATAGCTTTGTTCTGCTCAGGTGTCGGCACAATCGGATTCTTAGAGAGCCAGCGGAGAGCGGCTTCTATAGTAATCTTCTGAATGATTGCCATCTGACGATCCGAAATGGTGGAAGGGATGGAACTACAAACTCGAATTTCCTGATCTGCCGCCGTCAGCATCCCCTCCGGCACCACATATTTCCTGTTCTCACTCATCGCGACTTTCTCCAGATCACAAGCACTGCTGCTACAACGATACCGACGATCAACCAGACGACCGGCCATGGAATTCTAAATGCTACCCACATGATTCTGTCTCCTCAATTCGTTGCCGTGCGTCGGCCCACGCTTCTTCTTTTGTAGCCTTCCAGCTCGAAAGACCCATCCAGTCGTTGTACTTGATACAAAATTTCAGCTCGGGAACAAGCGGCCAAGATTCTGGATACGGCGCGCAGTAAGCGTTCGGGTACTTCGCTTTGACGATCTGTTCGTCGGTTTTTCCTTCGGCTTTTCGCTTCTTCTTTGTTGCCGCATCGCAATCGTCTGCTTTTTTGATAAGAAGTTTTGCAAGGTTGCGCGCCTGATTTGGAGAAAACACGATGTGGCCAACCCCGTTCTCATCTGGCTGAAGATCAGGATGGTTGACGATAACCTCGCGCATGTCTGGCGTGCAGCCTACTTCGAGGGCTCCAGTAATCTTATCTGGCATGGGACTCCTGTGGGGATGGCTGTGTGGCCCTCTCGTAAGTGGCTTCTCCAGTTTTAGGCGAGTAAGTGATGGTGCCGAGAGTCCTTGCACCGACTAGCAGCGGGTCCACTTTCGCTCCAACATACTCTTGCGCAACTCTTCTGGGTCGATGCTGAAAGAGCGTAACTCTGCATCTAATTCGGCGTCAGTCATTCGTTCTTCTGGTATCTGGCTCATCTCTCCCCTCCCCCGATCCTTTTAGCAGCGTCTTCCCATGCTTCGGATTCAGTGTCGCCGCCCCCTATGGCCACGTCGTTCCGTTATTCTCCAGTCCACAAAGTCCAGCCTTCTTCCATCTCTCGCCAACCTCCCCAGTGCTTCGCGCTTGCCTTGGGATACTTCTCTTTCACCTTTTCCTCTGCTGTCACTTGCTCTCACCTCCCTGCGTCTGGCGCGTGTTCCATGCTGCGATGGCATCTTTTCTATGCCGCATCAGAGCCGTAGAGTAACCGCAACACCTGACTTTGTAGCCGTAGATGCGCTGATCAGAATCCGCCAATGCCAATATCTCTAGTCTAAATGTGCACGCTCGACATGGCTTCAACTCGTTCATCCTTGTTCTCCCTGCGTGGACCTCTCGGCTCGCTCCTCGTCATGCTTGACCGAAAAGAACAAAGGTCCAAACCACCACACTTTATGCCAATATCCCTTCGACGGCTGATTGAGGCCATCGCTGCCCATGAAAGACAGTAGGCGGTTATTCTCGGTCCAACGTCCTACTCGCAATGTGAATGACTTGTGCTGAAAATAATTCATCCCTGTTCTCCCTTGGGCTGCAATTGCTGGTCTGGCGTGATTCCCGCTTTTGAGCACAGATCAACAATGGCTGCAAACTGCTTGCCTCGTGCGTCCTTCTGCTTTGTGCCACAGCCGTGGATTGCGAACAGCAGAATCTCGCGGAGAATTCCATCCTTCTGTGCCACCTCTGCGGCGTGGTCGGCGATGCGCTGCTGTGCAAACTTGTAGCGGTCGTAAATATCAAAAGCTGGATTCAGGTAATCCGGTATCTGTCTCTCGACGCCCATTTGTGCCCCCTATTTCATGCCGCGTTTTAGTTCTGCGAGAATTGCTTGTTCACGGGCGAGAATGCGCTGAACCCTGCACTGAAACTTAGAGTTATCTATGGCAATGGTCTCGCAGTCGTCAATCGTGGCGTCATCTGGGTCAGCATCAATTCCAGCCCACATATGCAAATCGTCACGATGGATCACGGGAGCTAGCGATTCAAGCAACCCGCATTCTTCCTCAACCTGCCGGATCTGCTCAAGCCGTTCGCGGGTGAAGGCTGCGGCTGCGGACCAATCTGGAAACTCCTCGGCATTCACCACAATACTCGCGCAGTAATCAGATAAGTGCAGAGCCGCCGCTCCCGTGTGTACTCGCTCCCAATGCTCCCGAACAAACTCCTCGTCGCTTGCCATCTCCGCTCTCCTCTGTGTTACCCCTACTTCAACATTGCCCCGCGTTTCGCTTCCTCAATGGCCTCGCCAGCCGTCGTGTGCTCAGAATCACGCCAGTAGCCGTCATAGGCATAGCAGCCGTTCGGAGCAGTGACAGTGATGTAACCAGTTTTCGTGATCGCGCTTGCGCTCAACACAAATAGCGTGCTTCTTGAACGTGGTCACAATCTCCCCGTCAACTTCTGGCCAGCGCGTTGCCATCATGCGGCTCCTCTGTGTTACCCCTGCTCCTGCGTGGTTTGTTGGGCAGCGATCTCCATCGCCCAAACGTTGCTCCTTGCCATAAATCCGCAGTGCTCGCAGCGCCACATAAAGTCTCTCGCGGGATCATCGGGGCAAGTGTCCACCCAGCTTTTCTGAGAGCACTTAGGACATTCAGCTTTCGACTGAATAACCAACAGTTTTGCCATGCTCAACATCCCCTCTTCGGATACTCGACCACCCTCGGATCGTCTGGGTAAGCAAAGGTGTAGGGTTGGGCGTCGATGCTTGATTCAAACCAGTCCCATGCTGGATACAAGCGGCCTTTGAACTCGATGTAGGCTTCCATGTGATTCCTCCTCTGTGTTGCCCCTACTTGCCGTAAATGATCCAAGTCGTTTGCACACGCAGGAACGAAGGCTCCCAACAGTTGTGCATGTCAGGCTGAGTCACTATCCAGCCTTCGGTTACCGATCCATCTGTGTCGAACTTTTGGCCGCGTTTGGCGCTGCTCAACCAATCACGCACGAACGTGAATAGCTTCGGAAGCGTGTCTAGGGGATAAGGCAGCGGCGAGAAGTCGCCATCAGTCTTGTGCGCAAACTCTATCCACGCGAAACCCTTGTCGGTTTCTCCAACGCGGAATCCCTTAGCTCCACTTCGATTCCACGGCAGAACTATGCTGATTGCCGCCTGAAGCTGCTCACCGGTGTCCGATGAGACTTGGAATTGCTGCAATAAACCCGCCATCCTGTTGCTCCTCTGTGTTGCCCTGATGCCGCCAGACCGGCGCTCTTGTCCCGCTTTAAGCTGATCCAGCCGGTCGCTGAGCATCATGGGAACGTCAGCCGGATACCGGCCCCCAATCCGGCCACAGCCCTCACATGGATGCGTGACGTGCGACAGACATCCGGGGTGCGGACAGGGAGCGCCATCCATCCAGATGACCCCATCCTTCCCAACCCCCTCGGCGGGAATCGTCTGAACCTCGTACGGCGGCACGGCAGAAAACCCGGTCGCGCGGGCCTTGAGCTTGAGAACCTCAGGCAGCGTTTCCCCCTTCCCAACCTTGAGCGGGCTCTTGCCAGCGCGACGCTCCGGACCTTGCGCGTCCCCGGAACTCCCGCGATTTTTTTCCACCAGCGCAGTTTTATCGCCCGTCTTGCTTGTCATTCGCAGCCTCCTCCCGCGTTTCGACATACGAGCCAGTTTTGGTATCCGTGAGGACACACCCCGGAGCTGTGTTCCGTCACGGCAACCGAGGACACAGGAACAGTCCGACTTCCTTGTCTGACCGATGGTTCCGGCTTAGCTCCGCCTTCCGGCCCTCCAGACATACCAGCAGGTTTTCTTCTGCTTCGTTTTCTGCTGTCAGTTGTAACCCGACCGCCGCCCCCTGAAAATACATCAGGTTTAGCCTCATCCACCTTCCTCCAGTCCACACGCTTACACCGAGGACACTGAATCGGATTCGCAACCCGCGACTCCCACCGCGCCCCACACTTCGAACAATTACAAGTCATGCGAGAAATAATAGTAGTAATAATAATAAGCGTCAATGTGGGAAACTCTGCGCTCACTTCTACTTAAGCCCAAATCTCCCGGAATTTTTTCTGACCAACTCAAACTCTGCGCTAGGAAAGAATTTTGTGGGAGAAAGGGTGGGGGTCAAAGGCGTCAGTGACTCTGTGCTACCCCGAATCCCGGACAACTCGGGAAGGCCGAGAACTGGGTCCTGAGGCCAGCCAGCCAGCCAGAGAGCCGCTGAGGCACCGGGCTTGCGCATAAGGCGACGCTGAATCTACAGAACGGGCGTCACACGGGCGTCAACGGCTATCTGACAGGACAAACTACCAGCCAACTGGCAGCGCGAGCAGCACAGGGCCACGCCGTGCGCCTGCGCTACGCTGTACGCTGCGCTCTGATTCGCTGATAGCGCTTAAAAGAATTCGCCATGAGTTAAATCGGGTTTGAGACTCATTGCTCACCATGGTGTGACGTATGGCAATGTCCTGCAATCTGCTGCAATGTCTGGCAGTTTGGCAGGGGTGGTCACTCATGCCTGAGGTTGGCGATTGCGAACGCGATGAGGGCGAGCACGAGCACGATGAGGGCTGCGATGTAGATTGCGGCGTCGTCATTCATTCAGAAGAGGTAGACCAGCACGTAGGTTGCGATGAGCATAGCGATCAGGAGAGCGGCGGCTTGGATGATGGTTGCAATTAGCTTCGGCATTCAGTGTTCCACGTCGTGTGCCACGTCATACGCACCATGGGGATTATGGGAAGCCGTTGCAGGTGGTGTGGTTGTGTCGAGGTCATCATGTGATGTTGACGTTGGGGATTGTGGAGTTACCTGCGAGTTTTAGACCAGTCGATGCGTCCATTGGGATCAACGGCGAATCCTGAGGCGTGAGCTTGGATGGCGAGGTCCGCGCGGTAGCGAGTGCCCCAAGGGGTGACGAGGTCCGGGATGTCCGTGCTGGCTTGTTCGTCTTGGATGGCGCGCATGATGGCGTTGAAGGCGCGAGGGGAATAGACGAGAGCAGCGGCATTACGGAGTTGATCGGCGCGGTGGCGATGGTCGGCAGGGGTGAGAGTCATTGAACCATCCGAGTTTGAGAGTCGAAGCTTTCGATCTGGCGCAAGATGGCGTCGCGCTTTTCGAAGCAGTCGTTGCAGATGTGCTCTGAGGTGACGAGGACGGAAACGCGTTTGCCGCACGAGGTGCATGTAAGGCAAGAGCATTCCCGTTCTTCGGTCATTTGCAGGAAGGTTTTCATTTGTCCCGCCTTCTGAGCCGTTTTGCGTCGCGATGATCGAGATACCAGAAGGCTGCGTAGATTGCGGCGCAGCCGAGGGCGAGAAGTGGGATTGCGATGATCCAGTGGGGAATCATACGAGGTCGCGCGCTCCGCACTGGCGCTCCGCGTGCTCTTTGAGGTACTTCGCCCATTGGAATGCGATGGGGTCGATATCAAGCCCGGGCGGAAGTGGTGTCCATTCCCAGTCGGAGACTGTGAAAGAGACAGAGTCCTGAATCTGGACGCGAGGTCTCGCGATGATACCGACCAGCGCAGCGGGGAGTAGTTTCAAGAATGAACGTCTGATCATATGAGGTTCTTTCCGCAGTCGGCACAGATGCGAACGTATGGTTTAGTGGGCACGCCTGTGACGACGGCAAGTGCACTGGCAAAGTTGGGATATGTGGTGACGTGGGAGTGAGAGCAGACCGCAAGGTTCCGCACTGCCGCGTTATGCTCGCTGAGCTTGGCGTACATCAGCCTCAGATGCTCAGCTTCGTCCATGTGCCCGTTGAGAGCTTGACTGACGGCATGAGTCCAAGATGGACCTTTGCCGAGAAGCCAGATTCGATTCCCCTCAGTAGCAGAGATGTAGCACCTGTCGCCGCCCCGGGCGAAGCCATAGCCGTGGGCGTACGCTTTGCCGTGATGATCCTCAAGCGCTGCACTGACGTTACGCATAGCGATGTCGATCCGCGTACCCTTCGTTGGGCGAATCCAGCCATCTATCGGCGTGCTATCCATGAGTGCAACGTCCGGCCCGATGTGAGCATATTTGCCGAAGCGTGCCCGGTTGATCCGCTCCGCATATACGCGACCGAGGCGCGCCACTTCATCTGGATCGAAACCGATGGCGTCTGTTGGGTGATGGTGGATTGGTTGAGGTTTGCGCGCCAAGATACCGGCGAGAGCCGCAGGCATGAGAGAGAGGAAGAAACGACGATTCATGGTGTCCTTTCAGTCGGTGATGTAGAGCGTGCCCGATCCGCCGAGGTCCCGATAATCACAGGTTTCATTGTCGCCGTCATCGTTGCCGCATAGATGCTCCCAGCGATCCCCGAGGTCTTGAGCATAGTAATCGGTGCACGCGCCGTCGTCGCATAACGTATCCCAGCGATCAGGACGGGGACCAAAAACAAGGTCCTCATTGCATCCGAGGTTCTCGCCGTCTTCCCATGGTTTCGCCGTCTCAGTCTCGGGGATATCAACCATAGGTGAGTCGGGATTCATCCAGCCTTCAGACTTTAGCTGCCAGACCTTCCACGTTACATCCTGCCAGCCGTGCTCCGGCGTGCAGCGCAAGGTACTCACCTGAGAGATCGTTCCCTCAACCATGCCGCGAGGTCCGCCGCATCCGCACAGGATCAGAAGTCCGGCCAAGATCATACAGTCACGAACGCGCGGCACGTCACCTCCCCGGCTGCATCGATCCATGCATCATCAGAGAATGCAAACCAACAACGGCCAACGTATCGTTTTAGCTGCGGAATCCATACCCGGAATCTATCGTCATTCGGGTTGATCCCGAATCGCACCGCACAGTACGCGTCAGGGAAGATGCGCCGGAGTTCCGCACGAGATTCGAAAGGTAACGGCATGTCGGAATCATAGCGCAGTTATTCCAGATTCTGGACTCAATGTCGGCGGTTACCAATCAGGTTTGCAACTGCCGACACCACGACCAGAATCAGCACGAGAACGATCAGGATCATAGCTCTCCACTTTCGGCGCTGCGCACAGCACGAAATACGCCATCGCCGCCGCCCCAAAGATCATTAGCTCAGACACTCCAACCAAGGTAAAAATGCGAATGAAAATCATTCCGCCAATGTGCCACGAAACCGATGCATGACCTGTGACGTACGTCACTCTGTCCAGAGTCTGGACTCACACCGTGGTGTAGCAATTCGATTGCCAAAGTCGAGGCGAAGAAACGTCGAATTGTACTAACTAATAAACACATTTTGACGTGTAGTGTTTGTGTGTAATGTGTTGAATTTAAAGGTCTCATAGGTAGTGATGTTAACTCGGAAGTATATAGCGATTGCTCGCACCGTGGTGTGGGTAGGCTGCGTCGGGGTCAGTTTTGGCACCTACCCCCAGCTTGGGGGCTGTGGAAATCGCCTTGGCGGGGCATTGCTGTGATTTCCCTTCTAAGATACTACATAGGGTATTTTAAAGGACTTACGCGCCTGTTTTCGGCGGGATCGGTAGAGTGAGTTGGATGGGTGGCTGATTCGATCCCTCGCACATGGTCTGACCGTAGAGGATTCTGAATCGCATGTGAGCGCGAACTCTGCCCCTCTTGTCCAGCTTCTGGACCGTGGCGCACTTGACGCACTTGCCTCTCTCAGCCATTACAGACTCTCTTCCGAGAGTACCCATGCTGTCGGCCTGATGCCTTGAGCCTCAGCACGCTCGATGAAGCAGTTCGGGCACAACAAGCCCGGGGAGTCCATCACCCTGTTCCAAAGTTCGTTGGGTGCGAACCATACCGGGCACATTCTGCCGCAGACGCCACAAGGTCCGTCGCTATCGTGCCCCGAGTCCAGTTTCTGGATATCTGCCATGTGCGGAGTGGGGCGGACGATGCCGCCCCGTTTCTCCTTCATTGAGTGGATGAACGGTGGTCACGTCTGACCATTGCTTCGCATCCACGGTCCCCGTGCATTCACGAGGCCCCATTCGCCGCGCTGCCGGGAAGCGATGGTAGCAAACCCCCGGCAACACCACCATGCGTCAATCCAATTCGGCAGTGCAGGATCATTATCGCATTCCCCTGTATATTGATGCGACTCGCAGCGCAGCATATACGCTGAACCCCGCATGAACACTGCACGAACGTGGTATTTGATTGGCGCAGATTTTAGTTGACACCATGGTGCGAGTGCGAGTAAGGTTGTGACAGTAAGTTTTAGAGAGATTCAAAACGGGATGCGTTCCCGACGATCTTTGACAATCAGGGTTCTGAAGATTCAGACGGCGCACAGCCCGGGCGCAGCATCGGGCGAACAGAAGTTGCAGTGAAGACGGTAACCGGATTCCAGCAAACGTGGACGGGTCACCTGTAAGCGGTTCGAAGTTGAATCGACGGTGATTGACGCAAGTACCTGAGAGTCATGGAACCTGAAATGAAGGCACCCTAAACAGAGTCGAGCGATGAATGCCGAGAGGCGCTGAAAAGCTATATCGCGGAACCGATAAAGGCCCTTCTGATGTGATTCGTTCCACATCGCCAAACCTGTATTGAGTCGATACCAAAGTCCTTATGAGGTGGCGGCACACGGAGTCGATAGCAAGATAGCCGTGAGCACGAGAACGAAGGAGACTGCTGTAAAGCGTCTCCCGGGACACATTACACTCCAGCCTCTACGTGGCGTGTCCTACAAGGTCGTTTAGACCGACGAATGGAGTTAACTTCCAGCACGACGACCGTAAATCTCTGAGTCGTAAAACTAGAGTGATCGACTGGCGGGTATACGCGACTATCGGCCCCGTTATTGCCAAAGTCGCACAGTTCCAAAGACGAGGGGTTCACCTCATTAAAAACGCATAGGAGCAGCATGATTCAGTGGATTTGCAAAACCAATCGCATATCGTTCGCGCAGTGGTCTAACGCGACTGTTGAAACCCGCAAGAGCATGATTCATGCGTATCTGACACAGGGGGTGAAGTAGCCATGGCTGAATTCTTCAACAACAAACAGGCGCAGCGCGAGGGTTGGATTCTCGCCGATGTGGCTCAATCCGGATATCTGGAAATCCAGAAGCTGGACGAAGCCGACACGTTCGAAGATGATAACGCCGCACTGGCCTACGTCACTGAGATGGCCTATAAGGGCAATTTCCTTGCGAAGCGCGCGTTTGAACTCATCGCTGAATCACGCAAGACTCATCCCAACAGACCGCAGTAATCACCCATTTCAAATCCTTGGAGGGATTGAAACATGGCACACACTAATCACGCACACAACCGCATTGACCGCGCTGTCCGGCGCTTCCGCAAACCCACCATTCGCCGCGAGATTCGCATCCGCGCTTTCTTTTCAGCAGCCGATTACAGAGAGGTGCTGTGATGGAAGCGCTGTATCGCATCCTCAATACATTGCGCACACGCGGCAGTGATCCCGAGGAGACAGCGTTAACGCGCGCCGAAGCGATGGAGATTCTTGAAGCCATCATTGACGCGCTGAATGAGGTGAAGTGATGGCGAAGTGCCCTGTATGTTCTGGTCCGGGACTCCTGATGGGGGTTCTCGGGCTTCTCAAGTGGTTCCGCTGTCGCAATTGCGGCATGACATTCAACAAGGGTCGCATACGCGATCCGTGGCGCGTCTAGCGCCATCATGGGCGCAACACCAGAGCCTTCACGCGGCGCGCCTGAGCTTCTACTGATCTGGAAAGACCTTGGAGGGTCAACGCAATGGCAAACGAAGTGCCCAAACTGACACCGTCACAGCTTAAAGTTCTGCTCTCCGCAAGTATCAAGGCTAGAGCGAACGTCCTCGTTTCCGGCGCACCCGGAATTGGCAAGACTCAGATTCTGATCGAAGCCACACGAGACGCAGGCGCGGACCTGATCATCTCGCACCCGGCAGTTGAGGACCCCACTGACGTCAAGGGCTTGCCATGGCTCAACGGCACGAAGAAGAATGAAGCAACGTTTCTGCCCTTCGGCGCGTTGGCGCAGGCACTCAACGCCAAGAAGCTCACGGTATGGTTCCTCGACGATCTGGGACAGGCCACACCGGCCATGCAGGCCGCATACATGCAGCTTCTGCATGGTGGCAGGGTCAACGGTCACCAGATTCCGGACTGCGTTGTCTTTGTGGCTGCAACCAATCGCCGCACTGACAAGGCTGGAGTGACTGGCATTCTTGAGCCTGTGAAGTCCAGATTCGGGACGATTGTTGAACTCATTCCCGATATCGACGACTTCTCACGGTGGGCATTCAAGAACCTCGATCCCAACGCGGCAATGACTCTTGTGCCGTTTCTTCGCTTCCGCGCTGAGCTTCTGTCGAAGTTCGAACCATCAGCCGACCTGACCAACTCACCCTCTCCGCGCACGTGGGAGAAGGTAGCGCGGTGGGAAACGTTGCAGCTTCCGCAAGAGATCGAAGCCGCCGCAATGAGCGGAGCAGTAGGCGCAGGCGCAGCAGGCGAGTATCTGGCTTTCCGTGTAATGGCGCGGCAGTTGCCGAACCTTGACGGCATCATCACGAATCCGAAGAAAGCCGCGATCCCGACCGAAATGAGCAAGCTCTTTGCGATCAGCATTGGGTTGGCACGGAAGGCGAATGTGGGCAACTTCGGACGCATCACGCAGTATGCCGAGCGCATGCTGACCGAAGCGAACCGTGGAGAGTTTGCTGTCCTCATGATGCGCGAGGTGCAGCGCTTGGATGAGGATCAGGCGATTCAGCACACGCACGATTACATTCAGATGACGCTGGGACCTGTCGGCGAGCAGATGGATGGCCGCAACATCAAGTAGCCCGGGCGCAATGCCCGGGCACCACAACACCTTGGAGGGTGAAGCGATGATGACAGCAGCGATGCAGCACAAAAATGCAGTTCTGGTTACCTTGACTATCTCCACATGGGCAGCGCGCAAGTATGACAAAGAAGTGACGCGCGAGACGAATCAAGCGCAGGGCGCGGACGCTGACGCGGGACGCTACACAAAGAAGCTTCTCCCGGGCGACGCACCGCAGTACAAGGCACTCATTCAGCACGCAAATGAGATGCGCGACTTTCACTACCTCAATACCCTGCCGTGGAACGATCAGGGGGCACGCATCCTGACGATCAAGAATTACAAGAAGTACACGGATCACATGCGTCAGGGCACGGCGCAGTTCTACGATCTGTTGAACGACTTCGAGCGCGCGTATCCTCAGCTTCGCTCTGACGCACGCACGAAGCTTAACGGCATGTTCAAGGATTCGGATTACCCGGACGATATTCGCAAGAAGTTCTCGTTTGAGTATGTGCCCGAACCGATGCCGGTAACTGGCGATCTGCGCGTCGAGCTTCCAGCAGCCGAGATGAAGATTCTCGAAAAGCAGATTGAAGAGCGCACCAAGCAGCGGCTGGAAGAGGCGCAGAACGATGCGGTTCGCAAGCTGCACGAGGTTGTCGCGAAGATGGTCGAGCGCTTGGGCACGCGTGAGCAGTGCAAAAAGTGCAAGGGCAAAGGCAAGACCATCGAGACCCGCAAGAAAGCCGACAAGGGCAAGAAGGTTAAGTGCTGGATTTGCGACGGCAAGGGCGACACTGAGGCGACCTTCCGCGATTCACTGGTGGTGAATGCCCGTGAGGTTTCGGACGTTCTCCAGCGCATCAACCTTGCTGATGATCCGAAGCTGGAGGAATTCCGCGAGCAGACTGAAAAGCTCGCCACCTCCAATGAGCCTGAAGCGCTTCGCACTGATGCGAAGGCCCGGGAGAACGCAGCCGAGCAGGCACAGAAGATTCTAGACTCGATGCTCAGCACATACGGCGCGGATATGTTCGCGTAGGAGAGACTCTCATGATGACGGCAGCACAGAAGATGCAAGCAGCGAAGTCTGGTCTGATCCTCGACAATCCCTTCTGGGGTGCGTTGATCTGGTACCTCAACTTCGTTGAGGACACGACCTGCAAGACAGCGTGGACGAATGGCCGGGAGCTTGGCTATAACCCGGCCTTCATCGACACGCTGAACTACAGCCGCGTCAAGGGGCTTCTGGCTCACGAGGTATCACACTGCGCACAAGGTCACCCATGGCGGCGCGATGCCCGTGACTCAGAGCAGTGGAATATCGCCTGCGACAAGGCGATCAACCACGACCTGAGAGAGGCGAAGTTTGATCTGCCCGATGGCGTGCTCTACGCATCCGCAGAAGAGGCTGGCAAGTCTGCGGAGTGGATATACGCACGGCAACAGCAGCAGCCACCTCAAGGCAAGGGCGGCGGCAAGCCGAAGCCCGGGCAGGGGCAAGGACAGGGACAGCCGCAGCCCGGACAGGGCAACGGACAGCCTGACCCGAACGCACAGCCGCAGCCGCAAGACTTCGGCGAAGTGCGCGATGCTCCCAAGGTTGAGGACGCGCAGGGCAACCCCGCACCGACTCAGCAGGATTGGAAGCAGCGGGTACAGCAGGCCAAGCAGGTCGCGAAAGCTTGCGGACAGTTTCCCGGAGGCGCGCAGCGGATTGCAGAAGAGGCACTGAGGCCGCGCGTTGATACAAAGTCTGTACTGCTCCGGTTCTTTCATGACCGCTCAGCAAGTGACTTCACGTGGCAACGTCCTAACACGCGTTACATCTCACAGGGCTTGTATCTGCCCCGGTTGGAGTCACACGAGCTTGGCGAAGTTGCTGTACTCTGCGACACGTCAGGATCGATGGATGCGGTAGCGCTTCAGTATGCGCGCGGCATCGTCGAGCAAGTCATTGACGAATGCAATCCGCGCAAGGTTACCCTGTACATGGTAGACACCAAAGTCCACAACGTTCGCGAGATGGAGCGCGGTGAACCATTGACATGGGAACCGAAGGGCGGCGGCGGCACGAGCTTCGTGAGCTTCTTCGATCAGATTGAGAAGAGCGAAGATCATCCCGTGTGCATCGTGGGCATCTCAGACTTGCAAGCCTCATTCCCGACGACTCCGCCGTCGATCCCGGTGGTATGGATCACGGATCAACAGAATGCAACCGCACCCTTCGGCGAAGTCGTGCCGCTGGATGAGTAAACCCGTGCCCGGGCGCGATCCCGGGCGAAACCCTTGGAGGGGTGAAGCAATGCAAGCTTTCTTTTATCGTCACGGCTATGTGGTTGTGATCAACTCCGACGAGGCCGCAGCGAAAGACCGCGCAGACTCGATTGCAGAGGCTGAATATGCTGACCATCGTTTCGAGAAACCGACGCTCTTAGGTGCGGCAACCCTGCCACATGATGGCGTGGTAGCAGTTTGGGACAAGAAGCCGCGCGACGTCGAGAAAGCGCAGCGCGACTATGCTGAGGACATAGTAGAACGTCTTGGTGTAGTAATCGGCGAGATGGCTGAAGGACTAAATCCGGGGACAGGGATACGCTGGACACCACGGCAGGTTGCGGATCGTGTGCGCAAGGAACTCACCAACTGGAGCAGCCTTGATACCGCATTCAATCACGGATACGCGCGTCACGTGCAGGGTACGATTCGCTACGACGTAGACGCGGACCTGATGGACTGCTCATGCGGCAATATGACAAGCACTGACGGATTCATTGCCATCGATGAGAATGGCATTGACTGCGAACCGGATGAGCACTGGGGCGGAGCTTATCGCTGCCAGAACTGCGGCGCGACTATCACAATCCCGAAACTGGACGAAGAGGAGAACGAGCAGCGCTACACGAACTACTACGTTCACTGCAAGACACAGTGGACAGATCAGTGGTCCTGCCAATGCAACGACGAGTGCCCGGTATGCGGACACGAGATCGAGCCGTACGCGTCAGCAGAAGGCGACGGCGAGCCGGAGCTTCTGTTGTCTCTTGTCGATCCTCAGACGTGGCTTCCAGAAGATGGACTGCCAGACGGATTCACGAGCGTAGAAGAGCTTGACGGCTGGCCTTCCTGATAGCGGACCATTGAACCTGTACCAAAATTCAATTCCTTGGAGGGAATCCTAATGAAAGCAAAACTGGTGTACATCGGCGCGCTGTTTGCGCTGCTACTCGCATCGGCGAGTGCAGCCAACCGCAAAGCAGGTATTCAGATGGTCTACCGGTCAGAGCCAAACGGCGATTACCGTTTGTACATCTTCGGCTCAGAGCGCGCGCTGGTGTGCGAAGAGAAGACCATCAAGATCATCGATCAAGGCGATGCCGTAAACCCGTTAGTGCTGGAGTGCAAGCACTGATTGGGGACCTTTGATATTTCACTCAACGCCAATTCCTTGGAGGAAATTCATGACGAGAGCTTTATACGTAATGGTCGTTCTGTTGCTGCTCACTGTGGGCAGCGAAGGCAAGACAGGCGGACGAGCCCCGCGCGTCCAACCCTACGGGATGCCGCACATGGCGCACCGCAAGCAGACTCTGCGCAACTACAGGCTGGAGCCGAAGCAGCCGCAGTACAGCCCGTGCAAGGCTCACCGCAAGCGCAAGTCGAGATCACCATTCGACTCACCGTTTGATGTGCCGGAGTGCAGCTACTTCCCCACCGTTCGCTGATTGGAGACCTTTTGATGCGATGCCTGAAGTGTGACAGCACCGGATGGATCAAGCGCACCGTCACTGTGCCCGTGTTCGTGTATGGCGAACTACGGCAAGCGATTGTGACAAGAGTCTGTCCGGTCTGTTTGGGTAGCGGAGAAGTGAAGGTTAAGAAACCAGTCCAGACTCTGGACAGAACCTTGGAGGAATAACGAAATGGACGCTGGACAGAAATATGCCGAAGTAACTCTTGCCATGGCAAACGCTCTCGCTGTATTCATACTCGACACCAAGCTGCACAACTGGCTGAGAGCCAACGATCCGAAAGCGTTAGAGCAGGCAATCAAAGCGCTGGACGAATACGGCTATGAGAAACATCGCCAGCCGAAGCCAGCAGCAGTCGATCCCACATACATCGACATCACGCCTGACAGCATGAAGACTCCCGAAGGCATCAAGAGAGTCACCAACGCTCAGCGCGAATGGGACGACGCAACGCATGCACTCGCAAGTGAAGTGCGCGAAGCTTTCAAATACGGCACTCTGCAAGTGGATGGACGTACCAACAACGTCGTAACAAAGCAAATCAAAGCTCTACTCGCTACACGAGATCAGAAGCAGGAGGCTTTCTTTCGCGCAGTTTCAGGACGCTGACGTAATCGCACCGTGGTGTTGACACTGCGGTGCGAGTCATGCTCTACTGATCATCAACCTGTGAGGGGCTCACCTCAATAAAAACGCTTGGAGGTACCGATGTTCATCACCACGAAGTATTCCGGATACAACCGCCATGGCGCGCAATCAGCCGCTGGCCGATTCCTGATCCTGATGCAGCCGGATTGGAACTCCACGAAGTATCCACACCTCTCCAACTTCTGCCGCAAGTGCGGAGTCTACAAAGACAAACACCTGACAATGGACGGCACTGTGCAGCCATGCTCTGAGCACGGCACCATTGCACGTTTGCGCAAGCTCTCTGAGATTCGCGCATCTGAACTGACCGACGAGCAGCGCGATGCGGCAGTGCACGAATGCTTCGCAGAGAAGTACGTTGCAGGTTGTATAGAGTGCGAAGCCTACAAGAACTACATGGTTCCATGCCGCGAATTCCAGCACGCTTCCAATAGCTATCCGATGCGCGGGATCGTACGCTATGTTCGCATGCGGCAGCTTGGACACTTCATGATGGGCAGCGCTGTGATAGGCAAACATCGACTCACGCTATCTGGGTCGTATGGATCGGATGGCTTGCCAGCAACTGTGCCGGACGATGTGTACGAAGCTGGCGTTGAGGTACCAAAGGAACTCCACGACAAGTGGAACTATGGCGGAGGCCACAACAGCGCAGGATCGGAAGCCGAGGATATGCGCAACTGGGCACTGGCAACATTTCCGCGCACGAAAACAGGAGAACAATATGGGAATCAATGAGGAAAAGATTTGCGAATATCTGCGTGAGCACCCAGACGCAACCTCTGTGCAAATCGGCAATGCGCTCAAGATGTGGTCTGGCACGCTCTATTTGAACCTCATGCGCCTAGAAAGATCGGGGCGGATTACAAGCGCATGGGCTAATACGCCCGTGCCGAGACTAAGGCTCTACAGGCTGGCAGAGTAAAAACATTCTCAAAATCCTTGGAGGGATCATGAGCACATTCACGCTGCCAGCGCTGGCAGTACAAAACAATTGGAAAGCAAAGCTAAAGTTTGAACGGGATATGTTGTTTTCAGCCGCAGTGTTGTTGATGACATGCCCCGTCCTGCTGGCGATGCACACGAACTTCTCAGGCGAGTGGCCGATCCTGCTTTCCCTGTTCGCTCTGTTCGCGTGTGCGATGCCCATCGTTGTCTGTCTCAGAGAGGCTGGCAAGCACTACTGGGCCAACATCATCTCGGTCGTGTACTTCTCATTCTTTTTCGCTGTCGCGTTCAGATTCGTGGTGTACCTGACCATCCGGGCAGGATCAACAGTCGCACTGAAAGACACCGCACTGATGCACATCGAGCAGTCGTTTGGTATGGCGGTACCTGACGTTATGAGGCTTGCCAAGGCTCACTGGATCGGCAGGGCGATCAACTGGACCTACTTCCAGATCGAGCCCTTCATGCGGTGGACGTTGCTTCTACCTGTACTGCTGAATCGTCCGCGAGGATCGAGGATCATGATCAAGGCTTCGCTGCTCGCCTTCGCTATCGGAATGCCGATGGCTGTTCTGCTTCCCGCAGTCGGCCCATGGTACGGCTATCACACGGGCGGCGATCCTATCGAGATGAAGTGGACGAATGAATTCCTCGCGATCCGAGCAGGGCAGGATCACATCACCTTTGTGGCCGGACTGATCAGCTTTCCATCCTTCCACGTGGTATGGGCAATTGTGGGAGCCTGCGCAGTCTGGGAGATCAAGCTGCTACGAGTCCCGGCTGCACTGATGGCGATTGGACTGACGCTGTCCACGGTCACCAACGGCGAGCATTACGTTCTCGATATGCTGAGCGGTGTTGTCGTAGCTGTACTCGCGTGCTGGCTGGCGATGAAGTGGGAAGCATGAAGATCATCGAGCGGATTCCCTTTGTCGATCCCATCATTGCTGCCAGCTACGCAAAACAACTACGCAAAGCGGGGTGCACCGTCAAGGTTATCCTGCGCAACCGCAAAGACTGTACAGTAACTGTCTACAAGACGGAGGGTTAACGCTAATGAACACCGAACGTCAATACATTCCTGAACACGGCAAAATCGTTACGCTCGCAAGTATCTACGACTACACCCAACACCTGCCGACGCTTGGCTACTGGTCAAACCTCAAGGTTCGCGCCGTCAATAGCAATCAAGTGATAGTCGAGCACTACAACGCAGGCGACACTGGAGAACTCTTCACTGTGCCGCTGGCGGCAATCGCCAAGCCTGTCGGCTGGGAGACACCATCACCGTCACACCAGATAAGGTGGACATGGTGCTTGGGTTGCTTGTCATCTTCGATGGCGGCGCAGCGTTGCACCCGGGCTACGTCGTCGCTCCAGCTCCACACAAGGACGACCACGCGTACCTCTCATCTCGGGGAGAGAACTATTACCCAGAAGCACCTGAGGTCGAGTGTGACATCGCTGGTTGTCTCCATGAGTTGTTTCACGACTACATGAGAAAGGCGAGAGGAGAATGAATAAGACAGAGAAGAAACGCTTCATCCGGGAACTGATCAGTAGCACGCAGCAACGTATTCTCGAAAACGTGACTGAGATGCCGGAGCAGTGGGACGGCATTGAACTGCGGCAATACATCGCTGAGAAGTTCCTGTACGCCAGCCTCTTCACTCCCAACGAAATCCGGCTGCGACCGCACCTGAAACGGCGCAAGAAGGATTACGAGAACGAAGTCATCACCCGCAACCTGTAGTACCCCCCTGATAGGGGACCAAGCCTTTGGAGGGCAACTATGAAAGCAAATCTGAAAGTCGTGAAGAGCCTTCCGCACTTCACCGTCAATGCAAAGGTCCTGCGGGACGCTCTTGAACTGGGCAACCCTGAAAAGAAAACCACAATCCCGATTCTGTCGAACGTCCTGTTTGAACTGATCGATGACATCCTGAAGCTGACGACTACCGACTTGGATCAAACTGTCGTTACCGAACTCGACGCGATCCCGAGCAAACACAAGGGACCGCGCGAGCCATTCACGATCCCGTGGCGCAAGACGATTGATCTTTTGAGTGGCGAAGATGGACTTGCCGTCTTCACTCCGCTCGAAAACAACTGGGTCAAGATGGCGGTCGGCGGTGTCGAGTATAAGCTGATTGGCATGACACCAAAGAACTACCCGAAGATTGCGGAAGCCGTCGATCCATTCCACAACATCTCCGGCGAAACACTCAGCGAGATGTTGGGGCGTACCACGTTCGCGATCTCGCAAGAGGAAACGCGCTATACGTTGAACGGCGCGCGCTTCCTGTTCAACTCCGGCAGCTTCCAGATTGCCGCAACGGATGGTCATCGTCTTGCTATCGAAAAGCGATCTGTGGATGTCACATGCAAAGATGGCACGCAGACGCTCATCGTGCCTCGCCCCGCGCTTACATGGTTGTCTAGGCCGAAGCGGCTAACAAAGGAGTTTGTCGGAATTTCGTGGAGCGATCTGTCTTCTACAGACGCGCGCATCTTCTTTCACCTGCCGCATCTTCGCACCGTGTTCAGCACGCGCAAATTAAACGGGCAGTTTCCAACTGTGGAAGCCGTCACACCGCGCAAAGAAGACGTTCGAATCACGGCGGCGTTCTCGTCCGCTGAAACTGTCAGCAAGCTACTGGCACGCGTTGCAAAGTTTGCCGATGAGCGCTCCGGATGTGTTCGCTTCAACTTTAACGGCAAGGTAACCTTCAGCGCACAGAGCACTGAGCTAGGCGAAGCTCAGGCCGACGTACCAGCAACACTGACTGGTACTGAGGAAGACTTCGCGATCAAGATAGGACTCAACAGCGGCTACGTGATGGACGTCCTGAAGGTGATCGGGAAGAAGCCGGTCTCGATTCTACTGAAGGACGCACAGTCGGCGGCGATGATCGTGTCGCCAGAGTTTGAGGGGTACAGCTATATTCTCATGCCTATGAGGTTGTAAATTGCCGCAGATTAGTCTTGAAAAGCGCTTTTGGAGCAAGGTTGATAAGACACCCGGTCAGGGTCCTAAAGGAAAATGTTGGGTATGGATCGGGTGTAGGCTTCCAGCCGGATATGGTTTAATACAGGCCGATGACAAGTTACGTCTTGCTCATCGCGTTGGCCTTTCGCCTGCAAAAAGGCTCTCTTGACGAGTCACTTTGCGTACTTCATAAATGCGACACCTTCTTGCGTTCGAGGCTCGCATTTGTGGCAGGGCACGGGCAACGACAATATGCAGGACTGCGTTAAAAAGAACCGCCACTATAGTCCGCAAAAAGCCAAGACACATTGTGCTCAAGATCATCCGTACGACGCTGACAATACGTACTACTATGTCTATCCGAGTGGTCTGCGTAAACGCCAATGTCGCAAATGTAACCGTAATTATTACGAGCAACGCAAGAAACGTCTCAACTCTTGTTGACACCATGGTGCGAGTGAGCGCAGAATAAACGCAATCTGATTTTCCAACCTGAATTCCTTGGAGGGAATTATGGCCGTAAGCTTTACCTCTGACACCATCAAGCGGACCACGACTCAGTGGTCCGACTTCCCGCGCAACATCGATCTCGACCCGGAATTGAACGGGCGGCACGAACCTCGCACCGAAGAAGAGATTCGGGCATTCGCTGCTGACATTCTCGCCAACGGACAGCTCACCCCTGTCAAGATTCGCAAGGGCGACAACGGCAGGCCGCTACTGGTCTTTGGCTACGGTCGCTGGGAAGCCGTCAACTGGCTCAACAACAACGGTCATCCCGAATACCGGCTTCAGGGAACTTTCGAAGACCTGAGCGATCACGAAGCCTTCCTTCAGGCCATCAGCGAGAACCGGGTACGTAAAGATGTGAGCCCGATTGACGATGCGACGAACATCAAGAAGCTGAAGCAGCGCTTCAATATGTCCATCGACGATATCGCCAAGGTTTACTTCCCGCTGGCAACAACTGACGCTGATCTCAAGAAGGCTGTCCACTTCGTGCAGCAGCGCGAGGCTCTGATCGGCTTAGCTCCTGAGGCAGAGAAAGCAGTACGGACCGGCCAGATCAAGATCACCGCAGCCGTGAAGCTTTCCAAGCTGTCGAAGGATGCGCAGCGGCAACGCCTCAAGGAATCCGAAGGCCGCACGCTCAAGGGCAAGGATGTCGCGCCGCCGAAGTCAAAGCAGTTAACAGTTAAGACTTTGGTACGGTCGATGCTTAGAGACATTGTCGAAGAAGATAAGGTAGACATCGACAGTGCCGAAAACGAATGGTTGAACGTTGACCGTAAGAAGTTCAGGAAGCTGGTAGACCTCGTGGGAGCCCGCTAGGGCTCCCCCCCGCAGTCCAGAATCTGGAACCCGGGAGAAAATATGGATGTCGTTGCGATTTACATACGCGTTCTCAGAGCCGCCAGAGAAGGTAAAGGGCTTCGACTGTCCGCTAATGAAGTCTTCGCTCTCTCTAGGGATAGCGCTGTCATACACGCAGTAGAAACAGAAACCAATAAGCTGTGATGCATGCACATCTGGCCAAAACTTACCTAAACGGTTTCACGGTCTGGACTGTCCCAAGCGAGGAAAATATCTATGAGCAGAACAACAAAGCCGTGCCCCGGCTGTGGAGAGGTTCACAGATATCGCGCAGCCGACAAGGTATGTGACGACTGCGCGCGAGCCATTAAGAGCTGGAAAGAATACGTGGCCAAAGTAAAGACGATGCCGGAGATGGAAACTGTACGGCTCTCTGAGACATATCACTGGCAACCCATGTTCTACTTTGGCGGTCACTGCCATTGGAATTAACGGGCTCAACCAAACTCGTGATGAACTTGCCAAGCTTTTCAAGGAGCTTGCTGAGCTGTGCTCGTCTGACATTCTTGATCCTGTCGAGGGATACGAGCCGGATATTACACACGTCTACATCGTTCCGCAAATACGCAACGAAAAAGGCGACAGGTTTCTCGAATATCCAACAAGCCAAGGAAGTGGTGGCTATCGCTCTCCATATGCCAAGATTCCGAAACGTCTACTTGAAGTGATTCGTGCACTTTTCGACCGGACGGCGCGCTTCTCGGAAATGGCCTACCTTGGCGGCTTACAAGATGGTCGCGATGTTTTGTACCAGATGGCTTCTGGTCAGATGTCGCCGCAAGATGTCAACGAGCACGAAGTACGCACAGCACAGAAGATTCAGAACGCTGCCAAGCTCCATCGCAAGCTTGGCGGGAAGCGAGGTGGTAAATGAACTCACAGGAGATTCGCGAAACAAAGATCGGCCCGCAGGATGAGCACCTTGGCGATATCGCATTCTTCCTGCGAGAGCTTACTGCGCAAGTGGCCGAGATGAACGAGCGCAAGCGTAAACAGGAGGACGACAAGCACACCATGCGCAAGGTTGCAGGCCACAAAGCAGAGCGCAACGTCGTTCGGAAGACATCGATGACGAAGTACTTCCGACCTAACAGTTGGAATATCGAATCGACGCTGGAGATGCTGAGTGGCTTTATTCCAGATCTGGGACAACCAGAACTGGAATCTCTCAAGATCGGCGACAAGTCGATAGGCTTTCTGGGAACCAAAGACGGTGTGGAGGTGGTAAGAATCCGATGAAGGTAACGCACTGGGTATGGATTCCGAAGATCGGTGGGATGAAGGCGTTCTGCGGAACACACAGCGATAAGCTGACCGTAGACAAAACCAAGGTGTCGTGTCGGCGCTGCCGCGCGCAGATGAAGCTGCACGGGCACCTACACGAATCGGAGGCATGATGATTAATCACACAGCAACACCTTGGGAACTAGTTGAACTCGCTCAGCCGATGGGCGGTGTCTTAGGTAAATTCGTGATCCGCGCGAAGGAAGCCCCGGGCGGCATCGCCGTAACGATTGGCGGACTCGGTGAAGAGGAGCGCGTCAACGCGAACCTCTTTCTAGCTGCTCCTGAGATGTATAAAGCACTGAGAAAACTACGTGAACAGTCGAATGCGTGGAACAGTACCTGCTTAGATCGGTCATGTAAAGACCCAAACTGTATCGCGCAGAAGTTGGCGGATGCAGCACTCGCCAAGGCAGAGGGGAGATCGTGATGCAATTGCGCGACCGCCTTCTCATCGCCATGGCAATCATCGCCGCCCTCGTACTCATCATCTTCCACGACTGAGAAAGGAATCCTACTTGCCAAGTCTTAACATTGACATGATCGTCTGGAGACGCCGCTTCGATGACGCAAAGCCATTCAAAATGGATGGCGTGTATTGCAAGCTGATTCCGCTTACACGCGGGATGTACGCAATCGTCAACGACGATGATTATAGACCGCTTGTTCGTTGGCTCTGGAGCGCGCGCTTGGGAGCAAAGAACAATCAATGGTACGCGATGCGTGTTAACTCGCATAAGGGAAAAAATACCGCGCACTACATGCATCGGCATCTACTTGGACTGACAAAAACTAACAAGGTTTGGGTTGACCATATAAACGGCAACGGATTAGATAACCGCCGCAAGAATATCCGAGTTGCCACGTACAGTCAAAATATGTGCAATCGTGGTATCTCCAGCGCCAATACGAGCGGATATAAGGGCGTGTACCAGCGCGGCGATACTGGCCAGTGGGTTGCTCAAATCACGTTCGATAAAAAGTGTAAAAACCTTGGTAGCTTTCCTACTAAGGAAGAAGCTGCGGCTGCCTACAGCGCAGCCGCCAATGTTCTTCATGGCGAATTTGCCAATACGGGGAGGATCTGAATGAGTGTGCAAGTCGTAAACAAGAAGGTGTACCGGTGTACATGCGAGTGGTTAGACTGTCAAAAAACTTGGGACGCTGAGACGACCGACGAGGGCGGCAATAAACTAGAGCCACCTAAGAGGTGTTCGCGGTGTAAGCGTTACTCATGGAACCTTAACCCAAAAGAGAACCCACATCTTTCTGAGCAGCCAAAGAAAGCCGTGAAGAAGTCAGCGACGCTGCCAAAACCGAAGCGTGTACGGTCGTACGACGAGTAATCAAATTCAACCTTGGAGGGAACCATGGAAACGTTCCTCAGTAAAACTTACCAATGCAGCTCTAGATGAACAGGAGAACGAGATCATACTCCGTGGAGTCATCGATCCGTCCAGCCTGCCGATTCTCAAAGTTGCAGATTATCAGCGCGAGATCCTGCCGAACGGGAAGATCAATTCCCTGATGACAGCCTTGCAAGCAGGCGGCGTGCCTGACATCCAGCTTGGATGCCGGGGCGGCAACTACATCACGCGCGAGAACGGCAACTACTTTGTGCAGGACGACGTGTACATTATCGACGGTTTGCAACGCACCACAGCAGCTCGCCGCTTGATGGCGAAGGGAATCGTGCCGCACCTTGGCGCTGCCCTCTACTTCAACACGACCGAAGACATGGAGCGCAAGCGGTTTCGTGCTCTCAATGTGACGCGCGTCAAGCTGAGTCCGAACGTACTGCTCCGCAATGGACGTCACGATTCAACCGCTGTCAGCGCCTTGTTCCAACTGTGCTCGTCCAGCCAGTTTATTCTCTACAAGCGTGTGTGCTGGCAACAGCGCATGAAGCGAGATGAGCTGATCTCGGCCATGACGTTGGTCAAGATCTGCTCTATGCTTCATCGTCATCTCGGCATGGCACACAACCAGCGCTCACACGAAGCCATGATGTTCGGCCTCGATAAGGTTATCGAGAAGTACGGACGTACCGTGATCATGAACAACCTGCGCGAATTCTGGATGATGATGGAGGACGCATATTCCATCAAGGACATCGTCTATCGCGATGGCGGACCGGCGCTGAAGGGCGGCTTTTTGACCGCTTTAGCAAAAGTGATTGCCACGCACGAAGACTTCTGGACAGACTCCGAAATGAAGATCCCGAAGGAGCTGCGCGCCAAGCTGAAGTCCTTCCCGCTACAGGACCCGCACATCGCGGCTCTTGCAGCGTCTACCGGCGCGAGCACCAACGTGCTGACTCAACTGATCGTTAACCATCTGAACAGCGGCAAACGGACAAGACGCCTACGTCCGTTTGCTATGCCGGAGCTGATCATAGACGACGATGTGGAGGCTGCATGACACTTATTGAGCTTCTCGCTATACCGCTCCTTTGCCCCCGTTGCTATGCTGGTCTCGACGATGACGGCGATGGGGATTGTGCCTGCTGTGCAGGGATGTCAGAGCAGGCGGTTGCACAGAGTCGCATAGAGCGTCTTCGCTCTATCGCCACCGAGACCAAACAGATCGTCGATCTGCACAACGACTCAGCGCTTGAGGCATGGCAAATCAAAACGCGTGAGACGAATCGGGCCGACCGACTTCAGCAAGACATTCACCGTATTAATCGTGAAGTGGCAGGAGTGATCGACACAATCCCGCCTGCGTATTGCGTACACGTACGAGAAGGCGGTGGACATGAAAACCTGCTCGCAACTCTTGCGGTATCGGTGGCGAAAATGAAGCAGGGCTTACCATGAGCCCTCGCATTACAGTCATCGACCTCAGCGCCTTTATCTTTGACTGCGGCATCTGTGACGTTCATGTCGAGCAGCCGCGCTCAACGAAAACGTATGGTGTGGCTCGCTACGAGGACGAGGTTGTCCCTGACGGCCACACTGGAGACTGGGGCGGCATGTCTGTATGTGAGCGCTGCTACCGGATCGAGCGGAGCTTACACCAAGACGATCCGCAGGCATTCATACCGTTTCAGACGATCCGCAGGATCAGCCTTGGAGGTGGACAATGAAGAGTTTTGATTTAGATAACTGGCTGATTTCGCAGGTGCAGTTAATCCTTGAATTTTTACTCGAATGGCTGGGCATTTCACAGCGACTTATCGAGCGAGGATTGATTATTATCTACAGCTTGTCCAGCTTTATCATGTGGATCTCATTGCTGTTGAAAACAAAATATGCTGTGTATCCAGCATCACCGTCGCTGGAATTATTTCTCTGCGTTGTGCTGATCTTTGCAAATGTGGCGCTGGCACAGACAGCCTCTTGTAGTTCGCACTGTCAACGAGCACACCATTCTTGCAGTAGGCACGCGTTACATATTTTTGTGTATGTCTATTCTTGCTGCCGTAACGGCAGTGTTAATTACTGCAAACGGCCAGAATAATATTTTTGAAATCGCGGTTGATCTAAAAACATGGTGCTTCACTTTTTTTCTTTACGTCATCGCTACAAACATCGATGGTGAACGTAAGAGCGCGAAGCTGGCGTGGTCGAAGATCAAAGAACTGTTCGGGACCGCATGGATTCCGCAACCGAAAGGAACGTCATGACATTCGAGAAAGCACTTCGTATCCTGCCGTCCTGTGCAATGCACCTCGCCAAAGGTCAGTCAGACTTGACCGCTCTTCGCTCCCGCGTACGCGGCTACCTCAACACATTAGAGGCTGAGCTGATGGTGGAGATTGGAAAACTCCATAGCCCATCATTCAAGACTGCTGAGATTCTGGAGATCGACCGCAAGATGGAGAAGCTTAATCGCTTCTTGGAGCAGACTGATGCCCATTGAATTCGCTCGTCTCAAAGACAAACCGGCCCCGTTCGACCGCTGTCCGAACTGTGGTCATGAACCGTTCGAACCTTTCCTGCGCGGCATAGTGCATAGCTGGTGGCGCAAGCTGTTCCGTAAACCGTACTGCGCAGTGATCTGCTGGCAGTGCAAAGAGATTGTGGGGCACGAAGATGGCAGAGCTTAACTGGTTCCGACAACACCGCATGGACTGGATCGCAGAGACTTTGCGGATTTTCGGCTACATCAACCGCGAGCACATCGAACGCAAGTTCGGCCTCTCAACACCGCAAGCCAGCAAAGACCTCAACGACTTTCAGAAACTCTACCCGGGCAAAGCAGAGTACAACCTGTCCGAGAAACGATACAAAGCGAAGTAAATCCTTGGAGGAAATCTATGAGCCATTTCACAGTTTTAGTAATTGGCGACAACGTGGAGGAACAGCTTGCTCCATACCACGAGTTTGAATGCACTGGTGAGGATAACCAGTACGTTCAGGAGATCGATCAAACAGAGACGACTCGGAAGGAATACGAAGAGCACACCGAGCCACGCTATATGGACCCAGAAGGCAACCTGCACGACCCATACGAGGACCGCTTCTATCGCGAGCCAACGCCTGAGGAATCGAAGAAGATCGGGCCTATCGCGGGAACTGGGGGAGGCAACGGTCTGAGCTGGACAAGCAAGGACTGGGAAGATGGGCGCGGCTATAGAACCAAGATTCACTTCATGCCAGACGGCTGGAAGGAAGTTCGGCTGAAGGGGATCGAGGCAAAGTCATTCGCCGAATTCATCGAATATTGGCACAGCCGCCAGTCTATCGTCGAGGGAACCAATCCGGATCTTGCTGGGAAACATAAGTACGGCTACACCGTGGTAGACAAAGACGGCAATGTTGTGAAGACTGTTGACCGCACAAACCCTAACGCGAAGTGGGACTGGTATCAGATCGGCGGACGTTGGAATGGATTCTTCAAGATCAAAACCAACGGTCTAGGGCTACTCGGAAAGCCCGGAATCCAGACAATGGACAAAGATTACGAGGCACCGAAGGGCGACCGCGCAGATCAAGCGATCAAGCATGATATCGACTTCGACGGTATGCGCGCCGAAGCCCGCGACGAGGCCGCTGCGAAATATGACCTTGTCCACGGTATCGTCAAGGATCTTCCTCTCTGGTTGAGTTGGGAGAAGACGCGCGAGAAGTTTAGCGACGACATTGAGAAGGCTCGCGATTTCTACTGGGAACAGGCTGGCCCAAAAGCTCTTCGCTCCAACGAGGAAACTATCTGGATCGAAGCTGATGAGTTTCTATGTGATCGCGAAGTCTATCTCGACCGTGCTGCTAAACGTGCCTTCCGTACCTTCGCCATCGTCCACGAAAGCCAGTGGTACAGCAAGGGCCGGATGGGGTGGTGGGGAGCCGTACACGACGAGAAGGATGAGGACCTTTGGGATGACGAATTCGCGAAGCTCCTCGACTCTCTTCCTGACAATACGCTTCTCAGCGTTGTGGATTGTCACATATGAGGGCCGTCACATACCTACGCGTCTCTGGAGAAGGTCAGATCTCCGGAGAAGGATTCCCCCGGCAACGCGACGCCTGCGCGCGTTACGCCAAAGTCCAGAGTCTGGACATCGTCGAGGAGTTTCGCGACGAAGGCGTCACCGGCAAGATGGAGCTGGAGGGACGGTCCGGCCTTTCCGCCTGCATCGAGTACGTCCGGGATCACCAGATCGGGATCGTTCTCTGTGAGTCCTCGGACCGTCTCGCCCGCGACATGATCGTTGCCGAGGTGATCATCCGGGAGTTTCAGAAGATCGGAGTCAAGGTAATCGCAGCCGGGGCCGGGATCGACCTGACCGAGGGCTCCGACGCCAACCCAACCGCCAAACTCATCCGCCAGATCTTGGCGGCAGTCAGCGAGTTTGACCGCTGCGTGATCGTCCTCAAACTCCGGGATGCCAGAGCCCGGAAGAAAGCCAGAACCGGAAAGGGCGAAGGACAGCGTTTCTACGGGGAAGACAACGCTTCCGAGAAGGCCGTCGTCGAGACAATGATCGCCATGCACGAGAAGAATTGCCGGACCCGCTACATCGCAAATTGGCTCAACCTACAGAACATTCCCACACGCTTCGGAGGCATCTGGCATCCGGGCACCGTAGCTAAGATCCTGAGCCGCGAAAAGCGGCGCAGAATTACCGCCTAAATCTCAGGCACTTTGAAGACCAAATCGCCCCGCCTAGAGCGGGGCTTTTTTGTGCCTGTTTATAGGGCAAACAAGGGTGTGCGTCCGCAGAATACCTGCGCTAAGGCTGCGCGCTTTCGACCATTTTTGGCTGTTTTGCTTATTCCTGACAGTATGTCGTGACAAGAAGTCAAGTGATTTATTTTTCGGTAATTTAAGTCACAACTGGAAGGCCGCGTCGCCTTGTCCCATATCTGGAGAATGGCCGACTCCGAGCCAAAGTCGTTTTGAGGCTGAAATTATCCTTTTTTTGCTCTCTTCGAAGCGCCACCAGCCGAAGCAAAAGTACTTCTGTTCTGGCGGCGCAAAGTTTGACTGTTCGCATATTGCCTGAGCTGAGCAAAAAATCGTCGCGTCTGAGAACTGTTTTTCAAACTTTTCGCGGAGCCGATGCGAGTCAGGATCTGTCGAGGAAACGATGATTGGATCGTAAAATTCGCCTGCTCTCCAGATCAGGAATTCAAGGCATTTTGGGTTCGATGTATGGAGGGCCATCGGGCAGGTTGAGTGCACGATCTTGTCCCATTCTTCCGGGTAAGGAAGCCTGCCGACAGACGCTTCGAGACGGCGGCGCACACGGATGTACTGGCCGTATTCTTCCCGGGAGAGACCAGCTAAAGAGGCATGCATTGGAAGGTCGGATAGTCTGGATGTTGAGAGTGCGAGGAGCCAACCGCGATAACATTTCTGTTGGATTGGCTGTACCGGGAGATCTCGTTCTGGACACGCTCATCGTGCAGAAAGAACTCGTCACAAAAGACTGGCATACTGTGGCCGTCGAGAAAGCCCAGCAACGCTGGGGCGATGAATTTCGGCTCGCCGCGATAGTTGCTCGTACGATACCGATAGCGCATATCGCAAATATTTATGTCATTCATCGCGATGATAATCGCGTTGCCGCCATGGTACTGATCGACCATCCATAAGATCGCTTCTGTCTTACCGCAGCGTCGAGGCGCATCGACGACAACACCCGGCTTCATAGTGTCGTAGAGGATCGGATCGAACGGGATGCGACCGATTGAGCGATTCAGCCGGTTGCGGACGCGGTCTACTCGATCCCGGATCTCGGGCGGCAGGAGATTAAAGTCTACCCGGGGATTGTGGTCGTTGATTCCAGCGCCTTCTTCGTCTCGTCGAACTGCTTCTTGTTGAAGATTAGCAAACACGCTACAAGCTCTCCTGTAAAGACTCCGGTTACGACATCCCCCGGCGCGCCCATGGTGACTTTGGTTCCGGACTTTACCTTCTTCAGCTCCAGAACGTCCGTGCCTAAACGAATGTCGAGGTTGTCCGCCGACATCTTCTTGAGTACATCGAAGTTGTTGACTCCGCTCATATTGCCCCCGAAACCGCCGATAGCGACGGAGCGCGTTCGATATAGAACTGACTCCACACCGGATCGGCTGTCTGCCAGAGTGCGTAGTTATAGGCGAGAACCTCGATGCCTTGTTCTGCTTCTCGCCATGCAAGAAATTCAGGACGGAGTGGCTCCGCAATCGGATGCCACGGTTTGTCTGGTTTCATATTCCCGCCATTGGATCATCTATTGGGAGATGGTGAGCCCGCTTCCAGAGGCCGTGTTCATCGGCCCGGATCTGGAGCAAGACTCCGAGGACTTCGTCGGATGGAGGACACACGCCAACATGTGTTCCGTGGTACCAGCCAAGGGGATGAATGCATAGCGCCGCGAGGAACTTCTGATTCTCGCCGCCTTCCGGTCGCGGCGTGCATTTTATCGCAATCGTAGGCAGGCCCTTGCGAAGGATGTACGTCACACCAGATTTTGGACTCGACTCAGGAAACGCTCCCGTGATCATGTACGCATCGCGCTGGTTTTGATTGATGCGCTTGAAGAGTGAAATCATGGCGCGGAATTCCGCTTCTGCATCTACGGCTCCAGCTCCGCACATCATCGACTTAATGAAGATATCCAAGCGCCACTTGCTGAGATTGTACTTCTCGGCATAATACTTCGTGCCGCGCTTGTAGATCTCAACACCCCGTGCAGGCATCAACCACGAGCTGACAGTTTCTTTGTAGTCGGTCTCACTGATGTCTTCGTGATTGCAGACGAAAGATCCCGGAGGAGCGTTGATCGAGACTGGTTTGCCGTGACCGTGCACGTCTGACAATGGGCATCCCTTTGCCAGCACAACCTTTCGCGTTGGATCAGTGGCGCTCATGATCGGAACACCATGATGCCAGCCCCGCTCCTTAGCGAGCGCGTGAATGTTCGCGCGGAGCTGCTCCCATGTAGGCATTTCTTGCTGTGTGGCCATTGCTAACCACCTGACCGTGGAGCAACCGCAACCGTACGTCCAGTCTCTGGACTCACGTAGCCGCGTGTCCGGTACGGACCGAGAGGACGACCCTTGCGGCCAGAATTCTTCTTGTGCGGCTCGTGCTCGATGTCTGAATCTTCGACCTGATTGTCGAGGCGAATCGTCAACTTGTTGGTGTCAGGGCTATAATTCGTGACCCTGTAAGTGTAGGTTTGCTCGCCAATTTTCTTTTCAAGGAAGACGGCGGACCCAGAGCGGATCAGCTCATGCACAAGCTTTGCGGCCTGCGCGCGGCCCTCCGCTTGTGAAGTGTCGATCTCTTCTTTGTCGTCGCCTGTTAATGAGTTTAGAATTTCTATCTGCATCGCCCCCCTTAGACATTACAGCCTGTCAAACATCAGCTCTCCAATAAAGAGCTTCTTATACCCTCGGTAACGTGACGAAATACGGGACGGCGATTCTTACGCTTTGGTGGTTTCGTTTTTCCGCCACTTCTTTTCTCACCAAAACGCATCGGTTTGGGAACCCTCTTTAGCATGTAATCGCCCGGTACGAAAGCTGCCCCTCGGTCAAAGGCAATGATCTCTCTGGTCGCGGAGCTGGGTACGCGATAGCGTGTGGCAGTTCGTCCTTTGATGAGGTAGGCTACGCTTCGAGAGATGATCGCGCCGTCGAGATCTAAAGTACGCCTGCATGCTTGCGCGAGCGCACACTCTTTATGATCCCGTACTGCCTTTGACGAGGCATCTCGCTTGTTGACTTCAACGTGAATATCTGATTTCCCATCAATAACCTTCGTAACTGACGGGAACATTTTCTGAACAAGATTTAGAGCTACTTGTGTCATGCCAATCTCCTTTCTCTTACCCGTACAAAACCGTTTTATTAGCCGTTTTCAAGAAGCCAGCCTCATCGGAGTGCAGCTTCAGAAGTTGCGAGATCATCGTGTCTTGAACCGGCGTCGAGTAGCAGTTTGATGGGTGCACGCAATATTTCGCAATCGGCTTGCCGCCAACGATCAGCTCGACATTTGCCGAGTGCGAGCGCTTGTGAATCCGGTACACGCGGTCATCGATCTCGGTTTCAAAATAGCCGGTGTCTTGATACTGACGAACTTGCTCCGGCTTGAGGATCGAGAACATGAGATTCTCAGCACGTTTTGTTGCTGCGTTTATCTTTGCCGCGCGTTCCGCTTCAGCCTTAACCCATGCCTCGCGCTGCTCTGGTGTTTGCGCGGGAGCTGTTGTCACATAATTTCCGTATATGACATTCCCGAGCGCAGCATAGAGCGTCTGGAATGCGGTGCTGTCTAACCCGTAAGCTTGATCGATACTCACGTTGTAGAAGTTTGCATTCGAACTGGTCGTCACCGGCCCTTGTAGAGCTGCACCGAAATCGAAGATTGGAGGCATCAGGCTTGACCCGGCGTAACGCCTAGACCCTTCATGTCGGCAATGGTCTTGTCGATCATCTTTTTGATTGGGTTCGGGCGCGGCTTGTCAGGACCGCCGTCACCGCCGCCAGACTTTGGTTCGTTCCCCTTCGGAGGCCAGCCATTCGGATCTGACGAGACGTAGATCTCCTGCGCGATAATGACTTCTTGTCCCGAGTCATCGCCACGACATGAGATGTTCCGCACAAATACGCGCCGATATCCCTTGGTAGATTTTGGCTCGTTCGCGTAGACGTGGAAGCCGGGATCATAGAGTTTCCCGTCGTTTGCCTTGACACCATTCGGAGCCCTGTCGTTTGAAGCTCTCAGCCACTTATCGAGAGGGACTTCACTCTTTCCGTTAAGGGCAAAGCTTTGGAACGTAGGCTTCGATTCGCTTCCACTGAACTGCTTCCAGCCGTCCGTGATCATCGGGCACGGCGGCTCATAGCTCTCTGTGATTCTGCTCAGACACATTGTCATTCTCCCGATGCGTAGCCATAGCAACCACGCGCGTTAACCCACTTCCAGATAACCAGCGAAGGCTGAGCATCCCCGTCGTAGCACTTCTTCCCGACAAGAACTTTATGCACAACCTCATCTGCGCGGATTTTATGCACTCTCCATCCGCACCGGATACACCAGACGCTATCCACCGACAAGAGCGCGGTGCATAATAACTCGCTCATCGTTCGGATCGAACGCCGCGATCACCTCGCCCATGCCGCCCTTCTTGTTGACGCGGTATGCGACGTAGCCCTTCCCCTTCATCTCGTTAAACTTCGCCTGAGCCTTCGCGATCTGCGCCGGGTCATCCTTATCCCACATAAACCGCGAATCACCGCTCTCGTCTAAAACACACAACACGCTTCCGGTTTCCGGGAAAACTTCTGTTTCCATCAGCATATTAAATTCCTCCATCTTTTTACTGCCCATACCAAACCACACCCAGCCAAACCGTGCCTAAACCGGGCCTGACCAGACCTCGGCTCGCCTGACCTCAGCATGCCAAAGCATAACCATTATTCCGCTTTCTGAACTTCAAAACTTAAAATATGGAAGCGTCCATATGACGGACGAAAATCTCCCACACCTATCAACTTACCGGCTTGCGTGATCGTGTCGCTCAGGTCTTTTGTCGGAATATATTCCGGCAAGTTTACCATCAGTGGTACATCTACTCGCCATCCTTCACGGAACGCAGGCCGCACGCGCGTGATGCCGTTGCGCTGCACTTGCACGCGACACTTATGTTCGTATTCCCAAACCCTCGGAAGATCTCCAGCCGCCGTAGTAATCGGGCAGAGGGGCTCAAGGCTAATAAGCGCGGCCTTAAATAAATCCATCGCGGACTTTCGAGGAGATCGCGGGTCCTGCCGATACTTCGCGGCGTTTACGACACTCATGCGAAGATATTCGCTTGGCAGACAGATTACGCCATCGTCGTTGCGACGTACGTAACTTTCCAAATTATCTGTCTTCTTCGCTGCTGATCCCTTCTTTGCTGTCGCCTTCTCTTCTACGGCTTCGCAACTCCAGCTATGAAGAAGAAGATCTGCTGTGCCTTCAATCGTCACGTTGACGATGTAAGGAAGTCCAGTCGCAATCGCCTCAGCCGCCCCATTGGTCGGCTCGTTTACCATTGTTGCCGTTCCTCTTGCCATGTCTCAATTCTCCCGGAATTGAAATTGCCTAACCACATCTCGCCTAACCTTACCGCGCCAGAGCCAGCCTTACCGCACCACAACTTACCTTGCCGGACCCGACCTCGCCCCGACTCACCGCACCTCGCCGTGGCCTGCCAGACCTAGCCTCACCACAACCAACCGAGCATAAGCTCGCCACACCAGACCGTACCTCACCCCAGCCGACCTTACCTGACCCGGCCATACCTCGCCCCAAAAAACTTATTCCTTTCGTTTGATTCGTTGAAATCCAGTATCTGGACGAACGATCAACAAGATCTGACTGTTTCTTTTACGGAAGTCGTTCAACCTCTCTTTGATCCGCTGGAATGTTTGGAGTGAGCACAGGATCTCCTCCCCCGGCTTGAGTTCCTTCAGAACTTGATGCAGGACGTCCATTGCTCACCTCGAATTTTTTATTCCACACTCGTTCTGCTGCGGTTGGCCCTCTGCCTGTCATGCAGATCGGCGTGCCCAGATTTGCTTTGATCGACGCGATGAAATCATTCTCATCCCATCCCATCCGAGGTAAATAGTCAAGATGACTCAGAGCAATTCCGTCTAGTCCTCCGACAACCTGATACGCGCTATTCGCAAGCGTGAAGTCGAAGTGGCCGCGACGAAATACTCCCTGAAATCCACTGTCGTTATTGTGCTCTTCTGGTAGATCCAGTGCGGGATCTTCGGTCGGAAACGGACCATGCCCATGGCGCGTGTAGTAGGTACGGAAGCAGCCAATGTTGTAGCGGCTGTATTTGTCAACCCCAGCCTCATCTAAAAGCGTGTCCGCATTCTCGAACGTGGTATTCGTCCACGTGTTGTGCGGTGCCGTGCCGTACGTCTCATCCAGCATGACACCCTGCGCGCCCTCGAAGATTGCGATTGTAAACTTCGGCATCTCGTCCACAATCTTGGCTGGCCATACGCCGTAGCGGGTTACCCATTCGAGGATCGCCCTGCGGTGCTCACGCTCTGACGACGGATCTTCGCCGACTTGCTGTTCAAGATCCTGCATCTCATCGAAGATTGCCTTGAGCTGGATCATGAGTTTTTCGAACGTCAGCTTCTCATCCCGGAGATCGCCTGCACGCAGGACTCGCTCGTCGTCGTTGAATCGGATCTGAAGCTCGCGCGTGACGCCAATACCACGACCACAACTACCGTGCCGGTTCTTGCCACGTGATCGCTCGCGAAGCTGGTTGAGATATTTACAGAACGGCGTGATGATCGGCGCGCGAGCATCTACCGTGGTGCGGCCCCAGACGAACGGTGTAAGCGCGTTCAGAGCCCGGGACTCATTGATCATTGAGAACGGTTCAACCAGCATAAAGCGAGACAGATGCGTCCGCGCTTTGTCGCTCGCCAGCATGCCTGCGCCGAACTGAGAAAACGTGTGGTGTCTGCCTTCCGGCGTGACCACGTTGTGGGCACTTTGACAGCCGCCATTGTAACGGACAATCAGGACGTCTTCGCCGGGAAATTGGCGGGCCAAACTGTCGGTCGCGGCTCCTTTAGCTTCATCCCCAAAACCCATGCCTGCTAGGCAGAAAGCTTGCATGGTAAGCTCCTTTCATGCCCTATTCCAAGAACGTAATCGGCAATCGTGGTTTTTGTCCACAATGCAAAATTACTGCTGTGCGCCGAATTAGCAGAGTAGGCACAATGCCTACGTGTGACAAATGTAAAGCGCAAAACCGAGAGGGTCGCAATCAGCGCGCCACTACAGCGCGCAAGCGCGGCCTGAGGCTTTCTCACTACAACAAGCGCGGCATACGCTATGAAAGATTGAATAAGCAATATCAGTGCTTCTACTGTGAAAGCAAGATCTCTCCAGATATTTACCTGAAAGGCATGAAGAAAGCTGTTTGTCATAGAGCGCGGTGCAGACGCGCTCATCAACGTTCGCTGGCAGAGACGCGCGCACGCTGCAAAGCAGAATATTGCGCAGATAGAGCTGGGCGCAGACATGAGCGAATTCGTCGCCATGGATTGAGTGTCGAATGGTACGAAAAACAGGTAAAAAAGGGTTGCGGTATATGCCATACCCACGACCCGGGAGCTAAAGGTTGGGTTATCGATCATTCTCATCTTTGCTGTCCTAACGGTAAATACTGTCGCAAGTGTGTCAGAGGTATTCTCTGTGGGCCTTGTAATATGGGTCTGGGTCAATTTCAAGATGATCCCAAGCGGCTGCGCCGTGCTGCCGCTTGGGTATCCCGAAAGAGAGCCTAGAGACGTGCTGCCTTTCCTGCCCCTGAGGTTGCAAGCTGAGAGGATACTGCTGCCCCAACATGTTTCACCAGAGCCCGAGCCTCAGCATCGCCAACACCAACCGCTACGAGATCTGTAACAGCATCGTCCGGCGTCACCTTGGCCTCGTAAAGGCCGACTGTGGAGGCAATCAGCTCGCAGATAAGATTCGGATGCTGTAGATCGAGAACAAACTCAGCACCGAACAGATTGATGTACTGCTTGCGCGCATGATCGTACCCGCGATCTGGCCAGATCATGAAGATGTTGAAGTTCCGGCGTGCTTCTTCGATGATCTCGGCAATCGGAATATCCTTCTCCAGATCGTCGCCGAAGATATCCTTCACTTCATGCTTACTGACTGAGGCGAAGATCGGCTCATCGGCGTACATGAACATGTACCCCTTTTTGCCGCGCTTCTCCACGCAGTCAAGCACCATCTTGCGCGCAGCGGCGTAGAGCAGTAGATCATAGCTCTCGCCATCATTGCCGCCGCCGTCGCCGACCAGCCAGATCTTCTGAATGTGATCGTCAATGCGATTGTCGGTCTCGAATTCCGATATCTGGACCGCATTCTTTCCTTCGACTTTGTAATCGTCGTTGGCAGCAACAGCCACCTGAGGATCGACCAGATACTTGTTCAGGAGGTCCATCAGATTTGGTAGCCGGTCCTGCGCATCCACCGCCCGGGCCTTATTCGATCCCGTCACATCAAAGCAGACGAAGACGGCATTGGACTCAGGATGATCGGCAGAGTCGCGTGACTCCAGCTTGCCGAATGGCTTCTTGTTGATTCGCATGGGATCGAGATCCGCATGCACAGACGATGCTCTGGAACTGTAGGCAAATGCCGATGTTCCTGTTGCAGCACGTGTTGACTTGGAGCTTGAATACGCTCCGCTATCCCAACTACCAGCGCCCATTTTCCTACCTCCCGGATGGGGTTGTCGGCAAATTAAACTCATGCCACTTAGGCGGGCCGAACGCCTTCACAGCCGCCTCAGTCCAATCCTTCAAAGCATCTCCGGCCTTCCGGTAGCGCTTCTTTGGATCTTTCTCAAGGCACTTCAAAATCACCTTTTGCAGTTCTGGCATGAACAGCGTTTTTTGCAGCAGGTAGATCATGAGCTGCGCTGCCATGTAGATGTCAGATTCAGGCCCGACGTACGACTTGTCAAGAAGTTCCGGCGCATAATAATCCTTCCATGCCGGTACCCACGCAGACAGCCGCGTACGCTTCTCATAGTCTACTGAGTAACACCAGTCAATAAGTCGCACTGTGTGTTTGCGGGGATCAACATTGCTACCATCGTTATCCGGATAGAACATCACATGTGGCGGCAAGATCGCGCCATGAATGATCTTGTAATGATGAGCCCATGTGAGCACAGCAAGGATGCGTTTGAACATCCAGACCATTGTGCGGTCGTCGATATGAGTTACCGAATGGATCTCGGCGGCAGTCCAGAATCCGGAAAACTGTGTGATCACATTCACTTCACGCTTCCACGTTCCGTCGATCTGGAATTTGTCATGAAGGCGCGGCACACCGTCACGTACTGGCGTTGTAATCGTGCTCATCAACTCCAGCGCGCGCTGCTCTGCTCGCAGTAGATCGTTATCATCCGCACTGCGCGCCACCTTCACGATGTGCGTCTTATTCTCTACTCGGTAGAGATCCGCAATGTCGCCAATGTAAGGCGAGCGCTTTACTTTATAAGCGCCAATCTCCAGCGGGACGCAGTGCGCCAACGGCAAGCGTTTGCCCCACGTCTTATTGTCGGCACGCTTGTCTGCCTCCTCTTTCATCGCATTCAGTTTCTGAAAAGCCTGCTCTGCGAGAGGATCGCCGTTGTTTCTGTCTGGATGACAGATCTTGGCTAGATTGCGGTAGTCCTTTGTGATGTCGGTAAAGACATCCTCAGGACAACACGCTGTATCCAGCTTCTCTATGATGATTTGCAGACTCAATGATCCCTCCAAGGAATTACCAAGCGCGTATCGCTAGAACCAGTAGGATCAAAATCCACAGCGCAAAGAGGGCGGTTAAAACTGGTTCAGGTTCAGGATCTCTTTCCCACATCGGTGGAATCATCGTCTCCTCCTGCGCAAAATTACGATCACCACACCACCGAATATTGTCAGGAACGCCATCAGGCAGAGAAGAGCGCTGTCGGCGTGAGACATTATTTTATCGGCTCGCCGTGATAACCCTCGACCATCTCTGCCGGAAGCTTGTACGGAAAGACCGCAATGTCCTCTTCCTGATACGTCACGTCCGGCTTGCCAGTTTTGGGATCTTTACAGAGGTTCCAAGTTCCCTTCGCTGAGTCTGGAATGAAAAGTCCATTCGGCTCTGGTTGTGCGACTATGGCGTGCTCGCCCCAGAGTCGATTGCCTTGACCGTCAGTGAAAAATCCCGACCCGCCGCTGCCGTTATAGTACGCCCCCGTTCGCGTCGTCATGAACTCGTAGTGTTGAGGGTTATTCGAACGCGTGTTGTATGGCACGCCATAGCCGATTGATTCGCAAACAAACGTGTACTTCCCATCCATATTTTTGGTGTATGTCCACGTCGCGAGATTCGGCGTATCCCGCTTCTCCTGAATCAGCTTTACCATCCGCTTTTCATTCCAATTAACAATTGACGGCGGAGGTACCTGCGCATCTCCTTCGGCAAGGTTGCGTTCCTGCTGCTGAGCGATCTTGGAGTCATTGCTTTGATTGGCGGTTGAGTAGCATCCGGATATACAGATCGCAATCAACAGCGCGACGGTGAGTAGCACTATTCTTTTCATGATCCCCTTTTACCGCCTTGCATTCGCAAGGCATGACTGCAAGTAGTCTGGTACGTCGTCCATGTTCCATTCAGCGAATTCGTGATCAATCACGTCGTTGAGCATTGGCCTGTGTTCTGCGTCGGCCTGCGACACTTGAGTACAAAGTGTGTTGAGCCTCTGGATAGATCCCTGCCGGTAAGACTTCGTTTGCTCGTAGACCTTCCGGCGTGCAGCTTCTTGCTTGGGTGCCCAGAATTTGTAACTAATCAGATTGAACGAATCTGACACAAACGTCAGTACGAAGCTGACGCACATCAACGCGAGGAATGCCAGCGCAACGCGTGGCAGAGTCCACCAGCCGTCGCGTTCTACTTCTCGAAAATCGTCACGATATCCCATCAGAGTGTCCCTCCGCTTCTTTCCAGAAATTCTCGCCGTATACAACCTTGCCGCCCTGAGAGTGAAAGACGAGCATGTCACCGCCGTCCGTGATGCGAACCTCCATCCCAGCCTTTGTCGCAAAGTGCTCGCGGTCCCGCGCTTCATCAAACGAGATCTCCTCGTCTGGATACTTCATCTCGCCTTTGCGAAACCACGTTCCACGGCTGTGATATCCGTTCTTGCCGTAGAGGTACAGCCGCCATGGGCCATCGCCGGTCTCAGCGTGTTGGAGCTGAGTGAGGGTATAAACGTTGTCGTCGCTCATAAGGTCCTGAACCTCTCTTTGATTTCGCGTATAGTTTCGGTAAATTTCGGATCTGTTATGGCTCCCTTCTCGTAACAGAGCCCACGCTCCAGAAGATCAATCGTATCGACGATCCGTGCGCCCGGGATGATGTCACCATGCGTGTCGCGGTCACGTCCTAACAACCAGATGTGATCAGCGATAGAGACTGCCGCCGTCACGTCATGTGTCACCACGATGATCGTGTTCAACTCGTCGAGATCTGCTGCTTGCTGGATCAGCTCGCACGCCTTCTCCAGTTTGATCAGATCGAGACCTGAGAACGGCTCGTCCATGAGAATTAACCGCTCTTTACAGAGAATCATCTGCAAGATCGCTACACGCTGTTTCTGGCCCCCGGAGAGCTGGCAGGGATAGAGGTGAGCTTTATCCTCGATCTCAAACTGCCGCAGCGCCTCCATAGCGACTTGCTTGGCGTTCTTGTCGCCATGCTGCCGTAGTGGCTGCATCAGGTTCCCCAACACGGTCCTGTGCGCGAATAGAGGGTAACTCTGCGCGACAACGCCAACCTGCCCGACCTTGACTGGAGCCAACTCGTTCTGCGTCGCCAGCAGAATCTGTCCAAATGTTGGACGTTCGAGCCCTGCAAGGTTTCGGAAGAGGGTCGTCTTGCCAACACCTGAAGGTCCAAGGAAGGCGACGATTTGCCCTGTTACTTTTCCGGGTACATAAATGTCCCTAATCTCCGCGCACACGTTCTTCAAGATCGGACGACCGTCGTACGAGACACAGACGTTGTCGAGCTTGAGGATTGTGTCGCGGTATGTGTAGGGAACGATCATTTTGTCGTCGCTGGATATTTTGTTGGTTTCGGTGGTTCTGATCTGTAACGCGCAATCATGTGAACCACGACAACACTATCGCCGGTCCACCTCGCAAGATTTTCTGCGAATTTATGTGCCGTCTCCTCGTTGTCGTAATGCCATACGTTTAATCTGCCGTTGCTTGTGTTTCGTCCAATTACTTTGATTCCTGCGTCACTTTTCCATCCGTCGAGCGCTGAGTCAAAAGGATCGAACCAATCTCCACTGCCGACAACCTCTGCCATTTATCTTGCCTCCACAACCAAAAACGCGTACGGGCAGCACACCCGCTTCAACCATCCCAGCGCATAGTCCTGCGCAAGGCCCATTGAGAAAATTACGATCTGCAACGCCGCAATCTCTGAAAGATGAAAATACTTTGCGCTCGTCGCCAGCATAGCCCCAACGCCACCCTCTGAGCGGCTGATTGCCTCAGCGAAAGCAAGTGTTAACCACGCCATCGCAATGTTCTGCCGCATGACATCAAACGCTTTATCTGCCGCTCCAAGCACCTGAACCTCTAGGAGTGTGCGCCATGGTCCCATATGCATCACACGTGCGAGATCTAGGAACTCCTTCGGCGTGCTACTGAGTACGTCAACCATCGAGACCACAAAGAATACGGTCACTGCCCAGACCAGCACTGTCAGTTTCAACTGGTGGCCATTGTTTGTCACAAGAGTGAATGCGAATAGAAGTCCAGCCATACTCACGTAACGCAGTTTTCCGATCAGCATGACCGGCGCGCGGAAGACAGGCAATGTTCCCGCCCACGCAATCAACAAAGAAATCGCAGTCGCTATCAGGACCGCTTCTATATTCAGCCACAACGACGTGAGCAGATTTATAGCGAGCCCTTGATCCCAGAGATCTCCGAATGCCTGCCATACTTCCAGCGGCTTCGGAATGAACGCGACAGGAGACTGCCACCAAGCGCACAGCGCGATAAAAATCTCTACGGTCACTATGATCACGAATGACTGGCGGTCGATCTTCGCATTCGGAATGAAGATTTTACTGATCATTGATCCTCGTCGATGATCCGGTCTAACGCTGCCGCCCATGAACAGATTGTGGAGCGGTACACATGAGGTTTACTGTCTGGGATAAATTCCTTCATCTCGTTCGCGAGATCTCGCAGTATTTCGAGAGTCTCTTCTGGGATTTCGTAGACTGTTTTTGATCCAAATAAACCTTCAAAAAAGTCGGTAAACATTGCGACGAGAACAATGGCCGTAAGCAGCCCGCCACCACCTTCAACGATGATCTTGTAGATTGCTTCCGGCCACGTCATTGTTCTTTTTCTCCTTGCTACTTCGCTGCTGCTGCCTTAGCGATTTTCTTTGATACTGCCCAGCGCTTCTTCTGCGCGTCGCTGATCCGCTTGCGTGCAGCCGCCGACAGCTTGCGACGAGGCTTCCGTACAGCTTTCACTGCTGCTGCCTTCCTCTTTGGCAGGTTAAGGGGTTTCTTTGTGAGGGACATTATTTCCCCCGTCAGAGCGGAGCCTGCGGCTACGATTTTTGCGGTAGCCATAATAGACTCGCCTAGGCGGATGGATGCTGTTTCCCACGCGGCCTGTAAATCTTGTTGCAACTGTTCTACTGTGGTTTTTGCCATGTTTCCTCCAAGGTTAGTTACTGCGGAGTAGTATTTCGACGCGCCTATTCTGCGCGCGTCCATCTGTGGTCGTATTGCTCGCCACCGGCCTCTGATCGCCATAACCGGAGATCCGGAAACGGTTCATTGGAAAGCTGGATGGAGCAGCACGATGCAGAAAGTCTGCTACGGCCTGTGCGCGACGACGCGACAGATCTTCGTTCGCCGCAGAGTTGCCGGTATTGTCGGTGTGGCCAGACACCTCAATCGCCGCACTCGTGATCGCAAGCGAATCGCGAAGTTGCTGAAGCTCTGCTACACCGTCTGGTAACGGCATTGCGGAGCCTGTGGCGAAGTTGATGTGGTAGTTCGCATCTCCAAGCTGCCGACCGTTCGCTTGTGAGCTGTAATCGACCGTCTGAGCCGCAGCAAACGAGGTACCTGTATCGCTCAGACGATCCCGGGCATCGTTCATGTAGCTCTTGATCTCAACCTCGCTCACTGGCGGGATCACGGTCTTCTTGAATATCGTCGGGAAGTAGGTGTTGTCGAAGGTCGCAAACGCGTTGTATACGCTGCGGTAATCGTCGTTCGCGCCTTCTTTGATCCCGAAGACTTTCAGCATATCGGCCATGCCGTACACAGCGCTGCCGCCTAGACGTACAGAGGTACCAGTGGCATCGCGTGCCGTGTAGCCGTCGAAGCCTTTGCACCAGTAGCTGCCGTTAGCGTCGCCACCATCGCCTTTGTCATCGTAGACGTCAACCGAGATCTTGCACGCCCGCCGCTTGGCCTCAGGGAAGGCGCGGACTTGATCGCCAGCGGTCCCTACAGCGGAAAGAAAGTTGACGATTTCGTCATGGTTATCCGACAAAAATTTGGCAGGACCAACAAGAACTGCGGACATCAGATAGTCATGTGACGTTGCAATCGGAACAAGTCCGCCGCGCTTGGTCGCAAGAATCTCATCACCCGGGAACCATGTGGCCACGCCATTCACACAAACATGCACGTCTTTGCCGGTTGGATGACCGTCCTGAACGAGTTTACGATCCTCACATTTACTCCCCGACACGTAATCTGTCGCAGCGGTGATATAGTCCTGTGAGTTCAAAAAATTCAAAGCATTTGGATCAAACGTCTTTTCGTCAGGGTTGATCAGCACGCCATTGTCGCCTGCGTGCTTCACACAAATGTTATAGTCGTCATCGCGAACAACAGCCTCAATCAGAAGGCCATGCTGCGGTAATACATTGCCGTTTGCATCCTTCATCTCAGTGTTAGCAATCGAATGCGGACTGGATTTGTAGCTCTCTGGAGCCCAGCAACCATCCTCACCATTCGACCTTCCCACCGCGCCGAATGTTTTGAAGTTCCATTCTGGACCAAGGCCAGCCGCCCGAAGCTTGCTGTTTCCTACGGCAACGAATTGTGGTGAACCACCACCCATAATCACGACAAAGTTGTAGCCGTTAGAACACTGTTTTGCGCCGTCCTTTAACTCTTTAGCGCAGGCTACGAGTCCGTCCTGCATCTTGCCAGTATCGTCCTGCCGCTCAAGAGAGAGGTTGACGCCAAACTTCTCCGTCTGTGATCCGCGCTTGGTTGTCTTACCGCCATTCGCGAGGAGTAATCCGAGCTGCGCGTTCCACTCCCAGATCCCGCCGCGAACCAGAGTCGCCCCTACTGATGCGTCCGAATCGCTTGGATATGGGAGTGGTTTGACGTCGGGGATTGCCGCGTCTTCAATCTTGGGCATGTTGACTTTGCCGACGCTGACCGCTTTGGCAAAGGATGATGGTAGATGCGCGAGCACTGCTGGTTGCCGCAGTACCCAGAAGAGAATGACACCGAGCAAGGCGAGGACCCCAGCCTTGGCGATGCCTGTTAAATTTTCCCACCAGCTAAACATAGGTTCTTTCTCCCGGCTGTTGATTTACAGAAGGTCACTGAGATCATTGCTGCCGCTCGCCACGCGGGGAATCAGGACCGGTTCCTGTTTTGAAGATTTGTCCATCGTGAACATCTCAAGGCTCTTGTCACCAGACGTAAGGAGCTTATGTTCAAACTCTTCCATCTGCTTCAGGGCAGCATCATCGACAGCGCCTGTCTTGACATCCATACCATCCATGAAGTTCTGCGATAGGCGCTGGAAGTCGTCCATGTATCCGAGCTGCTCGCTGACTTGTTTCTGAATCTGGTAGTACGCCTCGCTGTACATCTCCTCCTCGACCGCGCTGTCTCCAGACAACATCGAGATCGCGGCCTTAATTGCGCCGCCTGCATTCTGCGAGGTTTCGTACTCGATCCGCTTCTGCTTGATATCGTCCTCTGTATCCTCGATGAAGAAATCGAGGTTGGTGGCGTATCGACTCAGAGTGCTGTATATTTTCTGCAACTTCTTGAGAAGCTCAGAAAAGCCAATATTGGATTGATTGCGCCGCTCAGCCCTGCGCGCATTGCGCTTCATCTGAAGCTCCATGCGCAACTGCTCGTCCTGATCTTTGGCAGCGCTGGCCATCTTTTTCGCCTGAAGCGCCTGCCCCATACCTTCCTGAGCCTCTTTGGCATTCTGAGCCATCACATCTTTGACTTGGCGAATAGCTGCGCTGAGGCGGGTCATGTGCCCGTTAAACTTTGCGCGCTTCTTCTTCATCTTCGACAACTGCTCTTGGATGATCTGAATTGGATAGGTCGCGATAAAGACGCTGGTCATTCGGCGGATCAGCACGTGAAACATCATGCGAGGGCGCTTGCCAAGCACGAGATACAGGATGCTGATAAACAGGCCGATAAGGAATGTCAGGTGGAGCGTATCCACCATCATGCTCAGGAGCCACGGCAGCAAGATGCTCCAGAAGTACAAGACGAGCCCAATAATGGAACCGCCCACCAGTAACGCGCCCCAGAATTCGCGGTTAAGCTTACCGTCTGGACCGCGCCATGACATCGGATTGAAATTGTCTGGTAGCGCAAGTTGATTGTTTGGCATGGGTCTCCTTAGGATAATAGGCTGCTGTATTCGGCCTGTTTTGTGGTGATCTCAGCAAGACGTTGCTGGGCAGCAAACTCAAAGGCATGCTCGCGAGTCTGAAGTCTAGATTGCGCATCGAAGGCTTCTTTGGTGAGCTGTTGTACCTGTTGTTGAAGCTCTTCGGCCTTCTTTTTCTTCGCATCGACATCAGTCGCCGTCTTATTCATTACTATCTGCTTAAAGTTGCTCAGTTGACTCTGGAGATTTGCCTTGGCAGATTCAAAGGCGGCAGTGACGTCGGCAGGGTTTATCCCATCCATCTCCATTGCCTGTTTGAGCGCGATAGTGAACTTCGTCTTGGGATCGATTGCTACATCTTTCATCGGCGCAAGGTGCTTCTTGATCGCGAGAAAGACCGGTGTACTCTCCCAGTCGGTCTTTCCCACTAAGCGCTGGTAGATGTCTGCATCGGGCGTTTCGGGGCTCACTGGAGAACTCTCAGTGACAACTGGAGTATCGACCGGAGCTGGCGGCGCAGGAGATGAGTGATGAGGCTGAGCGTCAGGAACAGGCACATCGTGCTCTTTCCAGACAATATCTTTCCATGACATTGATGTTTTCTCCCGGAAAACATTCCAGTATCTGGACTGGGTTATCTATTACTCTGCGCTACCGGATTTCGGGTGTCAAGTAAATTGCGCGCATCACAGTTTGCCATACTGCCAATAAACGCCAACTACCGCAACCATGAACCCGATCAGTTCCCATGCGCCAAACCAGAACAAGCTATTAAATACTGATGCTCCCACTGCTGCGAGCACTATTACAATCACGCAGGCTAAGAACCAGAGCAGCCGCCGCTTATCACGCGACATGCTCGGCTTGCGAAGATGAAAACCTCCACATATCAAGCAGCTCTCTATCGTCCAGCCCTGCACGCCGTGACACCTCATAACATGCCTTACTTCTATCGCATCGTCCAGCTCTTTGAAAGCGGGATGCGTGAGACATACGAAGTGTTCTCCAATTGATCTCATATCGCCTCCAAGATGTCAGAGTTGTAGTCCATTCTGACTGAGCCCTTTCTCATATTGCAAAGGTTGTGCGCCGCTCCGTTGTATGGCTTAATCTCTCCTGTAACAGGATCTGGCTTCTCGATTCTGTCATCGTGATGACCTCCGCCGTGCCCTCTGCCATCCTGATGTTCGAAGGTGGCATCGACAATACTGAGCCTGCCCGGGCACCCTTCCACTTTGCCGTACAGGCAGCATACCTTGTCTTGTCGTTCCCACATGACCCGGATACGACGGAAGTATTCCTTACGTCCGGCTGTGGTGTTCATGTTACAAATTTCCCTACCGTCCTTGAGAACCTTCACAGCTTCCGGCTGCTTTTTGATCTGCCCGGGCTTAGGGAACATCGGCTTATCCACCGTCGCCTCCCGGCCACACGCGGCAGGCATACTGGACAAGAGCCGTATAGACCTCGAATTCGAGAACAATTTGTTCGTTATGTCCAAGGCCATCTTCGACGGTCAGTAAAATCGCATCATCCTCGCGATGCTGAGCGTAGACGCCGTCGCCTAGATAAGTTTTCTGCGCATCATGTGCCAAGTATCCTCCTCGATGTTTCCGCGAATGCCGCGTCGGTCGGCTCTGATATCCAGCCCATGCGGTGCAAGATTGTCAACTGCTCGTCGCGGGCTCCCCGGCAGAGATGTGTCTGTTTCTTGCCATGTATCGCTGGGTGATGGCAGATTTGGCTCGCGTTGAATCCGGTGCGTTCTATGACTTTCGCGCGCAGTTCGCGGTCGCCGTTCGGCCCAAACGGGCACGACGCGCACTTCTCTTTCATCACTGGCCAGCCCTTAATCCGCTTCACTCTTCTTCGCCTTAGCGTAGCTCTCTTCAAGCTTTTTGACGGCCTCATGGTACTGAATTTTGTTCCGGACACTAAAAGCACTGCCGAAGTAAGTGTCCACGGAACGTCTGTCTACGAGTTCTTTCAGCCGATTAAATTCCGCTTCAGCCTGCACGTAGTCATGAAGTAACTTCTTGTTTTCTTTTGACTCCGGAAGGATCTCGTCGTTTTTCCAACCGGCCTTCGCTTCAATATTATGACCAATGGCTTTCAGAGAGTTTCGGTCAATACCAGTGATGACCGCTGAATCGATTTCCCGTTTGGTACCAGAAAACCTATCGGAGGCTCTCAGCACCACTACAGGTAAACTCAGCGTCACTTCTTTGGCTTTCTCTTCCAGACGTTTGTCGATGTCTTTCTTAACGGCTGAGAGCGACCCTTTGCTGATGTGGGTGCCGTCAAAAACAGCCCTGAACGTGCCTGCCGCTGTCGCCTCGATCATGACCCCTTTATGGTTCCATTCCATATGTTTTTCCTTTCACGATATACTTCTCGACGTTAGCGCATGGGACGTTAGCGATGCTCACAACCGTATCGGCTCCATATGTGCGCGAAGATATCGCGGCAAAACATAAGCCAGTACGGTCATCTTTGTGATAGGAAATGTTTGCAGAAAGGTTCTCAAGTCTCTCATCTTGTAAATCTGAGTAACTCTTTCCACACCCTACCGCGAAACCAGCAACACTCAACACAATCCATAGCCGCTTTTTACTCATCATCCCTCCAAGGATTACGGTACGATTCCTGCTGCCTTCATTTCCTTATGCCGCTGGTGATGGTGTACCGTACACAGCCAAACAACCTCCAGCGGCTTGTCGTAGTTTTCGTGGTGAGCATGAACTTTTTCTGCTCCGCAGCGCTCGCACGGTTTGCTTTTCAACTTCCCGTCGCGGATCGCATTGTTAAGAAGATTGTGAGCTGCGTACTTACGAGGACTTTTCGCGCGCCACCTCTTCGTGTTTCGAGTGTTGCTTTTGATTCTCTTTTGCGTTACGCCTCGCAATCTGTCATATGCGCGCACTTTATCGATTTTTGCGTTACGGTTTGTTGTGACATCTTCACGAGTACAGTCCTTGCATTTTCCGAGACGCCCATCGGCCATTCGTGGATGCCGATAAAACATCTCGATATCCAATTCTTTCCCGCATCGAAAACACGTCTTCTTCATGAATAGACTGTATCACAGTTTTCTTCAGAAAGGGTTTTCTAAAAGGGTATATCCTCGTCTGTGATCGGGTCCGCGTCGTACGAATCATCACGCGACTGCTTGCCATACGACTGACCGCCACCAGATCCTGAATCCTCGCGCCCGCCGAGTAGTGAGATGTCGTTGACAATAATCTCAGTGCGGTAGACTTTCTTGCCGCTCTGCTTGTCGTCCCAGCTACTGGTCTGAAGCTTGCCCTCGACGAAGATCTTTGAGCCCTTCACGACATAGTCGCGGATGATCTCGGCAGTACGACCGAAGGCTTTAAGGTTGTGCCATTCGGCGCGCTCACTCCAATTACCTTGAGCGTCTTTTGTTCGATCTGCTGTAGCGAGAGAGAAGCTCGCTACGAGCGTGCCGCCGCCTGTTGACTTCATGTCAGGATCTTTTCCAACATTGCCAAGCAGAAAAACTTTATTGACCGTCTTACCCATCAAAACCTCCAAGTTTTTAGCAGAGTGTCGGTTACCCGACACTCTGCTTATTTACCTCACTCAGCCCAACCCCGCGCAGCCTTAGCGAACACAGCCGGACCTAGCCGCCCGTTCCACACCTGCAATACCCGAGCGGACCACAGCAAACCTAACCAGTCCTCTCCTCGCCTGCAAAGCGTTGCCCTTCCCGGCGCATCCGTACTGCGCCTTACCGGACCATTCCTAACCTGCAACTCCGCACCTTGCCACGCCCTGACGAGCCCGAACTAGACTCACCCAACCGTACCTGCAATGCCTCGGCTTGCCACTCACTTCCTAACCAACCGGGCCTAACCACACCTGCAACTCCGTAGCTCAGCTTACCCAGACAAACCTTGCGAACCTTACCATGCCTGCAACTCCGTAGCTCAAATCTCCATTGCAAGCCACATCACTGCGAACGAAACCCAACCTATCCGCGCCTGCAATGCGATGCCTCACCTAAGCGCACCACAACGAACCCTTCCAAAGCATCCCCGTCCTTACCATACCTGCCGCACCCGAACGTACTTATGCTGCCACTGTCTTCAAGATTCTTTTCATTTCACCGACGACCTTACTGAGCCGCTTGATCGTCTCATACCGATCCACAAACGACCGCATCTCTTTGAGAGCGTCGGCGAGAAGAACCTCTCGATGCTCTTTCTTTTTGAGAACCGTTTGTAGCTCTCTGTAGCCGCCGCCATCTTCACGGTCGCTACTGAGACTCACAAATACATTCACGGGGCGCGGCGATCCGCCGACATCGATGTACTGAATCGTCGTACGGATTAAGTGGCGCGCCTGCTCTAGGCGATACTGATGAGCCGCTTCAGTATCGTCCCACATGAACTTGTCATGTAAAGGAGAATTCTGAGAACGGGCGGCTTTGACAACTTCTTCTGCGTGAAGACGACCTTCGTGCTTTGCCGCGATTGCACGAAGTTCGTCAATGATTGGTGTACTCGCCGAGAGTGTGCCCATTATTTCTTAGCCTCCTCAATTCTGAATAGTCCCCAACCCATGCCAGCCGACGCCTTCGAGTCGGGCCTGCCTTCCAAGAGTCCGACCTGCTGGCCAACTCGGTCCAGCAAGTTGGCGACGTCAGTAAGTGAGAATTGGTCGTTGTCGAAACGAATGCGCAGGACAGCCGACCATTCGTCCCACATCGGGCGGATACGAACATCACAGACGCCAGTTGCATTTCTGACAGCCATCTTTACTGGCTTCGGATTGCCGGATGTGATCCGCACCAGCGGCGTGCCTTCGTCTTTATCGAAACCATCCGCTTCGATGAAGATCGTCAGCTTCGCGAGTGTCATTTTAAAATTAACGAGACGGCAGGCGGAGATCATTGCATTTCGGAACGCCGACGCTGGGATACCACACCAGCCTTGCCGCGCGATATGTTTTGCGCCCTCATAGAGAGATTCGAAATCTTTCGACTCTCTCTTTTGCCCCTTGCGCGCCTGACTGCCTGCGCGCTGCTTGTCTTCCATCTGCTCAAGGGCTTTTTGCGGAAACTTGTTCATCACCAACGGTGCTGTGCCAGTGATTTTAAAAACACCAATCTGAAACTTTGGTGGTTTGATTTGTACGACAGCGCTCTTGCTATCCTGCGTTGGCGCAGGTGCCGCTTTCTTTGTTGCCATTATTTCCCCCCGGTAGCCTTTTGTTTTGCGGATTGTCTAGGACGATCCCAATACGGCGATTTGCAGCTCCCACAGCAGACTGGCTTACTACCATCCTTACTACTCCACTCGTGACCGCATCGCAGACAAATCCAGATCGTAACCCTTACGACTCGCTGAGGCATACCGAAGACACTATACTGGCAGTAATTACTTGTCAAGAACTAAACTGGGTACTCATCTGGCATTGCTAGCTGCAAACCTACCGGCATCATCTGCGCATGATGCGGCTGCGAGAGAATCAAGTCGGCACCTTTTGCAATCAGCGCGCGATCTTCATCAGTGAAGCGATACCGGGTAAGACTCGCGGCTCCATCCGGGTTTCCATCTTTGTCGTGGTATACGTATCGGCAGACAATGATGGGGTAGTATCTCTTCTGGTCCAGAGCAATGACTTGCTCTGTTTCTACTTCCTTTTCCGTTAGAACAGGCGATACTGATTGCATTACGCTGTCTCCTCTCTCGAACCATCTAAACCGAAAAGGGTAGCCGAAGCCACCCTTTTCTTTAACCATACCGCACCCAGCCGCGCCTCGCGTCAACTCACGACGACATACCTCACCTGACCTCGGCGGCTATGCTGCGTCTACTTCACCGCAGCACACTTCAATTATATGACCCATTTCTAAAACGTGATTTGCTACGGTCAGTTTTAAACTGCTGAGATCCGAAGTTTCTTTAATCGCCTGCGTGAGCTTATCTTTCGCATCAAGCATAAATGTCGTCATTGCTGGGCGGTCGCGGTATTCTGCAATTAGAAGTTCAAGAGCGAACGTTTCATCTTCGAGTTCATGCTCAACCATCCAACCGCGCAGCCCATCTTGCATGACTTTCTTCTGCTCAGCTCGAAGTTTGAAATTCCATTCCGCCCACTTCTCAGATTTTGACTTTCCTTCCGCGTGGGCTCCCTTGGTAACAAGGTAGTCGGCGAAGTCGGAAGTTTTCATTTCAGCAGCGGCGCGCAAATTTTCCGGATCGAGGCGAACATCTTCCCGCTCCAAACCTAACCGTTCCGCATTTTCTGTTGACATCGCGAGGTAGCTGTCACAGTCCAGTTTCTGGAATCGCAGACCTATAGCGACCAACCTATACCAGTTTGACCGGCTGAAGCCTTTGGCGATCCGGAACTCGTGCTGATTGGCAAATCCGAGAACTCCCCAAGCACCTTGATCGGCGAGGTGCTCAATGAACCCACCATGCCATGCGATCAGCTTTGAAACGTTACGGAGTGTGACATTGCTCTCCACAAGCACTCGTCCGCTTTCGAGTACCAGTGCACGTTGTTTCTCGTCCAAGACGTGGACAATTTCCATCGTACCCTCCTCGTCTTCTCCCGGACTAAGCTAGTAAAGCTTTGGCTGCTCGTACGCCACTTCACCTTCCGGCCTGTCGCCGGAACACCACTTTGCAGTCTTTGAATCCTTGAAAAGTTTCACGTTACACGGAACCCCGAAGCGCTGCTTGCAGATGATCCCAGCTCCCTCATCTGTGAAGTGGCCGAGATCAGAATCCCACTTGAGGTGCAATAGGCAGATCGTTGTAGCGTCATTCTCAAGCTGACCACTATTATGCGCAACTAGACCGTCTGCTAAAAACGCTCCCGTTTCTGGCACTGTAAGATCGTACACCTCAGCCTCTCCAGCCGGTTCAATAGCAACAACTTTTTCCCATAACAAATCGCTCTTGGCGTAAGACAATAGCCATTGATCTGAAAATTTACATGCCAGCGCAGCGGCCCTTTCCCTGTCCATCATTTTCCCTTGATCTTTCCACAGGCCAGCGTAACGAATAGACGCGTAGCGGCTAATCTCACGAGGAAGACCGAACGGGCCTGAATTGGTTATTGTCTTCGTGTTGTCGCACCACGCCGCTGCTGACGCCAACAACTCCGCTTTGCGACCTCTCACTGGAATCGTTGAGGCAAACCATAAAAGATTTGGTTTATAGGAACTGAGGTACACACGATAGAGTGGCTTTGTTGCTTTCTTGGAAGTGTATCCGTTTGAAATTGAAGACACTATTCCAAGTCTTTGGAGGAGCGTTTGTATATCTCTCGCTAGCCGATAGCTGGTGCTATCGAAGTGAACTCGCCATCCTGTCAGCCCGGAGTTGTATTTTTCTTTTTTAACGCACCCGTCCGTGGCGAGATAACCGGCTAAAAATTGCCGCGCACCTTCTCTACCGCGAGCCCAGACGTACTCCGGAATATGTTTTTCACTGTCACGCTGCCCATATACGCCAATTTCCTGAAGAAATACTCGCACAGGATTGCCGTTATTTTTCGACACATTCCCCGCCATTGTGAAGCTGGCCTCGTGGTATCGGGAACTTTTTTTGCGATGCACTGAAATGCTTGGCCAGTAATTCAGCATAATTTCTTCCACATCATCGAACGTCTCTGTGTCATTGGAAATAAATGATACTGATCTGCTGCGCAGGTAGCTCCCATCTCCTGTCAAATATCCGAGAAGCCTGCATAGGTCATAGTGATTATCTTCTGGTTCCTTTGCCTCTGGTATATACATCGCAGAAGCAATGCAGTCTCCTGTTTGCAGTTCTTTTACAGTTTTCCACCCCGTAGCTGAACGAAGTGGATGATTTGCTGTGCATGTGATTGTTTTTCCGGTCGATGTTTTAACTTTCCAAACTGGCTTTACGCCGGTACTCCACACTTTACTCACTTTGGCAGGCCGAACGTGTTGGCAATCATCTACTGCCATAATCATCGCGCCAGCCTCAAGATCAGCCACTTTCCATAGCCTGCCGCTCACCGCGTCAATTACGCGCGTATCGCCATGTACGCACTCGCGCAGCATGTTCATGGTTGGAACGGATTCAAGATTACCCCCGCGATTCAACTGCGACAAGACTAATGTTCGGGCTCCAGTATCCTTCACTAGTTCCGCATTCGCGATACTGGCGCGCCCCATTCGGAGCCGCATGTCTTCATTCTTGTCGGTCGCGGGAACCTGCATGCGTTGGATGTAGTCGATCCCGATCAACTCCACGCCATGGCGATGCATTGCCAGACGACCGTGCGCAATCTCCTCGTCAAGCGTCAGGTTGCGTTCGTCGAATAGGAATAGGCTCTTAGCCCACTCATTCGCCACGAAGCGCGCGGCGTCGCGGAACTGCTGTTTCTCGTGTGATGTAGCGAGCCATGGCTTCGTACACGCCGTGTAGCGGATGCCATGAAGCACAGCGTAGAGCTGACGAAGAAATGTCTTCTTGGTTGGCTCGATCAAAAACAGCGCGATCTTGCGGCCCTTGAGACAATTTGCGGCCACGATCTGCGCGAGGAGCGTCGTCTTACCGACTCCAGAGTAGCAGCCGACAACGGCTTGTTCTCCGGGCTGGATGCCCCCTGTCGCCTCGTCAAGGCCCTCAACGCCCCAACTAAACCCCGGAGTCTCTGTAAGCTGAGCTTGCTTCTCAAAGTCGTTGAGAACTTCGATAGTCGCTTCATCGACAGGAACGAGACGGCGATGAACGCTGCCTGAAATCACTTCCTCAAGGCCAGCGCTTAGGGCGCTTGCTGTGATCAATGATGGCTCTGATTGATCTGAGGCTTGCGTGATTGTTTTAGAACACACGTGAATCAACCGGCGCGCCATTGCCTTGTCTTTCACAATCCGGATATAGTCGTCGATCTGTGGCCTCATTGGCAGACCTTCCGACAGAGACGCAAGATACGCCACACCGCCGATGTACTCGATCTCTTTTTTCTTTGAGAGATCGTTACTTACTGTGACGATGTCGATTGCCTCGCGCTCACGCGACAAGCTAAGCATGCAGGCAAAAATCCGCTTATGTGAGTCAAGAGAAAAGTCTTCAGGTTGAAGCCTCTCGATGGCTTCGAAGATGTAATCCTCGTCCATGAAGACCGCGCCAAGAATCGTTTTCTCGGCATCGATGTTGGCCGGAAGCGTGATGTTGTGCAATACATCACCATCTGTCAGCGCAGGCCGCTTGCGCCGCGATGGCGGCTTCTCTGGCGCTTTATCTGGAACGGCGTAGTCGTCCCTACTCATGCCGCGTACTCCAGAAGTTGGCGATCATGAGCATCTCTTCTTCGGTGAATGTCATACGTTTCGATGAAACAGAACCGTCATCGCCATTGAATTTTGTCTGCCTGACAAGCAGTACGTGTTTTGTTGCATCTTGCGTATCCGGCATCAGAATCAGATCCCGGATCATGCCTTCGTTATGCCGAATCATCGCCGTCTTAATTGGCTCTCGCGATTTCACTTCTTCCCCCCAGAGTTAATGAATTTCATATTTTCAAAAGGATCTTTTTTTCGCGATCCCTTCGGGTATGGCCACGACTTTGGATCTCGCCAGTCGCCGTCGCCGAAAAATTTTGCCGGTCCCTTGACGTACTCCAGCTTTGACTTTTCCTGTTCGTACAGCCGCCACGCCGCGATCATACGGTCGCGGATGTCGTCTGGATTACCGCCGCGTTTTAGTTCTGCCTGAGCAATTGCCTCAAGGTTTACTGCAAGATCTTTCCCTGCGAGCATTAGCTCTTCGATTACGCCTTTCGCAACCATATGCGAAGTAATTTCAGACTTGATAGGCACCTGAGGGCTTTTTGGGTTTTCCACGGGAGTTGCCGCGTCAGGTAGTCTCTGTGTAGTCTCTGTGTAGTCTCTGTTCTTTAATAGTTTGGCGGTTTCGTGCATAGAGTTTGGCGGTTCGGTGCCTACAGTTTGGCTGTTTGGTGCATCTGGCTGGGGGTCCGGTGCATCTAGTTTGGCGGTTTCGTGCATAGCCTCAACCAAAGCTTTCATATTCACGCGGTAATAGAGGCGCGCAGGTACCCCAACGAGCTTTTCTTCGATGACGCCAACAGAGCGGAGTTTCGCTCTTGCTCCATCCTGCTCTCGCCGGGTGAGGCCGGTCTCTTCTTCCCATTCCTGTTGTGTTTTGTAAAACCAACCATCGGGATCGTTGGTGCGATTAGCCCAATAGAAAGCCTGTGAAAGCATCAGCGCGCCATTAACGCTGCCAGTGATTTTTACGAAAGGTCGATGAAAAGCAATGGGACGATCAAGTAGCTTTTTTAGTTCATTCACTTTCGATCCCTCAAAAGACAAAAAACTAGCGCGTGCCTGTGGCGCTCTGTGAGCGTCAAGCATAGGATTGCCTCAATTTTCCGCTGGAAGCTATCCAGCAAAGTTCAGCCTTAATCCACACGCCAGTGTCCTCACGCAGGATTCAGTGCGAGGTGGTGGGGTCGATTGGAGCCGACCCCGACCGGCGCGGATGCTGACTTCGCTGTTTGAGGCATCAGGTTGTACGGCCTGACTCAGCCATCATACGCATTCAAGAATTGCGCGCAAGTGTTTTCCACAGCAAAAATTGTTGTGGATTGTTTGCAAAACAGGTACCTGATTGTGGAAGACCCGGAAAGGCGAAAGCCCCGTTCTGTTTAGCCTGTCGGGGGGACGAGGTTACAGGAGAACGGGGCCTTCGGGCGCTTAGCGGGCGAGGTACCTTGGAGGGATTAACTCACCAGAGCAGCTTTCATTGAACCGTAGTTTCTGGCGGCGTGTCAACACCTTTCTTCGGGCGCTTCCCGCGCGCCGGGAGAACTGGCTTCGGTGGCTCCGGTTTATATCCGACATGCGCGTAATATTCCTCAAGACTTCCGTGCCAGTCGGCAGGCGGCTCTGGTGGGCCGCTCTGCGTCGCTACAGCTTCACCCTGCGGCTGCGGCGTCTCCGGTGGAGCATCGGAGCCTCCCGGCGTCTCTTCGCCCTCCTTTGCGCCTCCCTCTACAACCTCGCCACCCTTCTTGAAGAACGAGACGACATTCTGCTTTGTCTGTTCCTCGGTCTGGAGCGGGAGATCGAGCTGGCGCTCGGCCACGGTCATTGGCCTAGCTTTGACAAATTCTCCGGTTACGCTGTTGTAATACGAAACCTCGCCAACGTTTGGCGAGTCCCAGCGCAACGTGCAGTCGTATGTCCGCATTTCGTGTCCAGCGGTAATCTGCCGAGAGAGAGTGCCGATGCGGTTTTCCATCCCCGCTTCGCGCTCCTTCAACTGAGCGGCCATAGATTTTCTATCTTCATCGAGCTTCGCTCGCTCCTGATATACCTGAGCAAGTTCAGCCCCCAAATCGCCGCGCTCTTCTTTTGTAAACTCATAGCGCATCGACACCGCTTCTATCATCGGTCTTGCCATTTTTCCCTCCCGAATTTGTGGGCGGAGATTGAGGACTCCGCCCACTTACCACACCGCGCCTATCCCGACCTAGCGTAACAGTGCCACACCTCTCCCCATCACACCTTCCGGGCCTCGCCTCAATATTGATCCAGAATCTGGATTATTTCACTATCTGTGTTTGTTGCGGGCGCTCCAGTGCGATTGACTTGTTCGCGGTCATCACGCAGTCGCCCAACTGCCGAATAGCAAAAGTCTGATCCGGCCCCGGCTTCGTGTTGTTTAGGATGATGTGCGCAAAAATGCGGGCACCTTCACGGATCGAGGCGAAGCGTGGTAACTGTTCCGGCGTCGGCGCGTGGTAGGTGAACAAATGATCCACATCGATTGCGGGATTGTTTGCGCCGACAAATGCGGCTGGTTTAGGCGATGGCATCTCTTCTACTTCTGACTTTCCCATTTTTATTCCTCCCGGAACGTAACGTCCCTTTTCTTTGATCATTTGCTGCATGATGTCCCAACCCTTACGGACTAGATCATCAAGCTCCTGCTGCGTGTACTGCCCGATGCGGATCTTCTCTTCACCGACGTCCACTATGCCGCCCGGGCTGACTTCACCGTGTGTGAAGGACGGAATTACGCAATAGATGATTCGATCTTTCGATGACGTACGACCGCGCCACATCCCCATGTAATGAATATCGTCAAGATCGATGTCGTCGGGGACATATTGATCCCAATCTTCGCTTTTCTCAAGGCTCACACTGACGTTGTTTGGAATCATCCCGTCAGGACAGCCACCAACAAACCATGTCCATCCTCGGAATTGCGGTTGAGGCGACTTCGCATACTTGTTGTCCAGCGGACAAGCGCCAAGAGAATCTAGTAGCGCCGTTGGGTATGGCGGCAGATTCTCTCGCGCCTTCTTGCATGCTTCAGCGGCCCGTTGGTAGCGGACCGCTCGCTCTTTGTTCGTCATACTTCTCCTACGCCGGGTCTTTGTGCCGCTTTCCTGACAGCTTGTTGCCAGATGGTTCATCAAACAGGCCATCTGCTGTGGTATTGCGCGGCGCGTCCTCGGCGGATTCGGGCTCTTCCTCTAGTTCCGCATCAAGATTCTCGCCGTACACTTCCGCCAGCTTACTGAGGACGTTCTGGAACTGATCCTGCCGGATGAGGTAGCGGTGCTGGACCTTAAACTCGCGGTCGAGGAATGCCTTGATATCCTCATCCGAGATCTTCAAGTCCTTCTGTACGCCGAAGAGTTGCAGGCCATCGTCGAAGCTGATATGGATCTTCGGATCGTGCCCTTCAGACTTTTCCCAGCGCTCGCGGGACGATGGTTTCTTAGCGGCTGCGGCCTTCTTTCCCTGCGGGCAGTCGGCAGTGTGCCCATCGACCTGTCGGCACTCTGCACACATCGTCTTGTCTGGTTGAGCTTGTCTCTCGGTGCCCTCGTTGCCGTGTCCACGATTCTGCTCTTTCGACTGCTTGAGCGTACCAACCTCTCGCTGTGTCTTGTTTTGCTGTGAGGGGCGCGTGTCCGCTGGCGGCGCAAAGCTGTCTGCCTGTCCCATTTCCTCGTCGGTGTAGATCTGACCAAGCTCTTCAGGCCAGCCCTTGCGGAGCGCTAGAGCCTCGGCGCATTTCGTGAGTTGGTTTATGGGCATTTTGGCCCACATCGAGTTGGGTACCTGTTTGCCGCTCTGATCTTTATAGGTCTGCACGTACTCGCGGTAGTAAGCGGTCGCGTTGAACTCCATCCACTGTCCAGACTTTTCGTGAAACTTCTTCACATAGACCGTGATACGAAGGTCTGCCCCTCCAGCACCTTCGACGCGCGGCTCCTTGTCGGACGGCATGTACGTTCCGGTCCGGTTCGCGATGGCGCGATAGCCATCGATGCCGGTCTGGATCGTCATCTTTGGAACCCACTTGTCGCCTTCCTTTGTATTACGTACGACAGCGTGGATCTGACGTTGGAGCGGATCGAGACCACGTACATGGGCAACGTACAGGAAGAGGCGGAACTGATCCTCGTCGAGTCCTATGGCGACCGTCCGCATAATCAGCTCTTTTTGGTTTTCCCACTCACGGCTTACCTGCATTGCAGATGAGCCAGCCGACATTACTGCGAGATTTGATTCAGGCATTTTCCCTCCAAGATTTGAGTGGCTTCGTCTCCGTAAGGCCGACCGGATTTAACTTTATAGATCGTCTGGCGGTGGACGCCGTATTGTTTTGCAAGCTCAGGAGCAGATAGAGAACTTGCACGAATTGCGAGCACTTGTTCTGGCAGAAGTTTCATTATGCTATTTGGTCGCTTTATCAGTGGAAGATGAGCCCAAGATTCGCCACACACTATCATACGAATACAGCTCTCTGTAACATGATACTTCTGCATGAGGACCTGCACTTTTTCACGCATCGCGTACCGGCGACGAATCTCCATTACTTCTTGGCTGGTCAGCTTGACCATTCCGTGAGTCTCACCACGAAGCCCGGGACCATCTATCATTTGGCGTGCTCGTCCTTTCGCTATAGCATCGGCTATATTGACGGAATCGTCGCCTTCAAAGAGATGATCTGGATTCACGCAAGGTGGATTATCACAACGGTGACACACGTGCAAAGTCGGCCATAAACCATGAAATATAAACCACGAAATTCTATGAACGTAGTGGTTCCTGCCTGCAAAATACATCGTTCCGTAGCCAGCCCGCGTGCCTCCAGCAATCCATTCCCAGCAATCACCTTGCGGACCAAGTCCGGGTTCCTTACTGACACGCGTCCAAAACACGCGCCGACGCCATGCTTTATATTCTTCCATCTCGTAGTCTGACGGATTATCGCACTTAGGCTGCATCGCCGGTCGTCCCCTTGATTGTCACGAGCTGAGGAGTTGAAATGTCCTTATGTTTTACAAACTCACACATGTGATAATACGAACACCACTTGGAATCGCAGTACCAAGCAACGTCTGGAGCAGGAACAAAATTTCCGCTTTCCATCTGGATCACTCCGGCAACGATGCGGTTTAAATATCTCTGTACATCAGTATCGTCGCGCTGACTAACCAACGTCATTGTTTTTGTTCCTGTTTTAAGATCGACAAGGTAGTCCAGCTTCACCGCATCAGGATTATTTCCATATAGAACATTGTGAGCAGCGGCATAGGCCGACAACTGATGACTGGAATCCGCCGTATCCTGATTAGGGGATTTCCTTGAAGTCTTAGTATCTCTAATAACACTGACTACGGTTTCGGTCCCATCAGGCCCCTCATTCCACTTCTCGACAATATCGAACTCGCCAACAAAATCGAGCCCGTTGCGCGCGGCGATATTGAGGTACCGCGCCTGCTGGTTCAGCACGCGCGCAAGTGGCTTTGAAACTTGTTCAGCTCTTTCTCGCAGCTTTTTGGCCCTCATCCTAAGAAAAGGATCGAGATCAATTGCGAATCGTTTTGCGGTGGCCACAGGCCGTATCGTCGGGGCAAGTTCGGCATGATGGGCTCTTACAAGACGGACAGCTTTATCTTTTGTCTCTCCGAGAACGTCGTTTACCGACTTGCCTTTTTCGTCTTCGTCAAGCTCGATATCTTTGTCGGGGTAGTTTTCGACGGTGTCGCGAGCCACATCGAGGAGGACATTCTCGTTTTCCAGCTCCCCAGTGTCGATCTTGTGATCGAGATCCGTACCAACAGCTTTGTCGGTCGCGGTGCCGCAGATCAGGAAGGCGTTTGGTTTACGCTTCAACCCTTGGAGGTAGCGAAACTCAAACTGGATGCCGCATTTCGACAACATCTCGATGCCAGATTGGTGAAGTTGCTTACGACGTTTCGGCAGGATCTTGTCCAGAGATGGGACGATGGGGTTATTCACTTCTCTCTCCCGGAAACCGATAGACTCGCAATCGATCTTCGCCTATACTACGCCCATGACGCGCGCAAATTCCACATCTAAAAAGAAGAAAGAACCAGAAGAAAAACTAACAAAGGATAATCCAGATTTCTATTCGATCATTGCCCGGAAAGCAGCGCAAAAGCTCAAGAAGAAGAGAGGGAAGAAATACTTCTCCGAGCTGGCCAAAAAATCACACCCTCGTGAACATTACAACGGTGGCAGGCCGAAGAAAGACGCCTCTAAAAAGAAGCCTTAATCGCATCTTCCGGGATCGATGAATGGCTGTAGCCGATCCTCTCCAACCTGACATCCTCACGACCATCATCCGGCTTCGGCGTCCAGTAGGCATGCCGACCTTGCCACCAGAGCGAGTCGCCGACCTTCATCTCTTTAGCATCCTTCACGCGGATCGCGCACGTCTGCTCTGAGTAGGTTCTGTCCAGACACTGGACCCAGACGCCGTCTTCGACTTTCACGATGTTGATGACTTTGCCGCCAACCATTATGCCGCCTTCGACTCCCGAATTTCCTTTGGCGTTGCTACCCTAAATTGGTCATTACGAGCCCATCCCTGCTGCTTCCACCTCTCTTGTGTGTAGGGACAGTCAGAGCTATGAAGGTTGTCATAGGCCGCACAGGTTAACCGACAGATCTCATCGTTCACTTGGCTGCGAGCGATCTCCATGGGTTTTCTCCTCCACTCGTATGATGCGGTCAATCTCTGCCGCGATCAAGGCCCCCGCCCGGGCAAGATTCCTGAGCTGGTCCCGTGGCTTCCACCACTTCTCTTCAAAGGGCCATTGCAACGGCACCACTGTCACCTGAGGTAGGCCAGCTTCCTGATCTGCTGCCAGCCCCACGTAGCACTCAGCCGCTGCCGCCAGCTCGCCGCTGTCATGAAGGTCATCGTGTTCTGGCGACCAGCCTTCAACCTGTATCTGCCGAACGCGCTCGGCTTCGATCATCTGAATACCAGTCATTGTCTCTTGCTCCATTCCGCATGAAATGCTTCCGCAGCCTTCCGGTCCATCGGCAGGTGCGAGAAAGTGAATTTGTCGGCACCATGCCCGAGATCGATCACAACTTTAGGCAGCGCTGATCGTCGCATAATGTCCGGTGCAAGGTACTTGCCTGCCGGACCGCCACTAAAAAGAACCAGCGGTGCTGTGTTGACGAGCGCTTTCTCTGCTACCTCAGAGCACTCCCGCCAGTTGTCGAGCTTAATAAAATGAACTTTGACGCCAAGGTTGGCCTGCACGCGGATCTGCATCGAGTCGGCGGTGTTCGCGTTGCGATGGATGAAGAGAACATGACCGGCAGTCTTGAATAGCTCGGTTTTCTGATCGTCGCTCCATTGATCCACAAAGAAGTTGTCGATATAGAAGGTCCGAGACTTCCAAATGTCGTACAGGTTGTACGCTTCATGTCGCAGGCCGCTGACAGATGGTGCAAAGTGCGTGCAGAAGGTGGCCGCATAGCTCAGCCGGTGCATGATCTCTTCAGCCGTGATGCTGTCTACGCCGTAGGTCTTGGCCCAGTCTGGAATATCTTTGAACGGCGTCTGTAGTGGATCGGATCGCTTCTGCCTGATCGCCTGATTCCAAATTGCCTTCTCGCCATCGGCCATACGAACACAGGACAACCTCCTGCTGTTAGACAACGCATCTATCACCATCCAAAAGAATGCGTTCGGACTTACTGTCTTCGTGGCAATCTCGTGTTCGATCATCGTTGCATGTACTCCTCAAAGGATCGCTTCTTTTGTGGTTTCTGTTTGAGAGGTTCCACTTTGTAGCGGAGAACGTTCTGACCGCCGTTACGCTCAGCGCTACGCCATAGTCTGACTCTTAGCTCTGGCTCTATTTCCCACCAGCGCACCGTCCAAAGCTCATAGCGAGGAAATGGAGATTGCGACCGGTTTATCCGACGCGCCTTGATGACCATCCACGTGCGCTCACGCCGGTCGCCTACAAAAGTCTGAACAATATCTCCGCGCTTCGGTACGAGATCCATCGACGTATGAAACGACCAGATCATGCAGTGTGTTTGACGCCATCGACCCAGTAGGCGTGCCATGACATAAAGCGCGCGACTGGAACATCAACGGTCTCGTCTACGACGCGTTCGAATTCCAGCAATCCCCAGAAGATCTTCACAGGAACAACGCGCTTTTGTTCTGCTCCGCAGCGCTTCAAGATCAGGCTGTGGTCGGACTCAACAAGGATTTTGTCGATCCCCTTAAACGTGGACTCGTGTCCGTTGCTTTCTTTCACAACAACTTCTGGCATATGTCCTCCCGGACTCATGCTCGCAATTATTGCACACAGCGCAGATCATGATCACTTAATTTTCGGCACAATCCATTCCGCGATCCGGAGCCGGATCAGCATCCATACCGTCATCGACTTCCATACCTGTAGCTCAGCCTTTACTTCCTCAAGAGCGAGCCGGTGGCTCTCGCAGGTGAATTTAGCCTGCGCCACCTCCTTAAACGCATGGTCGCGCTGTTTCTTTACTTCCTCAAGATCTTGTAACGTCACGACCGATACCATCGGTGCTACAGACTTGCCGTTCATGATGGCTTTCTTTTCGTCGCCAGTCAGTGCTACGCGAACCATAGGACCCTTCTTTCCTTTGTAAACCATCCCCTTATCTGGGTCGTATTTGCCAAGCATTGATCCATCAGGAATGCCGCACGCATCTTCATGAGAACGACGGTTGTTGCAGAGATGACAGGCGGACACAAGATTTGATTCGTCGTCGCTGCCGCCCCTCCAGCGCGGAAGAACATGATCTGTCGTTGCGCTGTTCCACGCGAGTGTGCCGTCCGGCTTGTAACTGCCAAGGCGAGTCGGCTGGCCGCACCAGTGACATTTCTTACCTTCCTTTATCCACAGTTTCTCGCGCCGAGAAGGCGTAATAACCGTCTGGATTGGAATTAAATTTGCGGCCATGGGGAGACTATAGCAAAAAGTCGGATTCCTCCGACTTTGTTTTGCCAGAAATTGGAAGATTTTTTGAGTAGATCAGGAAGTGGTCTTACGGCGAGGTTTTTACTGCGAACATATCCAAAGGTGGGCTGGCAAATTGTCCTAATTCTGGACCTTACCTGCTTATCTTGTCAAGCGCGCAATTTTTCCTGTGCCTCGGCCACCGCCTGCGCCAGCTCTATCCATGTTTGGCTGTCAAAGATCATCCGGCTGTTTGCCGACATCACGACCAAAGAAGGCCTAACGATGATCAGGATCTGCGCGGAGTGTGGCCAGCGGATGTAAGGCTCGTGGCCACTTACTGTCTTGCGAATCTCGACGCGCGGATCGTCTCCCTTGATCAGCTTCGCCTTCCACTTCAGCTTGTCTTCTTCTGACATGTTCGGCACGTAGGTACCGGCGATATTCGTATCGGACTGGTAGGTCTCATTATGTTCCTCAGTTGAGCGGAGCTTCTTCGGTTTATCGAAGCAGAGGATCGGCATCACCACACCTGCTCATCTACCGGCGAACTCTGATTTCGTCCATTTCGAGCGCACACACACATCTACACTCTCCGCCGTCACAGGCTAGACAATTGCCCTCTAAGCACGCGCCACACAGACAGCTATCCTCTTCACTGATCCGAGGCTTATATTCATGTGGAAGAATCGCTGGTTTTGTTGTCGGCAAACGCTCAAGTTGGATCTTTACAGAATGAACTCGAATGCGGTGAGTATAGTGATGTGTTGGCGTGTCAATGATCGGCGCACCGCAGTCAGAGCAATAGACGATTCCGGGAAAGGGAAGTGTTCCATCGTACTGACGTTCGCCGGGTTTCGCATATAGCGGCATGCGCGCAGTTTATCACGAGGTGATGTCGATGTAGACAAAAATTGGCCAGAGAAGACACACGCTTGAGGCTCCAACCATCTCGATCATAGCGGGGCTCAGGAAACGCCAGCAGCGCTCAGCAACCACCACTTTCGCAACACGGCGTATTTTGCCATACCGGGCGATAGCGTAGAGAATTCCAATAGTCAAATAAGCGATGAAGATCATGAAAATCGAACCTTGTACTCTACGAGTAGCTTATCTGCAAGTCCGATTGCCTGATCGAGAGTCCGTCCGTTATCCATCAACCCTTGTACTGTCCCGGCCCAGAGATCTCGTTCGGATATGAGGTCTTCCCGACGCTGATATTCCATCGTCTGCGTCTTCTCGAACTCACGATCTTCGATTTGCTGTTTGCGCCATAGCGCACGCTCGGCGTCGCGCTCTTCTTTGCTTTCATTGTTTATACGGAGGGCCATGCGCGCAGTTTACCATTAGTTGTATGCAATGGCTAGTCGAGCACTCAGAAGGATTCGGCATCCTCGATACGAATACTCAACAGATGACCGATGCGCTACAAGCGCTCGGCATGTCTTACGAGACAGTGAAGGTAGTACCCTTTTCGCATGAGCTGATAATCCCTGCTGGCTTCGATCTCTTGCAGCCGACGCTTGTCTATGGTTCTACGCTGTTGGCTTCCCTTGCGCCGTCTCTGATGAGCCCGGGAGCCTTCTACAGGCCCGGTATGTTCGATCCCCGCACATGGAAGCACCCGCGCATGCTAAACAAGGAAATCAAGACCATTACGGCTGCTGAGCTGCGCAGTGAGTGGATAGCCGAACCAGTCTTCGTGAAGTCGGTAAAAGATAAGCTCCATACGGGAATGGTTCTTGAACCCGCAGACCGCAACTGGTGGCTTATTGAACAGACAGAGCCGAACGGCGAAGACGAGATGCTGATTAGCCCAGTAAGGGAGATTACTCAGGAGTGGCGTTTCTTTGTTGTCGATGGTGTTGTAGTAGCTGGATCGCAATACCGGCACAACGGAGTCCGTCGCATCCGGGAGACTGTGTACGAGTGGGTATTCGAAGCCGCCGCAGACTGCGCGAAAGATTGGCTTCCGCACCCGACCGTAGTGATGGATCTCTGTTTAGTTGGAGAGGATATTTACGTCCTCGAATTCAACTGTCTCAATTCGAGTGGCTTCTATAATAGTGACGCCCAAGCGATCTTGAAAGCTTTGGAGCGGGGGACGGGATTCGAACCCGCATGACACAAGGTCGGCTGCTTGGAAGGCAGCGGCTCTACCACTGAGCGACCCCCGCTAACTTTGGTTGGCGGACGGAGAGTTGAACTCCGGCCTCGCGATTATCGGTCGCGTGCTCTGACCACCTGAGCTATCCGCCAACAATATGGAGCTACCGGTCAGTTTCGAACTGACGACCTCACCCTTACCAAGGGTGTGCTCTGGCCAACTGAGCTACGGCAGCGTTCAATTTTGAACATACAGCCAGTCCTTGTCTTGTCCAGAATAAGGAATGACTCTTTCGCACGATAACCTGTGCTACTTCTTTAAAAAGGTGGTGCCGTTGTCTACAGCTCCGGTACCATCTTTCTATGAACTTTCGTCGTACCTGCGCCAACTGCGACGTTCCAACAAATAATCCACGTTTTTGTAATTCGTCATGTGCGGCCATCTACAACAATAAAGAAAGAATTAGAACCCCTTGGAAAGGGTATGCGCGAAAGATATATTCATGCCCAAAATGCGGCAAAATACTAGACCGCTATCGGGTTAAAAGTTGTCGCGATTGCCGTCGCCGAGATTTTGAATCTGTCACCCTAGCAGATCTTAAAAAGTCCGGATCTCGAAACGCCTACGATACTGTAGTGCGATCTCATGCAAGGAGCGTTGCTTTAAGAGCGGGACTCTTGAAGAAATGCGCCATCTGCGGCTACAACCTCTACGTTGATTGTTGTCATCTCACTCCCGTTTGTGAGTTCGCCGAATCTACGACATTAGGAATCGTTAATCGCCCTAATAATCTTGTCGGCTTGTGCCGTAATCACCATTGGGAACTCGATCACGACAAGTTGGTGCGGATGGTAGGAGTTGAACCCACGACGAAGTGCTTGTAAGACACCCGATCTACCGTTGATCTACATCCGCAAAACTGGAGCTGCCGACTGGATTCGAACCAGCCTTATCCACCTACGGGATCTCGCTTCGGAGGCGAGGCCGATACGGCAGCAAAACTTGGTGACCCCTGAGAGATTCGAACTCCCGACCTTATCGTTAGGACCGATCCGCTCTTCCGACTGAGCTAAGGGGCCATGGTGCTGACGGCTGGAGTCGAACCAGCGGCTTCCTGTTTAGAAGACAGGCACTCTGTCCGTCTGAGTTACGCCAGCAAAAAACTATGGTGGGGCCGGTGAGATTCGAACTCACGTCATTCGGATTAAAAGTCCGTTGCAGTTGCCTCTATGCGACGACCCCAATTCGTTTATCTGGGTCATCTTTCTGTTTTCGCATCTCACTTCTCCTTCGCAAAATTTGGTGGGCCGTCAGGGAATCGAACCCTGCTCTATCGATTAAGAGTCGATTGCTTCGCCGACAAAGCTTACAGCCCAAAAACTACCTCGTAAAGTGCGGACTTGGAATTGCCACTCCGCTAAACAACGAGAACACAAAGTACAGCACAAAGACCACGCAGACGATGATCACAACAGCCCTGATCAGTGCGTGGATCGTTGGATCGATTCCCGGGATCGTGTTGATCAGGTACAACAGAAGACCAGCCACAACGAGAACTGCAATGATCCAAAACAGGGTAATGAGCATAGCTCTCCTCCTGTCAGTCTCCCGGTGACGTAACAGGTTTGATGCTAATTTTGGTGCACGTGGCGGGTGTCGAACCCACAACCGGTCCCTTATAAGGGGACTGCTACATACCGACTAGCAGCTACACGTGCGTCCAGAAACTGGATTCACAGCGGGACGGTATTGCGCCGTCAGAGTAAGGCGAACACCGCTGTGAACTTGGTGCCAACGGTGGGACTCGAACCCACTACAACGCGCTTATGAGACGCGCGCAATATCCACTTCTGCTTCGCTGGCAAATGGCAGGGGATCGGAGAATTGAACTCCGCTGTGAGGTTTTGGAGACCTCGTCGATCCCAGATCATCCCCTATAAACTTGTCAAACAACAAAAAACCCCGACCTGAGTCGGGGTCTGATGAAACCTACTCGTGCAGACCCCTAAGACACGCCTCCCCAAATGACCCTCTTGGTCCCTTTGGTGATCGACATGGCTATAGTTCTCTGCATAACGAAATAGAGCTTAACTCAGGATGCGCGCAAATTGCAAGCTTCTTTTTTCGCCGCAATCCCAAATACCTCGGCAAGCTTCTCCAGATGACCCGCGTGCACGTTCTTGATGCCGTATCTCTCAAGCGCTTGCTGTACGTTTGTGATGGGTTCGGTTGAGTACCGCGTGTGCCCCCTCAAGATGTCGTCGAGACTGAGAACTGCGTATGGGAGCGGGGTAAGACCCGCTCCATCGTAGTCGAGTTCAAGGCTGACTGGATGGAACTGCGCGCCAAGGGCACGCGTGCTATCTACTGCCTCTCGTACACCAGCGCACTGAACCTCGCTATCAGCAAGGAACGTGCCCGCAAGAAGCTGGAGCAGGCAAACAAAAAGAAGGCCCGCACATAGCGGGCCTTTCCAGTTTCTGGACGATGGCTAGACAGGCTCGCCGAGTGAGGCAAGCTCCTTCTCGATGGCCTCCCGCTTCTCCTGAGCGGTTGCAAGACCGGCGCGCTGCGACTTCAACTCGCGTACACGAGCCGCACGACGGTCAGCCTGACGGCTCTCGATCTCACGCTTGATGGCGCGAAGATTGTCATCAACGTACTCAGGTACAGAGACGTTCTGCGACTCGGAATTGAACCGACTACCCTTCGCTTAAGAGGCGAATGCTCTACCAAATGAGCTACCATGTATGCAAACAAGTCAACCCAAACTTTCTCCGCTGGTGTCGTGCTGCAACCCTTTCGGGTACACCCGGGTTGCCCCGGTTTTTCATTCGTAGTGAAATGCAGGTTACCCTGCCATGTAAGCAACACTGTCAGCGGAAACTTGATCCCGTGGACCGGACGCTTCGGAGCCTAACCTAACGTCAGGATCTTTTAAGGCCATCCATGTTTACAACCCACGGAAACTTGATTTCAAAGATCAATCTCGGGCCTGAGCCCAACTTGACTACCCTACCACAACTTCGCCATGCGCGCAATTTAATTTCCCGGATATGATCGTCCAGCTTCTGGACGATCATATCTACGCGCTCGCGATCAGTTTCATTCTGCCGATTCTGCGACAGCATGATGAGCGGGGATTGCAACGTGCTGATCACAGTCAGCACCCAGTTCAAAAACAGGAAAGGATACGGATCGAAGACAAGGACCTTGCTCACATTCGACAAGACCCAGAGTACGCCAAGAACAACTGACCACAGAATGAACGGCCAGCTACCACTTGCTTCAGTAACCCAGTCAGCAGCTCGCTGACCAAATGTCCTTTTCAATTCGCATAACCCTCCTCATGGCAAGAATGCCAAACCATACCGAACCAAACCTCACCGTGCCACGCCCAGCCTCACCGCGCCGAACACTTACAATTATGGAGCACCCGGCAGGAATCGAACCTGCGTAAGAGGTTTCCCTCGACGGTTTCGTAGACCGTTACCTGAATCCGCTAGGCTACGGGTGCATGGTCCGGGCTGAGGGATTTGAACCCCCGTCGTCCTGCTCCCAAAGCAGGTGCCTGAGCCAGACTAGGCTAAACCCGGTTAAAATTTTCAGCCGATTTCTTTAATGAAAACCGGCTCGTTAAAATGGTCGGGGCGGTGAGATTCGAACTCACGTCATCTCGCTCCCGAAGCGAGTGCCTGAAGCCGCTAGGCTACGCCCTGATGGTGCAACTTCCAATTTCCTAAAACCTTCGCCGTTCGGCGGCGGTGACAGTTCGCGCAGCGTACGACGCATTTTGCGATTTCTGCCTTAATTCTTTCAAGGTTGTAACCAAAAGCGAGCATATACGCGACACCTTTGATCTTCTTCCCTGAGCGTGTCACGTATAGAACAGAGAGGGCTCAGCGCCTGCGTAAATTTGGTGGAGCTGGAGAGAATCGAACTCTCAACTCTGGAGTGCAAAACCAGTGTGTTCCCATTAGCACTACAGCCCCAAATTGGGGAGCTATGAGTGAGTTGAACACTCGTGTCGGGGGTCACAGTCCCGCGCCTAAACCGCTCGGCCAATAGCTCCATAAACCTGAGCCCCGATAAGCTCTCGCCTATTCCTCCTCGAACTCGGGGCCACATCCGACATCTTTGGAGCACTCGCAGAGATTCGAACTCTGTTCTCTCGGATACAAGCCGAGGGCATCTCCGACTATGCTTCGAGTGCTTTAATTCTTTCGTCCCTTCAAACGTCGCTGCTCATTACGGTAGAGCGACGCAGCTTTAACGCATTCCCTACAGCGACAACGATGCCACATATATCCATCGCGCGTTCCGTGAACCAATGGCTTTCGTTGTTGCTCTGCCGATCTCTCGATGTGACAAGTTCTACACCGTGGAACACATTTATTAAGCTCTTCAGTGCGTCTTTTCTCGCTCCATGACCAAATTTTATGATCCACCTTCAGCGCTGGATCAACATGATCCAATTCAAGTCTTCGCGTACTTCCACAAGTCGCACATTGCTTTCCTTTAAACCAATCTGTGCGTCTTTTACGAACAACTCTGCGATACCATCGCCGAAGAGCTTCTTTTTGTTTCGCCGGGTCACTGTATGGCATTAGACCGTTTTATTTCACACGGAGCTTAATTGTCAATCCATAACCCGGCGCTATTTCTTGTTATGCGAACTGCAACTTCTGTTCGCCCTTAGAGTCCTTCCATAGAAACGGACCCCACTCTGCAATTTCGTTACCCATCGTCTTCAAGACGAACCTGCCGGTGTGTACGGTCGCGGGCAGAGGTCTGTGAATCAACTTCATGCCTGCTTCCTCCGGAGTCCTGTCACGCTTCTTCTGGTTGCAATCGTGACAAGATGCACAAAGGTTGTCCCAAGCGTTTGCTCCGCCTCTCGATCTCGGAACGATGTGCTCAAGTTCGAGCACTACTTTCGGAGCCTTGGCACCGCAATACAAGCAGCGAAAACCGTCTCTGGTGAAGATGTTCTTTCTCGACGGCACTGGCCTCTTGTGCGGCACGTTGCGGAAATGACGCAACCGAATAACACTCGGCAAGTAGATCCCCGCGTGGACTTGGATCTTGGTTGGTACCTCCACCACGGCAACACCCTTGGTTAAGAGTGTCAGGGACTTCTTTGCGCTGATGATCCGCAGCGGTTCGTAGCTCGCGTTCAGCATCAAAACTGTTCTACGGATCATAAGATCACCTCAGGGAAAACTGGAGCTACCGGGGACACTCGAAGTCCCAACCTCCTGTTTACGAGACAGGTGCTCTACCACTTGAGCTACGGCAGCGTCATCATCAATTCAATGCATTCCTCTCACCTCAAACTGGAGCGGATGACCGGCAACGATCCGGCAACCTTTGGAGTGGCACTCCAACGTTCTGCCAATTGAACTACATCCGCATGGCTGGGAGAGCTGGAGTTGAACCAGCCTGTACGAGATCCAAAGGCTCGTGCCTACGCCGCTCGGCCATCTCCCAACAAAATTTGGCTGCGTCTGAGAGAATCGAACTCCCGTGTGTTGATTCAGAGTCAACCGTCCTGCCACTGAACGAAGACGCAACTAATTTGGCTCACGCGGAGGGAATCGAACCCCCAATGACTGCATTAACAGTGCAGGGCTCTACCATTGAGCTACGCGTGAATAAAACATCTACATCTCTATTCCACTCAGAAATCAAATCCTCAGATACTACAAACTGCCTGAAGTGAATCTTTGTATGGCATTGCTGACACACGGCAATACATTTTTTCAGCTCGGCAATTAACAGCTCTCTGGAACAGTCTGTATACCCTTGCGAAATATTGAAACTCTTTGTGGAACTATCGAGATGATGACAATGAATTCCTTTCTTGGCTACTCGACATATCCGACATCCACTAGATAGAAGCTTTGCGAGCAACTTTCTAGTTTGTCTACGGCGAGCAGCCCTTCTCTTTGATACGCTTTGTCCATCGCACCAGCGTTGCTCAGATACAGCGCATGCAAATCTCCTGCCGCCTTTCTTTACTTTCAATCTCACGCGCCCACAAGTAGAGCAATCACCAGTGAGAGAATCAAAATCGATATTCGAAACACGATGCAGCCACTTTCCCATGCCAATCAAAACCCCCGAGTCTATTATCTAGGCTCGGGGGTCTGTACTGCATCGCATTGCTAAAGGATGCTGTTCAGGCCGAGCCACGCACACGCGTTGTACCCTGCGGTTGTGCCGCTGGATTAAACGAATGGTTCGAATTGGCTCGGTTGAGTTTCATAACGCTTCCTACCTTAACCTATGATGCGCGCAAATTGCAAGAGGTTATTTAAAGAATTTGCAATGCCGTTCCGCACTGGTCACAGAAACGGCTGGTACCCTTGTTGGTCTTGCCACAGGTGATGCAGACAGGCTTATACTCCACCGTGACCGGCGCAGCAACAGCCTGTCCGCCGATCTCGCCACGAAGCTGAAGTATGATTACGGTGCTTGTGCTCTCCAGCTCGAAGCCGTTTGTCCAGTGGAAGCGCTGCGACGACTCGCTGCCCGGGACGGTGATGCCCGCGTCGTTATCTGCGATCTTCGACATGTCCGCGCCCAACGATGACGTGTATGTCACCTGCGCATTGAGCGAGCCTACGTTAAAGCTCGATCCCGGGGCCTCAGCTCCACCTTGAACACTACCGTACATGCACGACACATCATCAGATGGAACACTTTGTCCTGTGATGCCGCTGAAACTTCTAAAGCCTCCAGAATTTCCAAGCGTGCGACGCCTGCGATCATACGGAGATGAAGGAAGCCATGAATCATTGATGATTGTGCGAGGAAGCGTGACAACTTCTCGCTCTGCCCAAAACTCGGCGCGCACGATACCGTCGTCCGATCCCACTCCGCGATGTTCTTCAACTGCCGAGGTGCGTTCGATGAACTTGAAGCGGTTCCCGGAGTCCATGTTGCCGTTTTTGACGTAGCGCTCAAGAACGCTCTCCGAGTTAGCTGGAATTACGAAACGACAATCACTGGTACGCTTGCCGTCAATGGAGACACCGACCATCGCGCGGCGCGAGTTGAGGTTCTTGAGCAACAGCTCATACTCAGCTCCGAAAGGGAGGTGGACAACTTGGTCATGTTCTTTGAGGATTTTACCGTTGACGCGCACGGCGAGGACGAAATGCTTGATATACATCATTTGGTTCTCCTTGAAACGGGCCGCAGACTAAAGCCCCATACAATCGCGTTGCAAGCCTGCTGGATAGTCGGTTTCCCGACGCTTAAAGCATACTCTTATTTGCATCCCGTAGCGCTTTTTTCTTTTTATGCTCCTCTATCGCTTTTTGTCGCAAGTAGGCTCTCTGCTCATCTGTAAAGTTTCCACGCACCCTCCTAGTAGACAAATGAAGTCTCTTGCCTTCCGGGCAATCTCGCTCGATGTTCGAAAATTTAGCGAAAAACGAATCGGAATTTCCAGACGGAAATATCCTCGCTTCTTCAGGAAGGGACGCGAATATCCCCATAACCTCAGCGCGATAGAAGTGAAACCACTCACCGTTTATTCTTCTTTCGGCGTATCGCTCGTGTAGTAGAGACTCAAGAGCGGTATGGTCGTGCGCTTTCCAGATACCAACAATTTCAATTTTAAAAGGGAGAAGAATTCCGAGATCTTGAATCCTGATCTCAGGAACGCGGGATTTGCCGATTTTATACCAACGAAACGTTGGCGTACCGATAAGGTACACGTATCCTGCCATTTTTCACCTGTCTCAATTTGATTTGCCTTGAAACAGGTCACGGACGGCAAGACCTGATACTATTCGTCTCCACTTTAGAGAGACGCCCCGTTGGCTTTTCGTATTATACTGCGCTCACGGTCCAGAATCTGGACGATTTTCTGAGGGTTCCCGATGCTGCGAAAGATCATTCTCATCGGTGTTTTCGTCTTTACGTACGCGTCAGCCGCGCCGCCCAACGTCAAGGTTACGATCTCATGGCAACTGCCTGTCACTTGCGGTACGGGGTGGCCAGCTTGCAGCTACATCGTAAGCCGTGTGATGATCTCAGGAACAACCTGTCCGGCTACGAGCGCAAAAAACTACGCCCCGCTCAACGCGCAATCTCCTACCACGCTACTGGCATACGTTGATGCGATTCCGAAGAATTCCTCGGCCTGCTACATCGTGCAGACCAAGCAGATGATCGCTGGACAAATGAACACGAGTATTGCGTCCGGACCGCTAGCGAAGATACGAGTAAAGTAAAAGGCCCGTCCAGAAACTGGATGGGCCTTTTGACCTGTGTAGGGTCGGGCACTGGTCTGCTAGCCACATGGTATCAGATCAATGTAGTAATTTTTGCCGATCTGAAAGCCGCCGATCACTGCTGGGTTGCTGACGTAAAACTTCAACTCTCCAGTCGGCGTTGCTTCCATAAAGCGCTGATCTTCGGGGATTGATGGATCATACTGAGCGGCGAGCCGGATGTTCTGGGCATGGCCGAGGCCAACGAGTTTGTACATTCTGATATCCCCAAATCCATTACGGTCTGGCCATTCCGAACTCTCGATTGCCGCATATTCCTCAGCGCTTACCTGATCTTTGTAGATCCTTTTCTGGATCTGGTGATCAACATCTTCAATTCCAACAACACGGAACTTGCAACGAGTACGCATCTTGATTCTCCTTTTGCTAGATGCGCTGGACATCGTGCCAGCCCGTTGAGACGGATCTGATCAGGTCTCGCGCTCGGCGCGCAGAAATATATTACCTCAAATTTCAGTGGAGCGCTCGGTGAGGTTCGAACCCACGCTGACCCGGTTTTGAAGACCGGCGCTCTGCCGCTGAGCCACGAGCGCTCGAATTGGAGCGCGGGCGAGGATCTTCCCCTCTACATAGTCGAGCTAACCGCGCATGGTGGGCGATACCGGATTCGAACCGGATACATCACCGAATGAACCGCCCATGGTACGCGCGGACCGATTCGAACAGCCGACCTCTCCGTCAACCTCCCGGAGTGCTCTGACCACTGAGCTACGCGCGTGTAAAAGTATTCTTCTTCAGTCCAGATCTTGTAGTTCTGGAACACAAGTCTCTGCTCTTCGTTGAGAGGAACAGTAGCGACCGCCGTCAAGCCGAGATTATCGTCAGGCTCATCGAAGGCAGCAAATTCAATGTGATTGTCGCGGAGTTTTTGAATGACCCGTTCAAGGGCCTTGACGTCTGGAACGCCGATCAGAACGATATGCGGAACTTCAGGGCTCTGGGAGAGCCCATTAGCCATCGAATGGGTAGCATGGCTCGACTGGATTACAGATTGTGCGAGGGAGAGATCGTACCGGACGAAAACGTATGAATGCGTGTTGGCGATTCAATGCATGAACAGAAGGTACGAAACTCTGCGCCTGTTGTCAAGAAAAAAAGAGACGCTCAGATTCGCGGTCTGAACGCCTTAGGGATTCAAGTGTTTTCGCTTTGAGCGTAACACAGGGCGCGACATAATTTCGCGAATTGATTCGAGACGTTTCTTCGACACGCCTAGTCTGCGCGCCGCCTCCTCAGGCGTCTCTGGCTTGTTCGTCACTAAATGTCTGCGCTTCTGTCCGGTTGCGCGCTCGTTTCGTTCCGCAGCGATGCCAAGGACTGCGCCCTTTCTCGTATTCGGAGCTACGATAACCAGATTATGGACGAGACCACAATCGCAGCACGAGATCTTGAAGGGGATGCGGTTCTTAATCTCCCAGCCCTCGCCGTTCTCGCGCTTCCTGTCGGTCTTAGTTCTGGTTTTGACGTGAGGGTTGGCAATTACATAATTCCTCCAATACTCTGCACGCTTAATTTTGTCTTTGTAAGGCATTAGCGTATTTGTGCCGCATGGTTCTTTGATGAGTATTGCGGCCACCCTCAGACGTCAGTTTTTAGGCTGCCATCGGCAGTGCCGAAGCATCTGCATTTGTTTTTTCCGTGTCCCTTAACGCAGGCCACAGCACTCGGCATGAACTGCACAACGTCTTCTGATCCCGTCGAAACCTTGGCGAGCCCACAAATCAGCCAACGGACCAGCTTTAACTCTTAGCTGAACTTTCGTTGAACCAAGGCGTTTCGCCCCGGCGCGTTAGCTGATTGGTGGACTCGGTGGGATTCGAACCCACGTCCGAAATCTGATTAGTTGCCTTCTACATGCTTAAATCTCTGCCGCGACTTAGCCTCGCGGCGAGGCGGGGTGCAACCACCGGTCTACTTCGGGCCGGAACAAGCTTGTTCGAGTTCTGCGTCGAGCAAGCAGCGTATGGCATTTGCACAATTACATGCCGCCTGAGAAAAACGCATAGCGTCTCCAGAATCGTGTGCTTTTAGCTGACTTTTCGATCAGCGTTTCAATTTCTTTCCGTTTGACTTCCATTGGGTTTTATCTCCAAAGGTTAGTTGGATGGCAAGGTCAGTCCTGAACGCTATCCATCATTACGTTCCCGGCATTGCAGGAGCAGGCTCCTGACAATCTTTCTTTGCAAGGTCTGCGCCTGCATCAAACCAATATTGCTGCATGCGCTTTAGGAACTCTGGTGTTACATTGTCCGTCTCTGGAATCACGGAGTCAATACCACACTTCGGACAGAGCGCCGTCTGCTCATTGTCGATCCAGTCCTCAATCTCCTCGATGTTGAAGAAACGTAGGCAATAGAAACATGCTGCCTTACCTTCATGCTCAAGCTGTTTGAGGTGAAACGATGACGCCGCGTGAGCGATCCGCAAATCTTCTGGCGGGTTAATGTCAACCCTGTGGTTTTCCTTCATCCATTTAGACATCGCGAGCGACTTCGCTCTCTCCATCTGCCAGCCGTGCAGTTCACACTTACACGCTGGGCAGATCTCAACTACCGCCGTAGCCGACAACGTGACAGGTTCCTTGCGACCGACTTTAAAGTCGCGCGTCACTTCAGTCTCGACCATCTCCGCTTTGTCGCAATCAGGACAGATCATCTAGTCTCCCGGTCTGCGTACGAACGTGCAGCAGTCATCTTCGTCTACCTCAACGTTTCCGTTCTTTTTGCGAGGCCGCTGCGAGATCGCCTTCATGATCGGATGCGTGCAGCCATCCTTCATGTGAACACAGTTTCCACAGTTGAATTCTCCGTGGTCTCCACCTTCAGTGAAGCCGGTTTCGTTTTCACCTACTGGGCTCCACTTGCTCACAGAATCTCCTGAAAATTATGGCGGGGCAGACGGGACTCGAACCCGCGATGGCTTGATCGACAATCAAGTGCATTAGCCGCTATGCTACTACCCCGTTTGAAATTTTGTCGAGAGAATTGGTGGCTGTGACAGGGGTTGTATACCTGCAACCTACCGTTTTGAAGACGGGTGCTCTGGTTGAGCTACACAGCCAAAGATTCGAGGACCGACTCTCGCGATTCGCAATCTCGGTAATCAAGCGTCATGCCGGGTCCTCCTTGAAGATCCTCAGTCTCTCCTGAGCGTCACCGCTGAGCCGTTGTCAGAGATCGGCGGTTCTCTCTCCAGTTGTGACGGCCTCACATCCTTGCCCTATCGGGGACGATACTGCAAGGCGAATCTCTACCAAGCTCCACGTACTAGTAACGCTTCAACGCTGCCCCGAGGATTCCAGTCAATTGGTTGCGGTCACAGGGTTCGAACCTGCAATCTATGCCTTATGAGGGCATCGTGGGACCCATCCACTCGACCGCGAACTCTAAAATACCACAGGTTTCACTAAGCTCGCAAATTATTTTGAAGGAGACCCGGCACTCACTGTCAGACCGCTGAAAGCTTTCGACCGAGATAATTCCGGCTCGACCGCATAACAGCTTTCCCATCCGAACTGGCACGTCGGGTATGCGCGTTGCAAGATATCAGCATAGGCGGCGTCGAATTGAGTACGAACAATATGCCGCACCGCACGATTTTGGTCCTTGTTTGGGATTGCTGCATCGATAGCACCCAGCGCTGATGCGAGAAGGACGCGCAGATTAGGTATCACATTTGCATTCACGATGTGCGTTACTACTGGCACATATTCTGGTCTTGCAAGCAGTGGGATCATTGGAAAGTCTTCAGCAACATCGAAAGACGATGCCGAACTCGATACCGGGCCATTCGTGCTGAATGTTGTAGAGGGAGATGACGCGGAAATATCTACACCAGCCGTAGCTTTTGTATTCATCAGATTACCTTTCAGATTTTCCGGTTGCTTAACGTGTTGCCGGAACCACGGAATGCTCACCACTTTAGCATCGTTTCCAGATTCTGGAAAATCTGCGCTATTATTTCGGAATGGATTGGCAAAAACTGATGAAAGACTCGCCATGGCTGCTCGTGGTGGGCGGAGTAGCTCTGGGCTGGCTCCGAAACTTCTGGTCTCTCGTCTACAACTATTCGATTGGCTACTTCCTCCGAAAGCTGCATGTCGCCGTTGCGGTCGAAGAGCATGAGACCGAAGAAGCCTACATGTGGATTGCTCTATGGGCCGAAAAGCGTATTCGCGAGAAGCGCATCACAGATCTCATGCTCCGGCGCAAGCGCACCATCGACGGCATGGACTATCAAACGATCCCGCGCTACGGAACCTATTATCTGCGCTTCAAGCAGCGGTATCTCCTAATTTTTACATCCGATAAGGAAGCCTCTGCCCCGGGAACGCCGGGGGCGATAGCTGAAGGTGCGACGTCTCTATTCCGTCCGCGCCGCACGATCCAAGTGTCGATCTGGGGAACGCTGGATCGCCAAATCATCACTGATTTACTTGACGAGGCCCGGGCCGAGTTCTATGCCCAACTCGAAAAGAAACTCTTCATCTACCGCAACGAAGGGAGCTGGTGGGATAGCCGCGAGTTGTCGCCGCGCTCTCTCGATACGATCTATCTGCCTGCCGGTGAAATAGAATCCATTGTCACCGACATTGAGCAATTTTTGTCGATCAAAGACAAGTACCGAATGCTCGGTATCCCATGGCGGCGCGGCTTCTGCTTCTATGGTCCTCCGGGAACAGGAAAATCATCCTTAGTGCAAGCGCTTGCCACGCATTTAGAGCTTCCACTTTATTACCTCAACGTCGCTGGCGTTGAACGTTCTGAAGATCTACAGAGGCTCATCAATACCGTTTGTAATCGGTCGATCCTGCTCATCGAGGATGTGGACTGCGTGCCTGCCGCCCGGGAGCGCAAATTCGACAAAGACGGCGACGAGGTAACCAAAGGAATCGTCGCTTCGGATCTGCTGAATGTGATCGACGGCGTAGTTGCAACCGAGGGACGATTGCTGATTATCACTACGAATCATCGCGAGAGACTCGATTCAGCTCTTGTGCGCAAGGGAAGAATCGACCGCGAGTTTCATATTACTTGGGCGCGCGAGGAAGAGTTGCGCCGGTTTCACCAGCGAGCAAAAGAAGTTTTCTCTATTTCGAATTACGACGATTTTCGCAGCCAGCTTCCCGAAAAGGCGACTATTGCCGATGCGCAGGCGCTTCTGTTTGGTCGGGAACCAATCCGAGATAAAGTTGTAGATTCTGATGACGGTCAGCAGCCCAGCGATAGAGTTCATCGCAAAGCCGCAAATGCCCCGCCTTTGCCGCCTCAAATGCCAGCGCGAGATATTGCTGCTCCTGCATCACAAGTGCGCGGGTTCTAAAGTCCCGCAGTTCTTCTGCGGTCATCCCCACGATCCGGTATTGATCGCCTGCTGGATCGCTATCAGCTCATCCTTCGTGACGCTAGAGAACAGACACTCAACGTAATTGCCGTCATCGTTCGGGTTGTTGTAGCGCTTTACCATCCACGTCGTCGTGCCGTTGAACTCACCTTCGTTATGGACAGAATATCTGACGCCATTCACTACATGCTTCGGCCAGCCGTTATCGAAAGCCATCTCCTACCTCATCCTCTTTTTCGATGATCTCGACGTTGATCACCACCAGTTCGCCGCGAGCGTACTGTAACGGATTATGTTGCAGGATTCTATTTCTGGCTCGCTCGGCTCTGGCATGAGTATTGTAGACCGTGATCGAACGATCCCACTTGATTTTTTCGCCTTTGCCGTCGAGGAACTCCCCAGCTCCGGTATAGTAGAGCCCGGTGTGAGGGATGTAGAACACAGCATGCTTGCGCTGGATCGGCATGCGCGCAGTTTAGCATATACTCTCGTCATGAAACCTCGCGATTTAAATGAAGGTAATTGGGATGTAAACGTGGCCGTCTTCGAAGTGCCAGAGCTTGAGGCGAGAATATGGTTCAGCGGAACTAATATCGGATTTATGGTGTCTACCGGTCTCTCTCGTGCCGACATCACAATACCGATCAAAGATTTTCGGAAAGCGGTGACGTTCGTCGATTCGTTTGACGTATCCACGCTAGATCCAAAACAGTCTTCGGGCGCTAGGCTAGGCACGTGGACAGTCGAAGTTGTTGGGCATTGCGGCTCAATAAAAGGCGGAAAAACAGTCTACAGAAAGATGCCTTACACCGTGGTTCTGAGACCATGGAAACAACGCGCCGACTGCCTGCTCGTTCTCAGGCTTAGCCTGTTCAAGAAACTGATCCGCTGGTACAACTCAGACGTGAAGTAAATGGTGCAGGCGGAGGGAATCGAACCCCCATAGCTCGAAGGAGCAGCGAGTTTACAGCCCGCTTGGTCTTCCAGTAGACACGACGCCTGCACAACATGGCGGGTGCGGTGGGATTCCAACCCACGGTACCTTTCGGTACGCTGGCTTTCAAGGCCAGAGGCTTAAAGCGCTCGCCCACACACCCAAACTGGCGGAAGCAGAGTGAGTCGAACACTCAGTACCTTGCGGTACGTCCGCTTTCGAGGCGGGTGGGCTCTCCACATGCCCAGTGCTTCCATGGCGGATGAGACAGGACTCGAACCTGCACACGCTTTCACGTGAGCTGCGCTTCCAACGCAGGGCGATACCATTCCGCTCACTCATCCGTTCAAATGGCGGAGCGTGTGCGATTCGAACGCACGGTGCCTTTTACAGTCACGCCTCGTTAGCAGTGAGGTGCCTTAAACCAGACTCAGCCAACGCTCCGTTAAAACTTGGTGCCCTCGGTCGGATTCGAACCGACACTGACTTCGTTTTGAATGAAGTGCCTCCTGCCTAGTTGGGCTACGAGGGCATGGTACCTGCGAAGGGATTCGAACCCATACTGTTCTGGTTCTAAGCCAGACGCCTCCTACCTAATTGGGCTACGCAGGCACATTTAAATTTGGTACACGAGATGGGATTCGAACCCATACTGCCACGCCCCTCAAGCGTGTGCCTCCTACCTAGTTGGGCTACTCGTGCACTTGGTACTCCGGGTGGGATTCGAACCCACACTGTCACGAACCTGAACCGTGCGCCTCCTGCCTTTGGGCTACCGGAGCACTTCAAAATTGGAGTACCGGGCGAGAGTTCAACTCGCTAAAAGCGGTTTTGCGGACCGCTGGTTCCAGCCTTTACCTTCCGGTACATTGGTGCGCGCCGAGGGATTCGAACCCATCAACCAATCGCTTTTAAGGCGATTCGCTCTTCCGTTGGCGTACGCGCGCAAATAAAAACCCCCAGCGGTTAGCCGGGGGCAGTTGCCAAGTCTACTGAAGCTCGCGCTTACATAGACGCCCCCATGCCTGCCGATGACAGGCAATACAGAGAGAGCGAACTGAGAGCTAAGAACTTCATCACGGAATGAATCATTCCATGATTCCGGCAGAGTGTCAAGCATGTTTTTTGATATAGATTTCACGAATGCAATTTGATATTGTCGCTCATGCAAGAGGGGCTCCCGCTTGGGTTGGGGAAGCCGGAGCGCAGGGATGTCGGAGCCTCTCTTGTGAAATAATCCAGATTCTGGACAATGGGACCACGGATATCATTTACCGTGCTCGGCACACCAGCTCCGCAAGGGAGCATGCGCGCAATTATCTCGAATCGTACGGGCAAAGCCTTCGTCAAATCCGACAACACTAACACAATGCCATTCCGCCAAGAGGTCGGATGGGCTGCGCTTCGTGCGCGCGTTGATGCTGGATTTAATACGATTCCTTTTCCTAAAGAAGCTCCGGTATCGATAACTCTGCGCTTCTATTTTGCACGACCGAAGTTCGCTCCGAAGGACCGGCTATACCCCGTTGTCAAGCCCGATGAAGACAAGCTGATGCGATCATGTCTCGATGCATTGAAAGGTATTCTCTGGACAGATGATTGTCAGGTGGTACGCGCACAGGTTTCGAAGGATTATCACGAGACGCCACATGCTCTGATCACTGTGGAAGAGTGCCAAGAATAACACTCGCCAAACTCTGCGCTTCCTGATATTCTCGGCGACATGGCCGTCAAAACAGTACCCATGTTGCTCGTGTCCGATGCAATCACTGCGCCGACCGGGCTTGCACGAATCACACTACAAATCGCCAAAGGGATTCACGAGCACATGTCCGACATTATCCGCGTCGGCACGTATGGATGGGGCGCACCACACTCTCGTCATCTCGGCTTCGAGCAATACACGATGGAGAAGGAGCCTGTTTCAACCGAATTTATACTGCCATCATTGCCGGTAGTATGGGACGATTTCGCGCAAGGTGAACACGGAATCTTGATGTCTGTCTGGGATCTGTCGCGCCTGATGTGGCTCGCGATCCCAGACAGAGCCCCGCAGCTCGCTGTGTTTCCACAGCTCCAGAAATTTCTTCTTCAAAAGCCCTTCAAACGCTGGGCCTACCTTCCAATCGATGCAACAGGTCCGAACGACAAACTGACGTTCCCTCTGCGGAAGTCTCTTGCAGGTTTTGATCGCCTACTCGCCTACTCGTCGTGGGCACAAAATATCTGTGCTAATTCACTGGAGAACAACGTCAGGGATCTCGATTACCTGCCGCATGGCATCGATACGAGCGTCTTCTTCCCGACGAATCAATCTCTCTGTCGCAAGCAGTTCCTTGCTAAGACGGGCTCAACCTCGATCTACGGCGTGCAGAAGAGTATCGCGCAGGATGAGGTGCTGATCGGCATCGTCGCAACGAACCAGCATCGGAAAGACTACGCATTAGCGTTGGAGACAGCATCGATCTTAAAGCGCAACGGCCACAAAATCAGACTCTGGATACACACCGACGCGTTGGAACGCTATTGGTCGATCCCTTCACTACTGATCGATTACGGTCTCGACAAAGACACGCTGCTTTCCGGCGAGCTAAGTGAAGTAAATTTGGCAATCGCCTACAGCGCATGCGACCTCACGTTTGGAATCGGGTTAGGTGAAGGTTTCGGATTCCCGATCTTCGAATCGGTCGCTTGCGGCACGCCTTGTGTTGCCGCGAACTATGGCGGCGCGCCAGAGAACGGTGGTGGGCATTTTGTCGGCACGCAGACCTATCGTTACGAAGGGCTGTATGGGTGCAAGCGGCCCGTTTACGATCCTCATATTTGGGCAGCAGCAGCAGATGACATCATCAAGACAAAGACGCGTACTGTGCTGCCTGATCACCTCGATTGGAAACAGCTCTGGCCGCGCTGGCAGAAGTGGATTAAGGACGGTATCCATGCCGCTCGATAGACAATGCCCTGTATGCGAGCGCAAGTACGCGCACCTGACCGGCTGTCCAGTCGAGGCTATTCATAAGCTTCTCGATGACAGGATAGGCAAGTTTGGACTAAAGAACGTCGTCGTCGTTGCAACCACTGCGCTCACGAAGAATGAAGCAAATGCTTGGCCAGAAAAGCCAGTCTGAAACAGGTGAAATAGGAGGCATATGGGATACCACGATCTAAGCCAATCAACACTGACCGAAGATGAACGCGTTGCAGAGAAGGATCGCATCCTGCGCCAACTTCTGGAACGCATCACAGTGAGCCAAATGACCGAAAGAGAAGCGGAGTTTATCGGCAAGATGGACGACGCGCGCTCCGTGAGTCCAAAGCAACTTTTTTATCTTCGAGATCTGAATGACAAATACTGAAACACTGGGGGGGACTATGAATAATCATCAACTACTCCACACGCTCTGGACAAAGGCTGTCGGCACACCCGGGTACGACAAGGAACAGTGGCAAGAGCTTGAGGCGAAGCTCAAGCAGACCGAAAAGCTTGCAGACGGGCAGCTCATCGAAGCTCTGTTTCCTGACAAACTATCTATCCGCGATCAGTTCGCGATGGCGGCGCTGACAGGTGATTGGGCTGCTCAAGATTACGGGGACAGTGCTCTCCAAATCAAATATTTCGATAAGGCGGCTGAACGATATTATCAAATGGCCGACGCGATGCTGGAAGCGAGGAAGAAATAACGCAATAATGGCACAGACGAGAGACGGCGCGTTGAAGACGTTCATGAAGCGAATCGGTATTCCGATTGACGAATACCGGCGTCTTTGTGCGTCTGGATTGCGTTGGTGTTCTGATTGTAAAAAGATGGAACCTGTAGAAAACTTTGGCCGCGATGCGTGGCGCGCGGACGGGCTGGCATCTCGCTGCCTAGCTGTTCGACGTGTCGAGGTTCGCAAGTGTACAAAAGGACGACCGTCACCGATGAAGGGTAAACATTTTGGACCCAATTTTAATGGCGGTCGGAAACCGGGGTTTGTAAGTGAAAAACGCGGTGTGCCGCGTACCCTTCAAGAGCGAGCTAAAATAAGCGCGTCTGTTCGAGCTGTAGCGAAGCGTGGAAATCAATGCCATGGATATGTTGATGGACGTGGCGTTGAGCGTCTGGGTATACGCTACAGCGCCGAGTATAAGCGCTGGCGGTACGAAGTCTACTCACGGGACCGATTTACCTGCCAACGCTGTGGCGATGCAACGGGAGGGAACTTGCACGCCCATCATATTCTTCCATTCGCGACCTTCGTTTTAGTTCGCTTTTTGCTCGCTAATGGAATCACGCTTTGCGATGTGTGTCATAAGGAGGTACATCGTGGGAAAGGTTACTAAGATCGCATGGGCGGACAGTAGCTGGAATCCTTGGATTGGCTGCACGAAGGTCTCGCCCGGGTGTGACCATTGTTATGCGGAATCACAAGACCACCGCTGGGGACACGATAGCTGGGGTAAAGGAAAGCCGCGCCGCCTGACGTCTGATTCAAACTGGAAGAAGCCGCTTCAGTGGAACCGTGAGGCTGAGAAGGCAGGCGTGAAGCATAAAGTCTTCTGTGGCTCGCTCTGCGATGTGATGGATGACGAAGCGCCGGAAGGTGCGCGCGAGCGGCTCTGGTCTTTGATCGATCACACGCCGTACTTGATCTGGCAGCTCCTGACGAAGAGACCGCATCGGTACGAACGTTACCTTCCGCATGATTTCGTGCATGACAACGTGTGGATCGGAACGACTTGCGAGAATCAGGAATTCTACGACGTCCGCTGGCCTTTAATCGCGGTCCTCCGTCAGGATCGTGGCTTCCCTGCGTGGATAAGCTATGAGCCTGCTATCGGCCCATTAACTATGGATGCCAGTCATAGCGGGTTAGGACTTCCTGACTGGATCATTTGCGGTGGTGAGAGCGGCGCTGGCTTTCGCCCAATGGAGCAGAAGTGGGCAGAAGATATAAAACAAGAGTGTGAAAAGTATGGCGTCGCCTTCTTTATGAAGCAGATGTCGGCGCGCATCCCAGATGAAGGCAAACACCTGATCCCTGCACATCTGATCGCAAATCAGTTTCCGGTGGTCAAATGACGCCGCGCCAGCTTGAAGTCCTACAACACGCTCTCGGGTCGGATCAATACGGTCGCTGGCCGAAAGGTCATGACTGGTACTACCGCGACTACTACATCGGTGAATGTGCGGTTGCTGATGAGTTGGTGACGTTGGGCTTTATGGAAAAGTTTCCGGGAAATACAGCGACCGGTGGTGACGTCTGTTATCGCGTGACAGGCAACGGTATTGTGGCTATGCGCAGCGCGTCGCCGAAGGCTCCTGTGCTGACGAAGAGCCAACAGCGGTATCAACGATTCCTTGACTGGTCGGATGCAACAGGCGGGAGCTTTCGGGAGTTTCTGAAGGTGAATCCATGAAAGAACGCGGTATCTTATTCACACCTGCGAACGCTCAGAAGTCTCGCGACGGCCTGAAGTGGCAAACGCGGCGCGTGCTTACTCCTCAGCCTCGGTCATGCAGGACTATTAGCCCCGCACAGTCATTTACAAAAATAGAAATTGGTGACCTGTTTATTTGCCCAGACATGTTTCCAACCGAACTTCCTCCGGGACCTCTAAAGCACGTCATCACAGAGTGTGAAAGTGTTGGGACTTACCATAGTATGGGTGTCCAACAATTCATCGAAAAACATGGTCCCAAAGCACACGGCATCGTCGGAGACCGTTTTTGGGTCCGCGAGGCGTGGCGCACATGGGAAGATCCGAAGACTGGTATCGACGGCGTCCGATATAAAGCGGACAACTCTTTCCGGCCTATCGAGCCCACGCGTGAAGCTGCCGACAAGTGGATCGTCGCACATGACAATGGACGGCACGGTGACAAGTGGCGGCACGCGCGCTTCATGTTCCGCTGGTGCTCGCGAACACTGCTGGAGATCACAGACGTACGTGTCGAGCGCTTGCAGGACATCAGCGAAGAGGATGCTCTTGCCGAAGGTATAGACGATGCGTACCTCGTAAAAAACCATCTCGCGCCGCCGCGACGTCAGGCATACTTTTACCTTTGGGATGACATCAACGGTGTGCACGCACACAAAGAAAACCCGTGGGTATGGGCTCTGACTTTCAAGAAGATCTAGCCGGGAGAAGACAATGAAGAAGAAACTCGACGTAGTGGAGGATGCGAACAAGCTTAAATGGCCTGACGGTATAGAGCGAACACGCATCAAGGAACGTAAACTTCAGTCATCGTGGAAGAAGTCGCGGGTTGAATATTTCAAAGCGCTCGTCGATGAACTGACCCGAATGGATGCCACCTCTATCCTGATTTCGCGAAGCCCTGACGAACGTCTCGATCCCGGCGTCGCCGTGTGGTTCTCGCTCAAGAAAGAAGATTTCTCGTGGCAACAGACGCTGGGCCTCGACAATCCGGCACCCACGATGGCCGAGATCGATGAAGTCTTTCGCGACCGCGCAAGGAAATGCCATCCAGACTCCGCTGGCGGTGGCGATCCGGCGCTTTTCAAGAAGCTCAACGAGGCCCGGATTCAGGCTAAGGCATGGATCACCGGCACGCACAGCAACCGCCACGAATATGTCATGGCCATCGACCAATACAACGAGCCCCGGCTGAATATGTGTGCGCTTCGTCTAGCGTTTTCGTATATTCGCGGCCTTGAACGCGTCGGCGCGCCAGCCATCCTCACACAAACTCTTGGCGCATTCCGCGCCAAGCTGACAGGAGGCTCTTCTGATGAGCATAGTGCATAGTCCAATCCCTCCTCCTAGAAACTGGGATTACGAGATAAAAAAAGAAAACGACCAGCTTCGGGCTGAAGTTGCCGAGCTTCGCGAAAAATTGCGACAAAACCAGCTCCTTATTGACAAGGAAGAACAGGCCCTCTCGCAGATCCGCACTTTTTTGCAGCCACTGTATAGTGGTCTCACTCATCTCTTCGAGCAGATGGATTCGGTTACCGGAGCGGGCGCAAAGACCGGCGAACAGCCACGCAATAAGGTCGTCTGGGATTCGTGGAAACAGAAGCTCGGTGGGCAAACAGCAGAGGCTATCGACGTCCTCATGCTGCACGGCGAGATGAATGCCGAACAGCTCCGCATCCACCTGCGCTGTGCAAGAACCCATGTCTACAACGTCATATCTCGCTTAAATAAGGCTGGAATTATCAACAAAAATGGTGGCAGGATCAGCCTGAAGGAATTATAATTCCTCGATTTTCTGCTACCGTATGAGGCATGCATATTTGCCTCGTGACGCCGCCAAGTCCATTTCTTCTTGACGAGAGGGTATTTGCCAGTCTCGGAATCCTGAAGGTTGGGGCTGTGCTTGAACAGGCCGGACATAAGGTAGAGCATCTGGATCTCACAGGAGTTGAGAACTATGAGGATGCAGCAACTGATTATGTCGGCAACCCGAACATATTCGCTTTCACATCGACCTCGCCTCAATACCCCGCCTGCCTTCGTGTGCTCAAGGCACTACAGACAAGCAATCCGAGTGCGAAAACTGTCCTTGGCGGTCCGCATCCGACACTCGTACATGCCGCCGCGAAGCGAGCAAGTGAACGAGCTAAATCGGCTCTGGTGGAGATCCTGAAAGACTTCGATGTGGTAGTTGCCGGTGATGGAGAAAAAGCGATTTTCTCTGCGATCTCGCCATTTACCAAGGGCCTCGTGGATGCGGATGATCCAAAATCTGTACTCTGGAATACGTCGAAGGATTTTACGGAAGCGCCGTGGCCCGCTCGTCACCTGATAGACATGGATTCATATCATTATTACGTCGATGGAAAACGCGCTACATCAGCAATCTTTCAACTCGGTTGCCCTTTCCATTGTAATTTTTGCGGCGGAAGAAACTCTGCAATGCTCCGTAGAATTCGCTCGCGAGATACGGAAAATGTCATTGCCGAGATGCGCTTCATCCATGACACATATGGACTAAGCTCGATAATGGCGTACGATGATGAGCTTAACGTTAACCGTAACATCGTCCCGCTCATGCGCGAGATCGCCAGCATGGGGATCGACTGGAGGCTACGCGGATTTGTTAAGGCCGAATTGTTCACGGAAGAACAGGCTGAGGTAATGTACGCAGCCGGATTCCGCTGGCTGCTCTGCGGATTCGAGTCAGCTCATCCTAAGATCCTCAAAAACATCGCCAAAAATGCGACCGTGGACGACAACACGCGCATGCTACGGATAGCGCACAAGTACGGTCTAAAAGTGAAGGCGCTAATGAGCTTTGGCCACCCGGGAGAGAGTGAAGAGACAGTCCTCGCAACACGCGACTGGTTGTTGCAGGAAAAGCCTGATGACTTCGACTGTACCGTGATCACAGTCTACCCGGGCACGCAGTATTACGACGCCGCGATCCACGTCGCAGGAGACACGTACAAGTTCGAAACTAATGGCGATGTTCTTTATTCAAAAAATGTAGACTTTTCTCGCGAGATGCAGTTCTATAAAGGCAAACCCGGAGAGTATACGTCCTATGTCTGGACAGACTACCTGTCCCCACAAGAAATTGTCAGGCTGAGAGACGAAGTAGAGAACGAGGTCCGGTCGAAACTTGAAATCCCGTTTCCTGCCGCCGCCGCCGCAGTACACTTTGAACACAGCATGGGCATGAATCTTCCGCCGTCTATTCTGCGAGCGTCATGAAAGAAGCAACAATACGAACATACTACACATACCTTTGGCTTCGGCCTGACGGTACTCCCTTTTACGCTGGCAAGGGCTTCCGCACGAGCAGAAGAAGGGGCCGCGCGTACCGTAAGGGATCTCCACCAGAAGAATATGTGATTGTTCAAGATCACGAATCTGAAGATCAAGCGCTATTTGCTGAATGTTTTCTGATCTCATTTTATGGGCGTGAAGATCTTGGCACTGGTTGTCTCCGTAATTTTACAGACGGCGGTGAGGGAGCATGCGGATCTATCAGGAGTGAAGATCATAAAAGGAAAATCAGTATAGCCAACAAAGGAAAGCAGGGATACTGGCTTGGAAAAAATAGAGGTCAGTCCTTCAAAGATATTTTGAGCCAATATCGCAAGGCTAATCCGATACAAGGGTACGACCCTACGGAACACTCAAAAAAGATGACCGGCTCGGGCAATCCTATGTTTGGCAAAAAGCGTGTGTTTGACGAACAATGGCGGGCACGTCTGAGCGCGGGAAAGATGGGCCACTCGGTCTCTGATGAAACTAAGCGCAAAATGAGAGAAAAGAGAGTTGCATACTGGGCGAAACGGAGGGAGTCGTGTCAATTAAGTTCGGAATTGTGACCCCTACAATACAGCGCGACTCTCTTTTGAGATGTTGCGAGTCTGTCGATCTTCAAACTCACAGCAATTGGCAACACGTCGTTATGGTAGACAGTAAGCCGCTGCGCGCAGAACTGCTCGACAAAATCCAACACCCTCTGCGAAAGATTATTGAATGCCCTATTGAGCATCACAACGGCGGAAATACCTGTCGCCACAACGCATGGTATGAAACTGATGCCGATTACTTAATCGGAGTTGACGACGACAATTTTCTCGCTCATAATGAATCGCTCTCCACAATTCATTCTGCGCTGGTTGACAATGATTTACCTCAAGTTGCCTTCTTCCCAATTCTCCGTCATGGCGGTCTCTTTTTTCCTGTGGGCACACCACGAATGTGTCATGTGGACACCGCGAATCTTGTTGTAAAAAGAGAAATCGGACAGTGGCCAGACATTCTCGACTACACCTCTGACGGGATCTTCATTGAGAGACTCGTTGAGGAGTACCAGTGGATGTCCTTCCCGACTGTTCCCCCTATCATCAATATGCCAAGCTCGGGGTTCTGCCAGTGAAAGACATTATCGTCGTCGCCCAGATCACTCATCGCGAGGGAATGATCGATGAGTACGAGAAGCAGCTAACCGAGGCCGGAATTCCGTTCTACTGGCACCAGATCCCATCGTTACCTTGCGGCGCAAACAGCATCACGGCGGCGCGCAGGATCGCCTACATCCGCGAGATGTGCGAGCGCTTCGAAGACTACGACAAGATTGTCATGACAGACGCTTGGGACGTGTTGTTCTACGGCACAAAGGATGAGCTTCTCTCGAAGCTGCCGGAGAACATGATCGTGTCGGCAGAGCGCAACTGTTACCCAGAAGCCTATCTGGCAAGAGAGTTCACCAGCGAGAGCCCGTGGCGCTATGCCAATAACGGCATGCTGGCCGGTAACCCGAAACAGCTCCTCCGCTGGTGTGGGCTCGCCGAAGCTACTCCTGATCAAGAGATCCTCGATCAAGCATGGTTTAACCGGCGCGCCATTGATTCAAATCTGGTCTGGCTGGACGAGACGACGTCGATCTTCTATGTGGTCTCAGCGTGGCTCGAAGATGGCTCATTGAAGCGCCTCGGGACGCGCGCCTACAATAGCCGGTACGACACTCTCCCGCAGTTTTTTCATTTCTCGGGAAAGTGTCCAGATTCTGGATTTAGAGAGCTTTTGGAGACCGGCAAACCGCTGTAAAATGGGGATATCAGGTGTTATCAGCACCGGGCAAGCCTCATCGCTGTTTGGAGCGACTATGACATCCCCAAAACAAACAATACCAGATGGCCTTTGTCAGTGCGGCTGTGGGAGGCCCACTACACTTGCAATTGCAAGCGACGCGAACCGAGGATTAGTTCGCGGTAAACCACGCAGATTTATAGCTGGACACCAGCGACAGCAACATCCGACACCAGAAGAGGCGATGCCATTTAAGATCGAAGGCGTCTATTGTCGTTTGATTCCGCTCAGCCAAGGCCAATTCACGATTGTTGACGCAAACGATTATGCTTGGCTTATGCAATGGAAATGGCATGCATGGAAAGCGAAAGATGGAAACTGGTATGCGCGACGCGGTGAAAGCAGGAAGACTCACACGATGAATACGAGAATCATTGCGATGCATCGTCAGATTTTAGGTCTGACTTATGGCGACGGAATATTAGGAGATCATAAAGACTGCTGGAATACGCTCGATAACCGTCGTAAGAATCTTCGCGTCGCAGATCGATTTCAAAATGCTGCTAATCAGAGCTGGGAGAAGCGTCGCGGCAAGAGCGGTTGTCGTGGAGTCTATTGGAGTGAACGCAGAAAGATGTGGATCGCTGTAATCTTCTGGCGTAATGTTAAATATCGTCTCGGGGAGTTTACGAATCGATTGGAAGCTAGCGCTGCTTATAATGCAAAAGCAGTCGAGCTGCACGGCGAGTTTGCGAGGTTTTAGTGAATCCAGTTTTAGTTCTTACCTACAATAATCTGGAGCTGAATAAGCGGTGCATCGAAAGCGTACGTGCGCAGAATATCCCAACGTACTTGTATGTGTGGGATAACGGCTCTACTGATGGAACCGCTGACTGGCTATCTGAAAAAGGCGTAGTGGATATGGGAATGATGCACCCGGAAAATAAGGGCGTCAGTTATGGCTGGAATTGCGGACTCGATGACCTGTTTGAAAACGAAGACGTTGATCGTGTTCTCGTGGCTAATTCCGATGTGATCCTGCCGCCGTGGATGTATCGCAAACTCGCGAGTTTTAATCTCCCGTTCGTCACGGGCGTGAGCGTAGGCACCCCCGAAGAGGTGCCGCCTGAGCCTCCCGATAATCCACTTGTTGAAGGTCCGGACTTTTCTCTGTTCTGTATTTCCAGAGAGTGCTGGAGAGCTGTAGGACCGTTTGACGCCGAGATGAAAAATTATGCCAGTGATAACGCGTTTCACGTCGAGGCTCATCGAAAGAGAATTAAGCTGATGAATGCTCAGCTTCCCTTCCTTCACTTTCGCAGCTCGACAATCCGTAATGCCGACAAACGGTTGCAGCGTGAACTCTGTCTACAGGCCGATGCCGACCGTGAAGTTTTTCGCTCGAAATATGGCTGTCTTCCATGGGAAGATAAATACCGAGAATTATTCACGTAGATGCCTGCTTTCCACACACCAGAACAGCTCGCCGAATGGGCTGAGAGTAAGGTTTTGGCCTGCAACTATGCCCGGTATGCTGTGTATGCTCCGCATGAGCGCGTGATGCTACTGCTTAATGCAATTCACGATGACTGGTACCACATCATTGCACCAGATATCAGGCAGGCATGCGAACGACGTGCGGGCTTGTTCTGGGACCGCGCTTGACTTCAGCAAGCAATCAGACGAATATTGCTTGCATGACTTCCATACAATCCAAAGGTGGGTTGGCGCGTGCCGATGCGCTTACTCCAAAGAAGAGGTCTGCTATCGCGCGAAAGGCCGCGAAAGCGCGCTGGGAGAATACAGACGTGCGTCAGAAATCAAAAACTGCTCGGAAATCAGCACCACGTGCACAACGCAACACATTTGGCGAAGCACTTTATGAAGCGCAACATCAGCTCGCGGAAGCCGTGAATCAGCTTGCATACCACCAGCAAGAATACAACCGGCTCAGAACTGAGATTCCGAATCTGCAACGCATGGTGAATGCATTGCAAGCTCATCAGGGACAAACACAGGAACAGTATCGCGGCCCGCAGATCAACTACTATCCACAAGGATACGCACCGTCGCAAGGACCGGCTCCGCTGCCTCCTGACTACAGTCTCGATACGATCCTGTCGGATCAGCCTTTGCCGACCGATCAGCCGACAAATGCGGGATACCCAAATCCGCCATCGATGACCTTTGTGATGCCGCCTCCTCCCCCAGCGATTCCAGCACACGCGCCGACACCGTCTATGGTCGAGATGCCACGTCCCCCGCTGCCGCCGCGAGGCGGAGGTGGCGCAATCGGAAAACCTCTTGAAGATGAGAACGAAAACCAGTTTCTGGACGAAGCCGAACGAGATCTAAAGAACGCTGCTGGCGGCGGATGGAAATAGATTATGTCCTGAAGAGTTCTATACGCGGCTCACGCCGCGTGAGCGACAAGTGTGTGCACTGGTTGCAGTCGGCATGGAGAACGACGAGATCGCCAAGATCACTAAATCTCATCCAACAACTGTCAGCAAGCAAATCTTCATAGCACGTGAAGTTCTGGGAGTTGAAACTCGGATAAAGCTTGCGATCTACATCGTGCGGTGTCCCAAGCTGGAGCGGAAGCTACGCGCCACTCTTCCCGAAGTCTTCATAAAGGAACATAATGGGGATCTTCAGAAATAAAGTCGGCTTGAAATTTGGCAGGTTAACTGTGGTTGCGTACGCTGGTAGCGACAATCATAGACACTCGCGCTGGCAATGTAGCTGCATCTGTGGAAAGACCACAATCGCAACATCCTGCAACCTTACTTCTGGAGAGGTCGCGAGTTGTGGATGCGGCGAAATCGAAAATCGCTATACGATAAACCTCCGACACGGGCACACTCGCGGCTACCAGCAAACTCCGGAATACTATAGCTGGCTTGCTATGTTTACGCGGTGTACGAATCCAAACAGAAGGGAATGGCAAAATTACGGCGGACGCGGCATTAAGGTGTGCCAGCGGTGGATGGATTTTGAGAATTTTCTTGCCGACATGGGTCCTCGTCCGGTTGGATTATCGCTCGAACGGATGAACAACGACGGCAATTACGAACCGGGAAACTGTAAATGGGCTACGGCGAAAGAACAAGCTAATAACCGCCGCCCTAGACGGCGTCGCGTATCCGCGTGACAATTCCGTGTCTACGGTTTGGCTTTTCGCCCTTCATACAAGCTCCAATAAACGGGCACCTCACCGGCCAAAAGCATCCCGTTAGCTGTTCTTCTGGAAGCTCTTTGGTTCGTTCGATCAAGTCCAGTTTCCGGACGGCCAGATCGAGAATGCGCTCCCGGATCGCGGGCTCAGGCACCGGGAGATCCACAGAGAAACACACATCCTCCAGAACTCCATCCGTATGCATAGCTTGCAGCCATTCCATTGTGGAAAACTTGTCGTCGTCTACACGCCAAACCTCACTCCATGTCTCCTTGAACCCTTCGGCGACCTTGTGTTTCTTCCGAAAGCGGACGTTCTTGTTGAACGGATGGGCATGAGCTTTTGTCCAGTGTGAGTGCCGGTACCCGTCACGCTTCTGGCCGATCACGCAGACTGCGATCTTCATGGGCAGGTTATAGGCACAAACCTCCCCAAAAGACAGCCAAGAGCGGCATTCGGAGTAGTGCCGGTCGTCCGACCAGTTCGAGACCAAAACAATTCGGCGTAATTCCTGCCTAGAGGGCGCGAGGAGCGCGCCGGACCGCCAGAGGTACTTGCCTACCTCCACTGGCTCCGGGACGCGCCACGGGTTTTCTGTGGGCTTCCTGAGTGCGCAGGAAAGGATATCCGCCAAACAGGCCAGACTCATGGCTTGGTCGTACATCGTTTGGGGGTATTTGGTATCGATCTCGATGTCGCGGACGAGGCCCATCAGCTCTTCACCAGCCTGCTCGCCAAAATCGGCACGCGTGGAAAGCAACGCGCGGCGGACGGCCTCCTGAAGGAGCTTGGTGTCTTCCCAAGACGCCTTCTCGTAATCCCGGTTCCAGAACTCGGCCCGGGCGCAGCGTTCGAAGATCTCTAGTACCTTGGCAGTGGGGTCCATCGGCATTTGGATAGTCGTTCGAGGTATTGCCAGCGTTCAGGAGACAGTTTATGGGATCGGCGGGCGAGATCTTCTTTGAGTTCGCGGTTCCGCGCAAGAGCGGTCATCATGTGCTCATAGGAGGCGTAGGCTGTACGGCCTTCGGGGAGATCGAGCTTCCATTCGGCGAGCAGATCACAACCGACATGCTCGCAATATTTCTTCGAGTGGTCGAGGATACAGCGTCTCCGGATCATGCATATAGTGTCATCCGAAGCGCAGAGTTTGGCAAGATTACTTTGACGGTTGGTTGTTCTGCTGGTTACGGCCTGACAGCGCTGCCGCCGCGACCGCGCCGGTTGGAGAGCGTTTTACGGCTTCGGCTTTCACATCGTCTAGTTTCTGGATATTGTTACCACTTTTTCCTTTTTTAAACGCCGTATCCGGGATCGAGCGGAAGTATGCTGCACTGCCGTATTGCGGAGTCAATTTATTTCGACCGTTTTCGAAATCATCTAGTTTTTGCAGCACCAATTCCTTATTACCGTTCCAATAAGCAAGATCTTTGCCACTAAAATTAAGCAAAAACTTACTACCACGAAGCGAGTTGATAGTATTGCGGACCCTATCTAGGGTTTCCGGGTCGTCTTTACCGAACTCAATGTTTACTTCTCCTTTATTGGCACGGATACGAATTCCTCCATCCGAGAAAAACTTCTTTTCCCATGGATGGCGCGTATCGTACCCGAGATCGTCTGCCAAGGTTTCGTGCCATTTTCCATGAACTACTGTTCCATCAGAACTTACCAGTGCAGCAGAATTAGGTAAACCTAAACTAGACCGAGGATTTACATAAGCAAGCTGATGATACTTCTGAGGTTCGCGCTTGAACGCGGTGTCTGGGTTGCGTGCTTCCGCTTCCTGCCTTAGGGCTGCGAGGTCGGCGGGTCCTTTTGATACAGAGGTGGAATTTTGCGCACCTTGATCGACTTGATCTTCTTTGGGGATTTGAGTAATTGGTCCAAGCTCACCACGTGGTCCACGTTCACCCCGAGCTTCGCGTACTGCTTTGTGAGAATGTTGCCCTGACTCTGCTTCGTCGAGGTCTTTGCCGACTCCATAGCTGAAATCAACTCCCTTCAACTGGACGGTAGATCCGTCATCCATCGTTACATCGAACACCTTGTTGCGAAGAATCTCCCGGGCCTTCTCCAGTTTGCCTTTCAGCTCATCGGGCGAGTTGCCGCGATAGAGGAATTCATCACCCTTATCGTGGTACGCGTCGAGACCAGCCTGCTTCAACGCGTCAGCTTTTGCCTTCAATAGTGCATTACCTGCCTCATATCCAAATTTGTCATTGAACGCCTTGAGCCCGTCTGCGTCAGACATCGCCACTGCGGGCGCGGGGCTCTTCATTTCAGCTTCATCAAACGACCGAGTGTTCGGTAGATCGACGACGTGGCTGTGGAGCAGTAGATGGCGCATCTCATCTGGCGACATCTCGTCGATGCGCTTGCGGAGGGCGTCATTAGTGCGGCGGTCACGCTTGAATGTGGACCTCGCCACATCCGTACCAAGATTCGGGGCGAATGCCGACACCTTAGGACCGCTCAGAGGCTGATCCTGTAGCGCGCGGATACCGTTGCTCATGCGCGCAGGCAAATCGACGCCGTAGGTGTTGCGTCCGCCCTTCAGAATGCGATAGAGCGATGAGTTCTTGCTGGCAATGCCGCTGAAGTTCTTCGGATCTTTCCAGACAACATCCACCGGACGACCGGCCTTGTTCCACTTATCCCACAGATTTACTGCCATGAGAAGATTCGCGCGCACCGGCTGTACCGGCGAGAGCGCAGCAACGAAGTTCAGGAACTTCTCCTTGTCGGTTTTGCGGAACATGTCCGGCTGCGACTCAACCAACGCATCGAAAGCACGTGACGAGCGCTCGTACCAGAGCTTGCCGGAGATTCCAGCCTTGACTGCCGCGTCCCACTCCTCAGGCGATGGCATGGCGTTCACTGCATCGACGATTTTCTTCTGCTTCTCGTTTGTGTCGTATCGGCCAAGCTCATCGTCAGTGAGGTAATTCGAGATCTGCTTCCACGTGCGCTTGAAGGTGTCTGGATCGCGCTGCTCTGCCTGCTCGCGAAGGTTTGCAAGATGCTGACTGATGTCCGCCGCTGGCGGCACGTTTGCATCTTGTACCGGTATCTTGTCCCAAGACGCAATGAGCCCATTTACGTCGCGACGGCCAGAATAGCCGAGATCCTTCAGTTTCTTGATCGCATACGCTTTGACTTCATTGTCACTAGGTTGGAGGCGTACACCGAGCTTCCGAATGTTCTTGTTCTCTAACTCTTTACGCGAGAGATCGAGAATACCGTCCGGATCGGAAGCGAGATCGTAGATCCCCTGTGTCGGGACCTTGCCCTTGTAGGTGTAGTTCCGAGCACTGAAGCGCTCGTTCGCTTTGTCGTGGAATGCAGGGCTTGCTTCTTCGCCGACGTAGGTCTCTGGGTTCCAGTAGGTCGGGAAACTCTGTTTCCGTCTTAGATCTGGACGATCAATTACCGAGCCGCTGACGTCGTGCGTCTTATTCTGGCCGTAGTAGGACGGATCGAGTTGGTCGATCCCCGGCGTGTTCGAGTAGTGGACAACACCGGTCGTTGGATCGGTTACTTCGTGGGTGGATTGGATGAGCTGGCGGAGTGAATTGATATCGGGCCGAGACTCGAACCCTTCACGAATCTGTTTCCACTCTGGGTGTTTTGACTCAAGCGCTTCAGCCGCTGCACTAAAGTCTCTTGCTGCTGCGTCCCGGCTGCTTGAGTTCCCGGGGAATTCTGCGGTTCCGGCATGGTCTTCGATCTCTCCTGTGTGTCCAAGCACTTTGGCTGCTTGATCCACGTTGCCACGGAAGTCATCACCACTGCCGACGAGGTAGATAACATGACCACCATCGGCTGGCTCTATTGTACTATTTTGGATGCCATGATCAAGTAACGTCTTAGCTACTCCGGCAGTGTCGCCTTTATCTGTCCAGAATAGATAGACATGGTCAGCTCCTTCACCCGGGAAGAACGATCCTGTTGAGTATTGGTAACCAAGTTTGCCGAGAATTGAATTATAGTAACGAACCATATCCGGATCGGTTCCGACCGGGAATTGGTGAATTACGGAGTTCTCAGCGCCACCTTCCCAAGATCCCAAAGCTGGACGAACAGATGGTTGCAGACCAAGCTGGTTTGCGAGATCGCGGGATGCTCCGGCAAAGCGTTTCTGGATGACTGAATTCATCCTCTGCTGTGCCTCAGGAAGCGACAGATCCATCGTATTAGGGCTGATAAACGAGACCGGCGCGTCGTTTCTGTAGTGGAAACGATCTGGCAGGAGACCGGCTTTCTGTTCGGCGAACGGGCGCTGCGGTGGGGGAATGTATCCGGGCTGTCCGGGCTGGATAATGTTGCCGTTCGCGTCGCGAAGATGCGGTCCAGCATTAACCCACGAGTTCTGCCCTTTCGTCTCGGTTGTGACCGCAGGCAATGATTCAGGAGAGAACATCTGCGCGTGCGAGATCCATGCATTCTCTTCACCGCGAGGTCCAAACTGATAACCCTCCATTGCGTGCCCAAAGAGATCGTGAATTGCGCGTAGCTTGTCGTTGTATGTGAGTCCAGTTTTAGGATCGACCTGAGCGAGCGGGTGATCGGATGGCATGTCGCCGCCTTGGTAGAACGAAAGGTGATGGTTGTTTTTGACGTCGTTCACCATCTCCTGTGAGTTCGCGTATGGATTCTCCTTCGATGGATCAAACTTAATTCCCATGTTCTGGGTTGCATAATCCCACTGCTTGTCGATATCCGCCTTCATTGAATCGTACGCGGCCTTAACCTTCGGATCGTTGGGATTGTGCTGCATGTTGTTGTACGCGTCTGCAATCTCCTTGCTCCGGAAATCGAGAGGCGAGTACGTGTGTGGGCTCATTGTGCGGCCTTCACGTGCAAGGAACTCACGCGCACCGGCAGCAATCCAGTTGTTCGGATCGCGGAAGTTGGCCTCACGCTGAACGCTCTCAGGCGTTGGCGTGGCGGTTGGCGTCTCTACGCCTGCTGAGCGTTGAAAGACTGGCTCGGGGATTGGGTTTGCTGTTGTTGCTGTTGCTGGAGATACTTGAGGAGTCGGCCCTGCTCCCACGCTTGGTACGCTTGGCTGAGCATTGGGGCTGTTGGCACGCTGACTCCAAAGCTTGTGTTCGCCATTGATTTGCTCCTGCATCTGCGCGAGTGCCACGCGTGTCTTTTCGAGCCTATCGAGAGCGTTCGGCCCGTGAGCCTTCTTGACTTCATCGAAATATGTGCTCAGAAATTGATTTGCCTGCTCCGGCGTAGCTCCGTTTAGATCATTGGAGAGATATTTTGCTGCCGTCTCCACTACCATCGACGCCGGGTCGTTGACGTTGTATCCCTGCTGAGCCAAAGCTACGCGCGTAGGCTCCGGTATCGCGGCGGCGACTGTATTGAAAGACTGCTCTGGAAGATGTGTCCGAATAAGACCGTTGGTTGCCAGATTGCGCTGGTATGTATGGTATTTTTCTTCTGGCAATACGTTTACGTGAGCATCTGGCGTTCTCTTTAAGAACGCATAAGCATTCGAATTCTGCGCCATGTCGTGCGCAGTATTCACCAGATGTTGAACCTGAAGCCATTCTGGTGTGGGATTTGCTTGCGAGGAAAACATATTGCGAAGAGCGTCATCCGCTCTCACGCTCATGCCGTGGATTTGAGCAGGATTCTCTTCAGGATGGGAAACTTTCATCCATGCATCCCATCCCTTAGGGCTAAGCCACACAGTCGGTACGCCATCTGTACCGATGCGAAGATCGCCAATTGAGTTGGAGATGACCGGTCGTGTGTTGGCGCGCGGCGGAGTTTCCTCAAAAGGCACCGACTCAATGCCGTGATTTATTTTTCCGCCAAGATAAAAGCCTAGCGCGTCACCGGCGAGGTTGGTTCCAGCGAGAGCTTTCGATTTTTGCCAGTCTGACTGTAGTTCCTTAATGCGATCCGATACCATCGCTCCCGGGTGAGCAGAGAGCAACTGACCTTCAGCTTCCGAGGATACATTTGGGTCATCTGAGAATAGGTTCGGAATTGTCTGTGCCATTTGCACAGGGAAATCTGCCATTCCGAATAGCATGCGGCCTGCACGCTTGATCGTGTTTAGCGCGTAATCGTTAGTAAGGCCAATACCCAGAGCGCCACGCGAAACTTTTGTGGTATCGACAGGCTCTGTCTTCTCCTGAACATACTGCCGCAAGTTGTCCCGCGATGGTGGTGGTAGTTGCGGTGTCGCGCCGCCGCTCTGCCTTACAGCCTCGCTAGAATCAGTTTGCATCGGCGCGAAGTGCGGATTAGTATCGCGCGTGTGAATTTGAGCTGCGGTCGGTTGAATGGGTTGCTGTTGGGCTCGAAATGCCTTGATCGCATTGTTGATTCGCGAATCGTCAAAGTGTCCCGGGAAAGCGACCACATGATCGCCGACCTTGACTACTTTTTTCTGCGGCTGCGGCGCATTTTCGTCGAATAGAACCTTGCCGGAAGGATCGATGAGCTGATTCTCTTTCCATGCCGGTGCTCCCGGTTGCGAGTACATCGATTCATTGGAGAATGACTGGTGATATGGAGTCTTCCATTTGTCCGGAAAATGCTGATTAGAAGCGGCGCGCGCAGCAAGCGGATCGCCTGACTTCATGGCTTTGTAGTAGCCACGCATATCGTAGTCGGCGCTCGGTGAATCTTGCCACGGTATCTTATTCTGCGACACCCACTGCTGGAATCCCTGCTCATCTTGAGGATTTAGGGATGTCGCGTACGGACCCGGCTTGGCGTACTGCCACTGCCAACCCTTCTGGTCGTCTGCTGCCATTGATCCTCACCTATACGGGAACGATTCTACCTGTGTTTTCATCAAAAACATGCGTCCAAACTGGCTTGGCACCGTTACTTTGGGGTCCGGGCTCTTCTTCTGGTTCCGGTTCGTTCGGTGCAGCTTGCTGTTCTGGCTCCGGAAGATCTGGCTTGCGTTCCTCTGCCTCTTTCTTGAGATCTGCAAGTGTCGGCTGCTTCTGTCCGACCGCAGAGCCCAGCAAGAATTGCGCCATACGCGGATTAAATGAGGGCATAGGCTTGCCGCCCAGCCGCTCCGCATCCTTTGCTGCGAGCGCGCCGAACACTTGGCGAACGCGTGCCTGATCTGGCCCAGACAGAGAATCAAGCATCTTGAGTTCTTCGGCGGTTGGCTGCGCCAAGAACTTCAAAACGCTCTCTCTGCGAAGAGCGTGAGTAATGAGGGATACTGCCGTCTGGCCAATGAGCATCGTTGTTCCGAACGTGCTCAAGTGCCCATGGAACAGCATGTTGATTGCTTCGCCGCCAATGATGCTGCGAAGTACCCACGGACCGATTCCGCCGTATTTACGGAGACCCCAGTGGATCTCGTTGTACATCTTCTTGCCGATATCAGCAGCGTCTGGAAGTGGCTCTGTCGGTTTCGGCTGCTTGTACTCTTTTAGATCAGGAGGCTTAGGAGGTTGCGGATATACCGGCTCGTTCGGCGGCAACGGCGGCATAGGAGGCTTCGGCAGAGATTTCGGCTTCGGCGGCTCCGGAGGTTGTTGCGACATCATTTCGCGAACTTTACTCTCGCTCGGAAGTTGCTTTATGGTACTTAGGTCGTTCTGGATTGACTGAACAAGCTCCGGAATTTTTGGATCGTATCCGCCAAGGTTCTTTCCTTTTTCTAGGAGTTTGTTTGTGCTTGCATAGTCCGGATGCACATCTTTAACAAGGGTGTTGGCGTTCGTTGACGGCTGATTAGGAGAATTAACGAAGTTCTCCACGTACGGTCCATGAAGCTTACGCGCTGCCGCAAGTTCTGCATCGGCACCGTATTTCTTCGAAACGTCTACTTCGAGTTCACGAACCCTGTCGAGCACCTGACCAACGGCGTGCTGAACGTTGCCTTCCGTATTCCGTACTGCACGCTCAAGCTCTGACTTCCATCCATGCAGGCGGCTCGCCGGAACCTCTAATCCCGCTACCTGTCCGCCTCCACCTTGTTTAGCCTGCGCAGCAAGGTCTAGGTTGACTTGCTCAACCATCTTGTCTGCCGCTTCTTTTTTCTTAGGACTGAGTTCGTCGTAGCTTGTCCCGCCAAAATTGTTTTTGGCAATGTCATTCCGGAGCTTCTGAAGCTCAGTGACTCCTCCAGCTTCTGGAGCAGCTTGTTTTAAAATGTCGCGGAACTGTGTTACCTGCGACGGAGTCATGTTTACTGATTGATCGTTAATCTCCTTTACTACTGGAGACATGTCTGCGACGGCCTGTTGTTGGCCGGATTCAGCGGCACTCTTATTTAGCTTGTCACGCCACGCGTTCCACGCCTGATCGTTAGCAGTCTTCGCATCACTCTCCGCCGTGTCGATTCTCTTTTGAAGCTCATTAGCATTGATCGCGGCTCGATTTTGCAGCATCTGACGCTGACTATCGATGCCTTGCGCCGCTTCTTTATCGCGCGCAATCTGCTCAACAGTAGAGATGTGATTCTGTTGAGCTTTGATATTTTCAGCCTGCGTCTGTTTAGTCAGGTCTTGATGAGCCTGAAGTGCATCAGCGTGCTTCTGCTGATTTTGCGCGATGGTGTTTTCGTGCTTCTTTTTGAGGTTTGCGACCTTTTGGTTGTGTGCATTCAGGTCGTCGCTGTATTGTTGCTGCGCTTTTTGGTTTGCGTCCTCTACCTCTCCACGCGCATTCAAGGTCTGCTCTTCTGCGGCTTGATTGTTTTTTCTGACATCCTCCGACTCTTTGCCGAAATTCTCAATATAGCCCTGCGTTTTCTTTGCAAGATCAATACCGGGAAGATTATGTACGGCGTCACGGAAGCCTGCCGACTTGGCGGCGCTTGTTAGGACATCTCCGAGAGGTGCTGCGAGGTGCGGTGCCTCGATAAGGAGAGCATTGCCGACGCCTGATCCTGCAAGAGATTTCGTTACTTCCCAAGGGGTACCGGTTGATTCATCCTGCGCAAACCCCTCGCGCATGCCTTCAGCCATCGGCCCAAGGAAAGGAACTCCGGATGCGGCTGCATGCATCGTGGCTTCGTAGTTATTGCCCGCCTGCTTCTCTTCGTCTGCACGCTGAGATTCGGTGAAATTCGGTCGGACTAAACGCTGAGGAAGCCATGTTGCAGCATCGTATAACTTTCCGATAGGTCCAGACTTCTCCGCTTGTTGTAGCTCTTCCTGATTTGGAGCTGGATCAATAAGGTGAGCGACTCCCATCGCACCTTGTGCGAGCGTATTACCGAGACTTGCCCAAGCTCCGGGCTTCTCCGGCATATCTGGAGCAACCATGACTTGCCCAGCCGTATTGCGGCCTGCGGCCTTAACACCCGGGCGCAGCTTTATATCTTTCAGTGCAGGATCAGCGGCGGCATCTCTCAAATAACGCTCGCGATCAACTGCGTCCATGACGTAGCCATTTTTGGCCGCGCTGCCAATCATGCTGTAAGGAACTGGTACAGGATTCTTGCCGCCCGGGCCGAGCATCTTGTACGTGCCTTGAGGCGTCGGCATCAGGTCGTTACGCGTAAAATCTTCTGGGTTCAGGATGTACGCGCCATCTTTAAGCGCATCCGGAACATCGCTCTGCCGAACCGTCCAATGCTTCGTGGTCGGATGCGTAGGATCGTACATGTCAACCGCGCGCTCGGCACCGTCGTTAAGCACGCTCTCAAGATCATTCGGATCTACGTCGAGAAGCTTGCCGTTGGTGTCGAAGACGGTGGCTCTTTTTGGTGTAGGCATCGGATGTCCTTAGTGCGGGATCGCCCTGCTTCTCCAGTCGCCGCCGCCGCTGTCAGATGCTCCCGGCGCGGGCGCGCCCTGCGCTCCCTGAACCGGGTTGCGATATTGAGAAACGACATGACGCGCAATATCGAGATTATCTTTGGCGTTTTTCACGAACCACGATATCTGTTTCGGAGTCATGGTTCCATGCTCGATAGAGCTTAATGAGCCGTCAAATTTATCGAACACTCCACCAAGATTCCTCACTGCCGCAATCTCTGTCGCCGTCACGCGATTAACCTTGCCGCGCAGCCACGACAAAATAATGCCTTGGCTATCGACGGGATTGGTATTATGCGCGGCCCGCACTACTTCTTCGTACGCCGCTTGCGCTTCATTGAGTTTCTTATTCGCGGCATCAGATGCGGGGCTTTTGCCTTGCAGAAGAGGTTGCCCAACTACGACCCCAAGATTACCCGTCGCTGCGGGCGCGGAATAAGAAGTGGGCGCTATTGGTTTACGCTTTTCGGCTTCCCTGCGAAGATCCTGCGGGTTTGAAGTTGGCGAAGCACCTGATGCTGGAACAGTTGGCGATGCTGTAGACCCATCTTGTGGTGGCGTAGGAGCAGCAGTGGATGCTTCGTTCATCCAGTTACTGGACGCCCCGCCTAGAGGATCTTTAAGTTTTCCACCGGGAGTCTTGACGTTTGTTTCTTGGACTGGATACCAGAGGTTATCTGGTCCAAGCTTCATCGTGTGCGACGTTGTGGAAGTTGGATACAAACGCGACTGTGCCATCACACCATTCACGTACTGGACAGCCGAAAACGGAAGTTCGCTAACGTCAGCAACACCATGCGATTTCGCGTATGCGCGCAATGCAATCTGAAATGCAGAGCCGAGACTTGGCTGTTTAGATGAAGTAGTTGGAACTGGCCGCACGTTTTTCAGGCCGGTAATGACATCCTCATCAATGTCGTTGCCAGCAACGTCCGTGTTTCGGTTCCAATAGATATCGTGCATGAACTGCACTGGATTACCTTTTGCATCCTCTCCAACCATAAGCTGCGTCTTGCCGCGATCCATCAACGGGCTCCAGCGACGACCGAGGAACGCGGACTCCATGTACTCTTTTTTGAACTGGGCTCGTTGAGATGGCGTCGCGTCAGGATTCATTTGATCGAAGTTGGTCATCACCTGCTGCATCTGCGCAGCCTGTACCTTCCCTTGCGTAGCCACATTCTGCATCGCGACTTGCGCGGGCGATAATGGAGCAGCGTTGGCGAGCGCCTGCGCGCTGTTTTTATCTCCCTGCATTTGAGTGACAGCTTTATTGTCGGCCTGTATCGTACGCATGTTCGGATCAGTGATCCCCATGCGGTCGGTGATCATGTGACCGAACTTCTGAAGCATGCCGGGGTTCTTATCAGGGTGCCAGTGCTGGCGGATCGCTGTCTCGTTATCCGTCAACGCCTTCATCGTGTCGTCGTATCCGGGCAGAGGATTCCCGTCCGCATCCTTCAGTGTGGACAGTTTGCCTTGGAGTGCATCACGATTTTTAAAGAGCTGATCGGCAGTCGAGAGAAATTGCTGCTGATTGCGCTGCTCGCCAAGCTGTTGGCCATGCAGGAAACCGCCATAAAACGCGTCGCCAACTGCGCCGCCATACGATCCCATAAAATTCCTCCCGCTTATCCGTTACCCGGGCCGCTCGGACCAGTGGTATTACTCGGAAGGCCGAGCCTTTTGCCAAGGAATCCAAGCCCAATCTGCATACCACCTCTGAGCGCGCCGCCAAATAAAGAATTCTGCCAGTTCGACATCTGCTGCTGTGACAGCTCGGCGTTTTCCATGTTTGCATTGAGGCCGGTGTTGATAAGTCCCATACCCGCGCTCGTAAGCGTGTTCGCTGCACCGCTCTGAAGCTTGCCAACTAGATCAGTCTGGGCTGCTCTTGCCCTATCGCCAAGTCGCTGCATCGCCGCGTTGTTGCCACCGCTACGATTTCCGAATTGAGCTGTGGTGTTTTTCTGCTGCTGAGTCTGACCTTGAATGGCTGCAAATTCGGGCGCGAGGGCTTTAGTGATCTTTGACTGATCGCCAGACATGATATCGGAAAACCACTTCAGCCCTTTTCCGGTACTCGACTGGCCAAGTCCAGACGCGAAGTCGCCGGTTTGTCCGGTACTGCTGAGATCTTTATTTAGCGAGTCGTTTGAGCCGCCGAAGAGCGAAGACCAAAAGCCGCTCATAAGCACACCTCATCATCAGTGCGCTCCCGGACGCCCGTCGCATCAATAATACTGTCATTTCTTTAAGATGTCACAGGTATAATGAGGCCATCGGGTGCTGTAAACACCCGGCCAAAGCCTACCCGCTAAAAAGGAGCGGTTCTGATGGCCCCACCTGCGCCATTGTATCCAAAAATTGAAGGCGGCAAAGAAAAATACTGTACTCGATGCGGCGTGCCCAAGCCTGTTGCCGAGTTCGACGTACGTCTAGAGATGGACGGCGGGCGTTCGTCTCATTGTAAAAGCTGCAAAAATCTCACAACTCGACGATGGAAAACTCATAATAGCGGACGAGTTTCCAGCCAAATAGGAACCAAAACGTGCCGCGTTTGCGGCGACACGAAGAATGTCACTCTTTTTGAGCCTAACTCTTACTGTAAGGATGGCCGTCACACGACATGCAAGGTATGTCGTAAAAAACAACGACATAAATGGTCTGAGAATAATCGGGATCAGGAAAGAGAGACGAAGAGACGAAATCCGAACCGCAAAATTCACATTCAGAAATGGCAGCAACAAAATAAAGAGTATCTGAGGGGATATATGAAGACATGGAAAGCAAACAATCCCGGATACGAGCGCCAAAAGACAATTGAAAAACGTTTTAGGAACTACGGCGCAACGCAGGATTGGTACGACCAAAAACTAAAAACTCAAAATTTTGCTTGCGCTATTTGTAGTTCGACAGACCCGAAAAGCAATGGAAATACTTTTCATATAGATCATGATCATTCTTGCTGCTCTAAGTCTTGCACGGCATGCGATAAATGCCGACGAGGGCTGCTATGTTCAGTCTGTAACACGCGACTCGGAATTCTTGAAAACAAGGTCTGGACCGCAAAAGCTCAAGCGTATCTCCTCCTCTATGGCAGCAACCGCACATCATAAAGACTCGCAACTGGGGTTCCCGCGAGGACTGCCGTCAGTCGGACCGTGACGGTATTTGCGGCGCTTACGTAACAATCCCAGACGAAACTATCGCCCGGATACGTCTCTGGGCTGCAACAGGCCACCATCCCGGTCGCCGCGCCGGTTACCGTGACTGCCACAGTGATCGTCTGGCCCGCCGTCATGGCGCTGCCGCCAAGGCTCGCTGACGTGCCTTCTAAAAGCTGGCCGTTCTGCAATTCTCCAGAAATATCAGCGAAATCTGGCTGGCTAGAAGTGAACAGCCCGGTCGTATCGTCGTAACTGTCGAGCCATTCGTGCAAAACGGCAGGCGTGTTTTGCGGCACAATCTGGATCGCGCTTGCATACCACAGCAAATTTGCGAGAACAATCACGGCCATGCTGTTTTTAGGCACATCGAAAGAGGCCGCGCCATTGATCGTGGCCCCAGCAGTTGGCGTCAATGTCGCCAGACTCGGCCCGAGATTCGTGATGAAGCAAATAAACGGGGAATTTAGGTTCGTGTCGAGCGAGACAGCGACCGGTGCTGCGTCTCCTATCTGAAGCATGATCCCGCTGTCACTTTGGACGAGCAGGTATGTCGTAAGACCGAGCTGCGGGTTGACGTATCCGAGCCCCGGGAAGTTCGTCGTGCTTGTTCCACCACCAGACGAGCTGGAACTGGACGTCGAGTTCACTGTTTTCGTGACAGTTGTGACGGTACTTTGGATCGCCTTGACTTTACTGTTTAGCGTCCGTATTGCCCTGTCATGATCATTGAGCGCAGGATACATACGCTGCAAATGAACGGTGATTTTTGGGTCAACGCTATGGTCAATCTGTGGAAAATACGGATTTTGCGGAGTAGTCATTTATCCAATTTGATCTTTCGTTTCGTGCACGCCGGACATAACCCGTCTGGCGGCACAACGTGCTGCACTTCACCACAGCGAATGCATCTGCGTTCATGAATTGTGACACGGATTTTATCTGTCACAGCTCAGCTCCTGTCTGCGATGGGCCACCATACGGCTTGATGATCTCGTATGGACCGGTACTTCCCCACCATTTTATTTTCACTTCTACGTCATCCTGAAATACGTAGAAGGGGACCGTCGAGGACAGCCGGAAGCTCACGAGCTTTGTTTTGTTTGGTGGCATCGTGTACTTATTCTTGATCTGCAACCCTCCGGTTGACGGGATAGTGACCGTGATGACTGGCCATTGATCGAACACGAGCGTCAAGGTGACGTCGCTATTTGAGAGTAGTGGAATGTTCATCTCCCGGATATGGAACCAGCCTTTTTGACCAAGAGAATTTAACTCTGTCTGCCACTCCACAGTTCCTTCTGGGAAAGGCTTCGCGACCCACTGCGGATTACCCCACAAGCGCCACGGCACGCCATCGGTCGTGATCAACTTCACTGAGTGAGCAAGGAACGGCGGCGTGAAGGTCAGCGGAATAATCTGCTGGCGATTCAAGGTGATCGGAGATTCGTTTGGTGTGAAGATCGCGCCGTCGTCCGATCTCTGGACAGTGATCGCCTTCGGCTGGCCAAATGTGTTGGCCTCGATCAGCATGCCTTGGATGAATTTGTTTCCTTGTATCCCGGCATTATCCCAGTCGGTTGGCCTGTCTTCCGTATCCTCCGGCAGAGGCAGGAAGGACGGTTGCCATAGATCGATAAGATCTAGCGAGGGAGTCGGCCACGTCAGCGAAACTCCGACGTCGATCAACTCACGAACTTCGCCATCATTTGGATTGAGGATGTAAGGCTCTAGATCGCCGGTACCCGTTAGAGAAGCTGGTGAAATGTTCGGTACTGGAGTCGCGTAGCGATTTTGATAAACCGAAACCAAGATCGGATTCGAGGCTACAGCGATAGCTTTGATGAAAATATCGCCGAGCTGTTTAAAAGCTCGCGCTTCGCCAGCATTGACGGAAACAGGAATAACGATGGATTCTACCGCTTCAGGATTACCGTTGCCGAGGAGACGCACAGTGCCATCAACGCACCCAACCATAACAGTGTCCGTGTTCGGACCTGTCTCCCACGTGTGCGCGCTGAAATTAGGCTGTCCCACATCAACTCCCCAGCCTTTAGCGAGGATGTCGTAGACGAGTGTTCTCCAGTTTCCGGTAACATCCTGATAATCGTAGTACAGAACAGTCTGGCCCCAGCGAAGTTTTTGGAAGAACCAGCGCGTATCGTCGGGAGGATGGATTGTATTTCCGGCAACAGTAACCGGCTGCGGAAAGAATCCTTCACGAGGAAAGAGGTTGAAGATGTCATTGCAGATATATTGATCTGGACCGCCAAATTCGCATGCATAAATTCCATCCTTGGCACGAAAGAAAGTGGTATTACCGCCATCGGTGCACACACAGGTTGGAATATACAAACCGCGTTCAGATGACGCGAGAACAAGATTGAACGGCGTGCCGCTGACGCCTTCCACGTCAGCAAGTGCAGTCGTAAATGTCGGATAGATGAGCCAGCGTCTTTCCGTTGAAAATACCATACCGACACCGGCAGTGATCACTCCATTTTGCAGAGGCTCTGACGGACTCGTTACAGGGATCTGGTTTGTCTCTGGAGCTGAGTCCGGATTGTTGCCTTTTGTAAAGTAGAGCGTTCCGGGATTCATCGTGTCGCCGCACGCGAACATGTAGGCGGCGTTATCGGTTGGTCCCCAAAGATAAGGAAGAGGCTGAGCGGCGAGGATCGGCTCCGGGATTTCGTACTCAAGATTTGTTCCGTCAGGTACGCCCGGGATCGTCACTGTCGTTGACGATGTTGGCCGCGCAATGAACGTGTACGCAAGAGCGGTTGGGTATCCAATCAAGATCTCGGTTCCCGGAAGCCAACGTGTATTGAACTGATCTCCAGACACCCACGTGATCACACCGCCAGTCACATCGACGACTCCCTTATGCGGAAGGTCTGTGACCGGAAACGGCTCGTAGTTGTCGAATTCAAGAAGCGGATTATTCGACACTTCGAGATCGGTCAACTCATCTGTGATCGGCGTTGGCGGATTTGTGTTCGGTCCTGTCGCAACGTAAATATAGTTCTCAGACTCTGCGTCGATCCGGAAGTAGTCCACCTTATCAACTTGAGGATCTGGTGAATATTCAGGTGTTACAGTATCGGCGAGAACTGGCGTTGTTTGCGGTGTTGACGCAGGAGAAGGATTCGATACGGCACCGGTTGCCGAGCTGCGAAACACATAGCGGTACGATACGTTGCTGCGTACGTCAGCAGGCAGAGGCGGAATGATTGCCACCGGCTGTCCCGGCTGCGGAGACGCCTGAATCAAAAGAATACGCCCGCTGTGGTACCAGTAGTCGTAGTCCACTTCAATTGGATAGACGCCAGAATTAGCAAAGCGCACCACAACAGTTGAGACCGTGACGTCGCCGCCAGAGCCACTCGGATAATTGCCTCGCGGCAGAAGCGGGTAACCTTCAGCTACCGAGATTGTCTGGCCGAGAGTCGATTTTGCTGTACTGATGCCACCGCCGTTATGCGTGGCACTTGCGCTGACTACGCTAACGCCTTCGCCGCCGATTCCCCAGATCATGTCATCGTGGTTTGTAATTACGAAGGTATAGTCTCCAGCTTCTGGAATCCAAAGCTGACCTGTCAGGCAGAAATTAAAATTTTGGTACGCGGTGTTTCCATCGACACCTTTGATCGCCGGAGTGAACACGGGGATCGTCCCTGCAATCGTGCTATCCGTATTAAGAACTGACCATTCCATCGGATTCGCTGGGATGCCTGTGCCCGGGAGCTGCGGAACTCCCGCAATGATGGTTGCGTCGAAGATGAATGAATTATTTGCTGTACTGCCGACCGCGCTGTCTACTGTGCGCGCCGGACCACTGCCACCGGGATCGCTAGGATTTTTCCAAATATAAGCCGATACCGGTCCCGAAGTCGGAGAATCTCCCCAATAGAAGGCGGTGAGATCGCTCAGGATGGACATGTTTGACGAGACGGCGTTGGTTGTCACGGTCCACGTGACAGTAAAGAACCCGGTGTTGTTTCCAAACCAGTTTGCGTCGACATGATTCGACGATGAATCGATGCCGATCTGAAGTTGTTTTGCCGTAGCAGGAACAGTGACGGTGATTCCAGCGCCTATAAAAAACACGAGCGGGAGAGATCCACCCGGCTCGATCACATTTCCAGAGTCATCGGTAAACGCTCCGATGATAATGTTTGCTGTTCCAGAAATTCCAGACGCGCTACCCGGATAATTCGCCGAAGTTGGTCCTGATTGCGTCGGTGGAGCACCGATAACGCCGTTTACGCTTGCTCCTCCTGTATTGGCAACCGTAAGAACGATGGTTGATCCCGGGACAAGCTCAGGACCTCCGCCAGCAATAATCACGGGATTCGTGATCGATGGCGGGGAGTCCACCATTCCGTAGTTGTAGGAGGGATTGGTCCCGCTAACATTCGTCCACGGTATCGTGTTCGCATTAAGCTGATCAGATCCCGTCGTGGTGATGTTCTCGGTCGAGATGATCGGAGCTGTTTGCGGTTCCTTGATACCAGTCTTATAGATCAGACCATCGCTGCGAACCTTGGTTGCTCCAAAGCACGGGAAGAAAACATTTACGTTGTCGATCAGGTACTGCGTGATCAGCATGACGGCCTCTGAACTGTCGCCGATATACATCCACGGTTGCACTGATGTATTAGGACGAAACGGGCAGAAAGAAACGGGGTTTGTGCTATACCCGGAAGCTACCAGCGTTGAGTCCACATACATTGACCCGGCAGCGCCGATGACGCGCACATACCCTGCTACCGGTCCAACTGGTGTTGAGTCATTGATGATCGCCATCGAATGAATCGGGGTCGGCAATCCCGAGATGACAGGATCTCCTACTGTCGAGCGACCAATGATCTGATCCTGCTTGTAGGCGCGCACATTTTGCAGGTATGCATATTTTCCCGGAGGCAGCGCATCGTACGGATGCACCGTATCGATCCCGCCCGGAGTAAAGCGCTGGCCGTTATTTTCGCGACCGTAATTTTGAGCCTGTGCCATTATCTAGTCCGTCTTGTCTGGCTGTACGTCGAGTTGGCCTTGATGTGAAGATGTGACCTTACAAGAAAAACTTGCTCTGCAAACTCCACACTTCCCAACAACACTTTCTGGATCTTCAGAAGGTTTTTGCAGATAAAGCGACGACGTTCCGTCGAGAATATGAGCCTGCTCTTCTACCCAGTCTTTGCCCAACATCCCATCCACGAATAGTTGTTGTTCGTGGCCATTTGCGCACTCCGCAACGATCACATAGTCCATGGCTACTACTCCTGTTTCGACATGTACCGTTCCTGACTTCTGTCCTGCGCCTGCCCTCTCTGTACAAGGATGTCTGCGAAACTTCCAAGACTAATGAGCCGCGAGTTTTCTGCTGCGCATGCATGTATCGCTCGGGCTTCGAGTTCAAGACTCTGTTGAAATTCCATGCCGCCCTGCTTGAACATCGCACGCGACTGCGCGAGATCAAGAACCGTATCCCAATTGCTCCGCGATACCTGAACAAATGACGTGTCGGTTGTTGGAATAGGAGCATTTCCAAGAACAGTTGCGCCAATACCGGCACCAAGTGGCGCGGCGAAAAAGTCTATACCTCCAATAATGAGTGACGGTCCGAAAGAGGATGGAGTTGTGTCCCATCCCGGCATGTAGTTGTCGGTATCCTCGATGGAATCTACTGAAACGGCTTGACCATTCACCTTGCCCAGCATGATCCATGGAGAATTCAGAAGAAGCTTGAGGCCGTCTTGGTAGCGGCTCATAGCATACTGAGCGCGCTCGATATCTGTTGCCTCGCTCTCGCGGCCCAGAAGGTCTGCCAGCGCGCCCCACTCAGCAACCCAGAGATAATCATCAGGAATGTTGACGAGGGTAGATCCACTGATCGGATCAAACGGCGCGCCAGATTGCAAAACAACCGCCTCGAATGTCCCCGGAAGATTTGGCGGATAGTCTGTATCCCAAGACAAAGGCGGCTCAGAGGTCATCGAGAACGTGTTTGGCGTCGCCTGCTGGAGCTGCCAGAGCGGCGGTTCGTAGAACTCTTGAGCAACAGTATCATCGCGATTCAGAGTCGTCGGTTCTGGCGCAACTCCCGGAGGAGCTACTGTTGGAATGTACCGCACGCGAGCCACATCGATAACGGTGTCTGGAAGGATCGTACGTCGCGTTCCGGGCGTGAGGGGGATATTCGGCATCAGCGACTGATTGCAGTTCGTAACCTGCAAAATCTCGTCGCGACGCCGTTGCAGCGCTTGGGAAAGATCTGCTATTCCAAACTGACTTGTCCCCGTCCACGTGTTGCCGGTCGGAGGCTCCAACAACATGTACTCAAGCTCGGTATAGGCGTATGTATCCGTCAATGTGCGGAGACGCGGCGATCCTGCAAGAGTGGCGAAGGAATTCCAGAGACTGGACGAAAAGAAGACGTACTCTGTCTTCCACGTGAAGGTGAGGGCGTTGAACATCCTCAATGCTTGGCACATGTAGATGCCGAGTTCCGCATCAGACCAAAAAACTTTCCCGGGGTCGGCTAAACGCGCAGCCAACTGTTGACGTGCAGCAGCATACTGGAGCCACGCGTAGCTTGCCATGCATACCCTTTACTTCTTCGCGGCGAACTTCTTACCGGACTTCTTTTCTGCCTTTTTTGCGAATGGATTCACGCCTTTTTTGGCGCTGGCAGTTTTCCCTTTTTTCTTGAGTTCAACGGCCTTTTTGAGAAACTTCGACGAGTGTTCCTTGACTTCATCCTTCGGAGTTTCTTCTTGTTCGCTGGCAGAGATTTCGTCGTACGCCATGGCTATTTACCTCCGCTGAAGGTCTTGCCCATACCTCCGCCGCCAGCAGTTTTACGCTTTGCAGCGGATCTCTTGATACTGGGAGTTGTGGTTGACGCGCTCACCGTCTTTGGCATCGCGGCTGCGGCTGCTCCGCCGACTACGACACCAGCTTTCGAGGATGGCGACTCTGAAGCCTTCACGTCGCTCGAACCGGCGTACTTGTCCCACATACCCTTCGCCTGACCGACTTTGTCGTTCCACCAGTCGGAGACAGCCTTGCGCTGGTTAGGAAAAGTCATTCCATCCCTCATTCCGTCACTGATCTGCTGTTTCACCTGATCGCCTAGAGAGTCCTGATCTGCCATGGCTACGCCTTTCCCGCAACAGTCTTGCTGCGAGCCTTCTTTTTGGATTTTTGTCCGATGGATGGGTACTTGCGATGGACGGCGGCTGAGACCTTCTTCTTTTCAGCCTCGCTGCCATGCTGCGCGACACGAGAAAGGGCAGCTCTGCCGTGGTTTTCGTCCTCAATTGGGTAGCGTCTTCCGCCTAAAGCGAAATCTTTAGCGGGCAGCTTGTTTCGTTCTTTACTTGTAAGCTTTGCCACTTTTTCTCTCCCACCCGCTCTTTCCGCGACCATCAAAAAGAGCTAAGATTTCTTCCCGATTTCCCATCTTTCCATTTCTCTTAAGCTCAAAAGCATCGAGATAATCAGCAAGTTTTCTGAGTAGCTGCGGGCTGTCTTTTGCTACGCCAAGAACGCGATTACATCTACCGCAGATCCATCCACGAAAAAGATGACTAGAGTGGCAATGGTCAAAATTTAGCCGATGACCGCTTTCAGAAGACTCCTTACATACTTCGCATTTTTCAGGCATTACGCGACCCGCGAAGGACTCTTTTTGGTGTTGCTTCCAGAGAGAAACACGCCGTTTAGCCTTCTCAGCTTTCTCTTGGATCTTGCCATCATCTGTTTTCCGACGAAGTTCCACGTAGTGACGATGGCAAAGTTTTAGGGTTCTCGCTGGCTTTTCGCAGCCTTCCTTCTCGCACAACAATCCTTTATATGAATAGGCTTTTTTGACAGGGGCAAGTTCCGATCCATGATTCTGCCAGCGCCGATAGTGCGCGCGACAAAGACCGCGAGCGGCCCCCGCAGTATTTGCAGGGTTTGAGCAGCCTTCGATTCTGCAAACCAGCGGCTTTGAATGCCACTTCTTGCCGTCGAGATGTGGAACCAGAGTCATCTAAAGAGCGGTGCCTCAATCCAAAATCTGGACTATTTGCTGACCGTCTTTTTCCCGGAAGACTTCCTAGCGCGCGATTTGCTGTGTACTACAGTATGACATCCTTGGCCCTTGATGCACGCCTTTTTGAGGCCCGGAGCCGCGATGCCATGGATGTGGCGATATGCCGTCCATTTTCGATACGCCTCAGGACTTCGAAACGTCTCCGTTGGCATAAAAACCCCCTCTAGCGAATACACTTGCTGGAAGTGAGCTTCGCCACCTTGCTCTTCGGGACACTGGTGATTTTTGCCATCTTTCCCGAGGTGATCTTCTTCGGCGTTGCTGTTTTCATGGTCCTCCTTTACTTGCCGCCCGCGCCCTTGGTGAAGGAGTTCGTCATCTTTCTGGTTGCGGCCTTCTTGCGGCGCGCTGGCTTTGCTTCTTTGCTGGCGCTAACCGTCAGCGCGTTCTTGGTCATAAATGCCTTTGCTGAATTCTTTGCCATCTCGGTTTCTCCTACTTCATGATCCGTGTCCACCATGGACCGGGTTTTTGGGCTGTACCGAGATACTTGGCACGAGCCGGGTTTTTGATGACAACAGCTTTAGCGTGTTCAAGCCATTGTGCCTTTAGCGAATTCACCAACGAGGCTGGGTTTTGGTTGTTTACAGCCTCAACCGTAACCGGACCCCAATCTCCGTCGTCGTCAAGCTGTACTCCGCCGAGATCGTTCACTGCGCGTTGCAGGATGTAGACTGCCGTACGCTGCCCATCCAAAACTGCACAATCAAAAGCTCGTTTCGCGACTTCATCAGAGACGATCTGAGCGTACCATTTATTCCAGAACATTAGGTGATAAAAATCTTCGACCGGCTGAGCCCGTTGAGCCTGCGGGATATCACTGATTCGTTCGAACTGTGCTGGAAAATTAGCCGAATTGATACCGGAGATCGCATATGCTCCTATGCGAATGACGTTACCGTGATCGTCTTTCCCATATTGATCGGGCGGGTCAGGCTTCGTGGCGTACTTGCGCTTGGGGTCCTCGTTGTCCATCATCCATTCGAACGCCGTGCTCCATACACCCATTTGCCACCCGCCCTACCGCTTAGATCTTCGCCTTTACGAGGCCAAGTTCTGATGCTGTTGCATTCCATTGGCTCCGGTACGCGCCTTGGTGTGTCTGGAGCATATGGGGCTTCTTCAGGTGCACGCGGTGTGTTGTTAAATACGGATTGCGCGCTGCATTGACGGTCGCCGGGGTTGGAGCTTGCTGCGGAACCAGAGCCACCAGCACTGCCTCGATTCCAGCCACCAGCACGGCAATCAGCGGCGAGTACGCTGCCGTAATTGGAATCACAGATAGGACTCCCTGCACCGTGTTCAGCGCGCTGATGATGATCTGGACTGCACCGCCCGCCGACCACTGTTGCTCGGCTTGTTGTAGCGCTGCCACAGCATTTTCCAGCGACTGGAGCCATGGTGCATCTGGAGCTGCCACCTTGATAATCGCATTTGCTGAATCCAGCACTGTGTTCAGAAGGGCCTTGACGTTCACACTGCACCCCTCCAGCATCAGGGCGGATGGCGCTACCACTACGACCGCGCCGACCGTCGCTGACTTCCTTAAGAATTCCCGTCTTTGCATGTCTTTCTCCTCTGGTTTGAAATTGTACGATTTTTAATCTGCACGCGAAGCAAATTCTCAGACATCTTCATCTGGCGCATAAATCCCAGCCAGCGCAGAGAGGAAAAGCCAGAGAACTCCGAGAACGATGAGGGCTATTTTCATCTAATTCACAATCGAATAACTGAAGCATTCCGGGTTGGTGATCGGTCCTGCCGCGATGGCTACCGTAAAACTAGTCCCTGCCGTGCGAGCAGTGACCTGCCAAGGGGCGGTGAGAAGCGTGGTGTTGCATGTTACAGATAATCTTGTGCCCAACGATGCATCGTTGTTTATTTGGATTTCGCTGTTCGCGGTCACTGCGGTGGTGTTGACCGTAACCGTCGTCGCTCCCGCAGCGATCACGAAGGCTCCGGCTGCGGCGCTTCCGCACACTGCAGGGGAGGCTGAACTTGCGCAATTAGTAGCTGTGCTGTAGGTCTTGGAGCTTACTGGACCTGTAATAGTCACTCCAGCGGCGGCAGGGAAACTAAACGCATCTGTTGTGCGAGCGACTGACCAGATAACCGCCCCGCTATTTGAGAAATCCGTTAACTGGAACGCGACTGCACTTGCGCCTTGCTCTCCTAAATCCCACTCGTTTGAGGCGTTCTTGAAATGCATGGTCGTAAGACGGTTGGTTGCGTCGGTGTTTTGAAGGGTGACAAGGGGAGATGTTGTCCCGGTGTTCTGAAAAATTGTAAGCTGACAAACTCCGCCTACCCCATAAGCCCCTGTGCATTTCGTAGGAGCGGAAGTAACGTAGCCACCCAGTGATGCTTCAAGAGCATTCAGTCTCTTTGATAAAAGCGTTAGATTTGGCACCCCAGAAGTCGAGTTAGAGGGATTGGCCAACATCCACTCATACGCCTGATTAGCGACGAAGGGATAACCAATGGAACTGCTTAAATGAGTCGGGTCAACAAACGTCACAGCCTTGGCTGTATGTGTAGCCGCAGTCGTTCCCATGTACCCGCGAATGCAGGTCAGGACAGTGCTTCCGCTGATCGTAGTGGCCTGAATCACTTCGGAATCGACTACAAAAGACAGGCCAGCGGAGAGGATATTGCTGGTGAATGTAATTGAGCACGTGGACGTTGTGGTGATGTCCGCAGAAAGAGTGTTGGCGTAATGTGTTCGATAGCTCTCTGGGGCCAAATCCCAACCCCAAGAACCAAAATCGCCCGGATAGGTACTATCCCACTGATTAACGAGCATCTCGTGGATATCGATGAAGTTTCCGGGGTAGAGCGCCTGCATCTTCTGAGCCACACTAGGGAACTGCGTTAGATAGAGAGTTCCGTACGGACCGTGCCAATTCGCGGAGGTGTCATTATTTAGGGGAGAGAGTATGAGGTATTGCGCGCCTTGAGATTGAACGAGAGCCACCATCGTAGCGATGTTTGCTAGACATCCAGCAGCGTTGAAATCGTTCGTACAGGCCCAGATCACATTGAGAGTGTTCGCCGCTGGAGGAGCTGCCTGCATTCGGGCCAGAATCTGGGCGCTAGTGTTTCCGCTCACACCTTGATTCACCACCGTCAGTCCTGAAAGTACTCCAAGCTGAGAGCAGTAATTTCCTCCGCCATCCTGATTGCCGGAAGTCAGAGAGTCTCCCCAACAATTGATCGATCCATAGGATGGCTGGGGGAAGACGCCGCTTGTGGACATATTTCCACTCACATCGATCGTCGGGATGCTGCCACTAACTGCTGATCCACTTGATGGATAGTAGGCAACTTGTCCTGTCGTGCCAGGGTTGACTGTACCTGATCCGCTGCTGCCTCCAAAACAGAGAGAATCTGCTGGAATCCATTGCCCGGTTCCTGAATTAAAGCAGTACAGCGCAGCCGGTGGCGGTTGCGATGGTGCTGGACTTCCAGAAGCTGTAGTTGCAGCAGGAGACCAAACGCCGCCGCTAAAAAGATAGGCTCCGAATGGAGGAGGATTGCCCTGCGCTATTACCAATTGCGCTGCACAGAACACAGCAACTGCGATTAGCTTTTTCATTTTATCCCCATGCCTTACCGAGATGGATGATCCACGCGTCGCTCGTGTAGCCTTTCGTTACGAAAGCCTGTGGCATCCAGTAGCAGCCTCTGTCGCTTCTTCCCGAAGCCGAGATTCCCCATTCTTCAGACCAGCTATTTTGCACAAACAAACCGCCAACATTGCCGTCCGGAAACTGGATTGTGTCGTCGTAATCGAGCACATGCTGCGCGTGGCCACCGAGTAGCGGCTCAACGTTAGCTTGTGGCATCGGCATAAATCCGGTTCCATGCCAATCACCTTCGAATGATGAGTAAACGCTAATCCCGAATCCAAACGAGTACCCTGAAGCGATGCACTGCTTCATGGTCTGGAGGTCGGGAAGGTAGTGGTATGCCCCAGCTTTATAGAGCAACCCGTTGTCGTACTGGCCTTGATTCGGAGAAACGCTAAAATCACGATCCGAATACGGCTCGACGCCTTCGATACACGCGCCTTTCTGGTTGAGCGTGATCATCGTTTGATGAATGCTTGATCCGGCATCCTCACCGAGATCTCCATCGGCAATCAGATTGCATTTGTAGACAAATGAGGCTGATGCCTCGAAGCCTTCCGGACTGATTGTCTTGTCTTTCTCGTATTCGAAAAGCTTACGGTACAAGAGGTCGCGAATCGCGGCTCCCATCTGTCCAGTGCAGCTACCCTCCATGCCTTGATCGCGGATTCTACCCATCCACTGAGACGTTGTGGCGCGCGGCGGCAGCTCGACTTTCGAGACGCGCATAGCGAGGAGCTTGCGCGCAGGATGAAAAGGGTTGTCCGGGAAGCGTCCATAACGACGCCCGCCCGGACTGACAGGAAGAACATCAGACATAATCGTCTCCTACGGCTTCGGATTGGTTCCCGGTGCCGGTCTATACAGAAGCCTTACTGCGCTGAATCCTCCGATTAACGCGGCCACCAGTAGCTTATGAAATCCGTGGCGCGTCAAATCAAAGGCCCCGGAGTTTATAGCCTCGTCGATGAAATTGAACGCAGCGCCGATAACTCCGCCTTCGAAGGCCACTAAGAACGGGTTCCCACGCACCGACAGCCAGAAGCTCTTTAGCCCATCCAATACTGACGGAAGGAGCGGACCATCGTCTCCTTTGGGCTGGGGAAACGCAGGAGTTGGCGGTGGTGGTGGCTTAAACGGACTCGGATTGTTTGGATCAGGTTGGGTCGGTGGATTAACTGGTGTATCCGACATACTGTTACCTCACTTTCGGAATGATCGCGGTGTCTCCGGCGTAGGCCGGACGGTTTACTTCGGATGATTGCTTACGCAGTTGTTGCTCGACTGAAGGATGTGCGTGCACATAGTCATCCCAAAGAATTTTGACCGCTGGAGCGCAGACGTGGGCGAGCCACAACACGAAACTCACCAGAGCGGTACCAAGTACGCCTCCAATCTTCAGTAACATCTTCTGGTTGTTGGCTTTTTGAAGTTCACGCTCTTTATAGATCGTGAGAAATTCGTTCACGCTTTCTTTGTGGCCTCCAAGTTCCTCAACGTTTTTAAAGAGCCGTGCATACCGCTCGTCATCCTCTTTCCGGGCGGTTTCCAAATATCCCGGAGGACCTCCAGATCCGTTACTCCAGAGGGATAGTTTCCATTTATCGATGGATTCGAGCAGTCTATTCGTGGGAGTTAGCTGCTTGCTGACTTCTTCCACGATCCACCTCCTAACTGTCGTTTCATCAATACGCTTCTGTGATGTCATCTAAGGCCGTCTCCTCAGCAGGATTTTTACCGGTTGGGGAGAACCGGATTCGTACAAAACGCGCGCCTTACCTAGTTCCGATACGAGCATTGAGCCCGGTTGGTGATGCGCTTGCTAACTGTGGTGTCGGAGCAGGAAATCCGACCGTCTTATGTTCAGCAACCTGAGGAGTCTGAATAACAGGCGCAAGAGGATTGGGCGGTACGACCAGAACCGACGTTGGATCTGACGGAGAGCTTATTGCGGTGCCTTGTTGGGTCTGCACTACGTAGCACACTGTAAGTCCAGAAACTGACGGATCAGAATACGTCAACGCCGAGGTGGGAGTCTTGTCATTGAGAGGCGTATAGTTCGGAGCCGTCACGCTTGGAGTCGGGCAAAACGTGGTGCCTACAGCTAGCGTAGCGCGGCTGACGATATAAGAGCACGGCGCGCTAGACACACATCCTGTCCAAGATCCCGACGCCTGCGCGGCTTTCCATGACAAATTCACAACGTGATTTGTTGGTGGAACCTGACCGTGACATCCAACACCAGCGACTACAATTCCAAGCAACGCAACGATAAGCTTTTTCACTATCTTTCTCCTTATTGAATGGACAAATTTACCAGAGTGATATCGCCAAACAACTCGCTCGGCGGATTCGGCCCGACTATTGTGTACGTCGCGCTGGACACCGTGGAATTAAGGTATCCACTCTGGGATGCAATGGCCTTAATCGTTTGTGTCGTGCTTACTGTTACCGCGCTTGAATAGGTCGTACCATGTGTGCACGTTCCCGACGTTGCTGTTGGAGTGGAACCATCGATGGTGTAGCAGATAGTCGATCCGCCAGTCGTCGTCGATATTGTTATGGTTTGGGTTGAAGAATAGAGACCTCCCACGGGCGAGTACGTTGGAGCTGCGGCGGGGATAATGAATGCCGCCGACAATGTTGAATTAGAGGCGAGCGTTATCGGACAACTGCTCGTACCTCCTGTGCAGCCAGAAGCGCTACCGGTTCCGGTCCATCCAGAGAACGTCGATCCTCCAGTCGGTGTTGCTGAGCAGGATATCGATGTTCCTGTTGCGTAGGTCCCATTTGAGCAATTGCTCCCCGAGACCGTACCTGTGCCCGTACCGGTCGTACTTACCGCGAACGTGAAGGTCACAGCATTAAATCCTGCTATGATTGTGCTATCCGCCGTGAGGCTGAACGTACAAGAACCCGTTCCTGTGCATGTGGAGGCACTTCCCGTTCCAGTCCATCCTGTAAACGCCGATCCTGCGGCAGGCGACGCGGTGCAAGAGATCGTAGTCGAATCGTTATAAGTCCCCGTCACGCAGTTCGTTCCAGAGAGCGATCCAGATCCTGTTCCGCTGGTACCCGCCGTCAGAGAATGGGCCGTAATGAAATTTGCCGATACTGATGTGGTCGATGTCATCGTAAACGCACATGCACCTGTACCCGAGCATGTTGAAGCGCTGCCAGTTCCACTCCACCCAGTGAATACCGATCCTGTACTTGGACTTGCTGTGCAGTTAACAGCAGTTCCAAAGTTCTTTGAACCAGCACTGCAATTCGTACCCGAAATAGATCCGCTGCCAGCGCCGGTCGTATTGAGCGTCAAAGCGAACGTGTTAATTGCAAACGTTGCCGTTGCTGTTGTGTTGGCCGCGAGCGTGAACGCACAACCCCCAGTGCCGGAGCATGACGATGCGCTACCAGTGCCAGACCATCCCGAGAACGTAGAGCCGGTTGACGCCGACGCCGAGCAGCTAATTGCCGTGCCGAAGCTTTTGGTTCCGTTTGTGCAGTTTGTTCCCGATGTCGTTCCCGATCCAGTACCAGCAGTGGACACTCCGAATGTGTAGGTGTTCAGAGAGAAATTTGCCGTTACCACAGAGTTGCTCGACAGCGTAAACGAGCAGCTTCCCGTCCCCGTGCAGCTTCCCCCACTCCATCCG